ATATATCTAATATATCAGGCATTGGTACAAATTATAGTAATGCAAATGTGGCTAACTACTTGCCTACATATAGCGGCAATTTAACAGCAAATAATATTACCACAACTGGCTACGTTTCGGCATCCGGTGTTGTGCGTGGGCTTAACTTTAGCACTGATGGAGTGGTAACAGCAACGGGTAATATTGCTACCGCTAGTTATTTCGTTGGCAATTTGATTGGTAATGTGTCTGGCAATATATCAGGTAACTTTGTTGTGCCAGGTGCTAATACTCAAGTAATTTACAACAGTAACGGCAATGCCGGTGCAAGTGCTGGTTTAACTTTCAATTCATCTTCAAATATTTTATCAGTTAGTGGAAATATTGTAGCAGCAGGAACGTTAACTACCAGCGGAACATTTAGATTGCCTAGTTACACATCAGCGCAGATTGCCAACTTGACAGCGGTTGCAGGAGATATGGTTTATAATACAACATTAAATAAAATACAAGGTTATCAAGCCAATGCATTAGGCAACATAACCTGGGTAAGTTTAAGTGTTTCAACTTACCAGTAATGGAATAAAATATGACAGCACAGCCCATTTGGATTACTCCCCCTGGTAGTTTAGGTGTTGTACCAGAAGGTACATTCTACCAGGTGCCCTTGCAAGTAATTGACACAGTTACTATCAAAATTAATAGTATTAACGGCAACGGTTCTAGGGTAACAGTTACATTTTATACTCAACCCAATACCACCTTTCAACCAGGCGATTCAATTGTTGTGGCAGGAGTTAATCCTTCTAATTATAATGGCACATTTATTGTAATTAGCTGCACAAAAACTCAAGTTACCTATACTAGTTCTGCAACCGGCACATGGAGTGGCGGCGGTACTATTTCGACAATTCCATCTGATGTATACTTTACCGCAGTGGCTGGATCATTGCCATCCGGAATAGAATGTACAGCAAATGGAGTAATACAGGGTGTGCCAAATAACGTAGTAACAGTTGCAGATGAAGCAGTAATCGCCGGCGTTAATGTAACTAGTAAATTTGCTATTCGTGCGTATACAACAAAAACTGTTGGATCTGCTACTGTTATTAACAGATTGGCTGACCGAACATTTACTTTAACAGTGGCAGGGCAGAATTTACCTAGCTGGATTACACCGCCTGGACAAATAGAACAATTGGCTGTTGGTGAATTACTTCAGCCAGGAATACAACTTCAATACACAAATGACAATCCAAGTGGAATACCTCCTGCTATTAGTTTATACTCGGGACAGCTGCCGCCTGGTCTAACCGTAAGCAGCACAGGATTAATATCAGGATATGTTGAATTAAATCCGGTGATATCAGCTACTCCTGGATTTAGCGTTGACGGACAAGGATTCAGTTCTTATCCATTCGATTTTGATGTTGAAACACAAAATGCCAATTACGAATTTACATTAAGAGTTACCGATGGCCGTACTTCTGCATTAAGAACATTTAGTCTTTATGTATGGAGCACACAAACATTCAATGCGTCAACTACTCTGATTACAGCTGATGACACCTATTTAACAGCCAGCATATCCAGTGTTAATGTGCCAGTAATAACAAACCCGCAAGGTAGTATTGGCACTGAGCCTAATAATACATTCTTCGCTTATCAATTTTTAGCAAAAAATATTGCAGGAGACATGATTGGATTTACTGGAACTTCAATCCCGCCCGGGCTTACTCTTGATTCAAATACAGGCTGGTTAACCGGATATCTCCCAACAGTGGGATTAACTGAAGTAACATACAATTTTAGTGTTACCGCTTTTATAGCGAGTACACCATCAGTGACTAGCCTTACTTACAATTATAGCTTAACTGTAACTGGTCCATTAACAACAGATATTACATGGCTTACTCCGACAAATCTAGGAAGTATTAGCAATGGTTCTACAAGTATGTTTTATGTCGCTGCATCTAATACGCTTGGTCTTCCTTTGCAGTATCGTTTAGTATCTGGAAGTAACTCAAGGTTGCCCCAAGGATTGACATTGTTGTCAACAGGTCTTATTGTCGGACGTGTGAGCTTTAATACATTTGCGCTAGATACTGGAACAACAACATTTGATCGTGATACTACAACATTTGATTTAGATTATACTTTTACTGTAAATGCATACAGCAGAAATGGTTATATTAGTGTTAATAAAACATTTACAATTAAAGTATTAAAGATATACGATAAACCATATGATAATTTATACATTGAATGTATGCCTCCTACGAATGATAGACAGTTAATTACTAACTTTTTAGAAAATGTAAATATTTTCACTCCGCGATTGTTATATCGTGCAGATGATCCAAACTTTGGATTAAGTAGAAGTGTAATGTATTACCATGCATATGGATTAAATGCTGCCAGCATAGATACTTACGTTAGTGCTTTGCAGCTTAATCATTATTGGAAAAACTTGTTATTAGGTAGTATTAAAACTGCTCAAGCAATTGATCCTATTACTGGTAAAGTAATTTATGAAGTAGTATATTCAAATATAGTAGACACCCTGGTCAATAATAGCGAAACTAGTGTTGGCAAAGAAGTAGTATTACCATATGGAATAGCAAATCAAACTATAGATGTAGTTTATCCTAATTCTCTTGATAACATGAGAAATCAAGTTATTGATGTAGTTGGACAAGAAAGTCCAATGCTACCATTGTGGATGCTATCAAAACAAACAAATGGAAATGTATTGGGATTTACGCCAGCATGGGTTATAGCATATACTATTCCAGGGGCATCTGGACAGATTAAATATAATATAGAAACGCAATTTGGCATACAGCTAAATCAAGTTGATTTCACTGCTGATCGTTATGAGATAGATAGCGCATTAACTGTTAATTGGAATGCAGAAACTCAAAGTTGGATTCCAAGTCCACCAGAATCTGCAACATTTGATATCAATCACCACTATGATGTTGCTGTAGCCGCAGATGGAACTGGTTATGCAGTGGGTGATCAAATTAAAATTTTAGGCACATCATTAGGTGGAGTAACTCCTGAAAATGACTTACTAATTACAGTTAACACAGTAAATGAGGTAGGCAATATTCTTGACATATTTTATTACGGAACAGCCAGCATTTTAGCAGCTGACAATTCTTATGATAATTTAGCCGGCGTAAATGTAGTAGGAATGGGCACTGGTGCCAGTTGGGATATCACAGTAGTTCCAGGTGTACAGACGTTATTTGACGGCGGAAGTCTTACATTTAACAGTCCGGCTGATATGAATACAAATACCAATGCGTATGATAGATATCTAATGTATCCTAAAAGAAATATATTAGTTTAACTGTTAAATACGCTAAATAATAACAACTAGGAACGACATAAATGACTTCATCAATAAATCCAAATAACATTAACGGCGCTTATCCAGTAGCAGGCCAAGATAACAATTCTCAAGGGTTTCGTGATAATTTCACGAATACTAGTACTAATTTCTCTTACGCTGCTCAAGAAATTACTGATCTTCAGAATAAAGTTATCGTAAGCTCACAACTATCAGGTGGAGCTTCATTATCAACACAAAATAACATGTTGAACTCGCCTTTGACTAATGCGTTAGTATCTAATTTTGCGTATACAACTGCCGGAATTGGCACCCAAGGCGGAGCATTTACTGTAAATTATGCAGCAGGGCATTACCAAACGGTTACATTAGGGGCAAGTGCAAGTTTAGGATTTACTAATTGGCCTATATCTGGGCAAGCTGGCGTGGTAACTCTACAAGTTACTGTACCAAATACAGCTTATACATTGACTTTTCCTGTGGCTGTTAGTATCAACACAACTGGCGTACAAGGGTTAGATCCCGCTACTAATATAATGGAGTTTTCTTCTACAGGAGTTTACTCATTTACATTCACTACTAATAATGGTGGCACGACAGTAACATTATCACAAGTAAATCAAGTATTACAACCATTTAATGCTAGTAGTCAAAGTCTAGCATCTGGTGCTCCTGCTAGTTTAGAACTTACAACGAGTTACTTTACTACAGCTGGTACATCAACACTAGCTGATGGTGTTGAAGGACAAATTAAAGTGTTTACTCAAACAGCAGCAGCAGTTTCCATGGTTGTTACTGTTGCAGATGCAGGTTGGAAAGCAGCTACCCCAGGCACATCTGGTACTATTACACTAGCAAGCAGAGGCGCAGGTTGTACATTACAGTATACAAATTCTGTATGGTATTGTATTGGCAATAATGGTTGTACATTTGCCTAACCAAAATCTTTGAATTCTTGTCTTTATTTCTATATAATATAGACATGGAACATCCACTTATTCCCAACATAGATAACCTTAGTACTGATGAACTCAATGCTAAGGTTTCTGAATTAAATAAAAAACTTAGCATAGCTTGGCGGCTAGGCAATCATCACTTGTGCAATCAGCTAAGAATGGCTATTGAGACCTATCAAAACAAGTATATAGAAAAACTTCGTGCTAGTCAATCTGGCACAGATACTGATGGAATAATTGATATATCATGAACGTTAGAATAAAATTTCCAATTACTTTTACAGCTGGTATTTTTTACAATAATGAATTACAGATGAATAACTACATGGTTAATTTATCTATGCTAACCAATAGCAATGATGGTGCGACTAACAATATAGCTCTTGACAGAATAAAATACTTTATCTATACTGAAATAGAAAGCAGTGTCTTTATTGACTCTGCAGATATTGAAAGATGTAAGAAATTTATTGATGCCGGAATAAAAATCACAACAATTCCAGATACTCCTGTTGATCAGTTAATTGGTATAATGCTACACCATAAATTGTCGGCAATTACAGAAGAAAGACTTCTCATTGAAGAAATAGAAATAAGTTCTAGCATAGGTGAAGGATTAATTTATGTGCATGGTGAACATGAAAATGTTGATGATCTTGCTGTGCCAGCATGGTGGAAAACAGTTGATCTAGTTCATTGCGATGCTGAATTGATTGATACAGATGAAATTGTTACCCTTGCTGATCTCACTGTTTGGCGAGATTTAAATTTAGACTGGCCAACAGAAGAGGAACCAGAATCTGAAAACACGGTGGTGTTTAAATTAGATGATCACAACTAAGTACGGTGAAATGATATTCAATCAAGATGATGTCACGAACTTGCTTATGCAAGGTCGTGAGTTAGATTCGTTGAAAGGAATGCTGGTGGATGATACAGTTGATATTGAAAAAATAATCAGATTTGTTGAACATTTTCCAAATACCTTTATACCACATAGATGCCTTCCAGATTCTACCTCTATTCCAAACTGGGATTATGAAAAGCAGCAAAATTGGCACATGCCACAATCGTACAAAGATATGGATATAGCAGAGTATGTTCTGGGATTATGTAATAATGATGCAGAATTACAGCGATGTGGAGAAGAATTACTTCTGTATCAGCAGAACGATTTATTTAATCTTCTACGATATTTGAAATATCTAGTTGATGTAATGAAAGAAAACCACGTAATTTGGGGAGTGGGTCGCGGTAGTTCAACCGCTTCATATATATTATACAAAATGGGAGTTCATAGAATTGACTCTCTATTCTATAATTTATCCATCACCGAATTTTTACGTTAAATATATGGAATTCAGGAGAATACTATGACACAGAAAATTTATAGAACAGCTAAGGGAAAATCAGTTGATTTTGGCTCACTTAGACTACAAAATGAACATGTACGAGCAGTTGGAAATATGGGAGTCAATACACGTGGCGATAGAATTGATGCCAATGGTAATGTAATAGACTCTGCTAATGATCAACTACAAAGACGTATTCAGCGCCAATCAAATGTATCTGATGGGCCAGTACATACAAGTACAAGAGCACAACAGGAAGAACAAAATGCAGCAGCTATGGCTACATCAGTTTCTATGTCAAGCCCGGCGCCTGTCGCTGTTGATCCTTTGGCTGCTATGATGAATACTCAGTCAGGTAAGACAGTTACAACTGAAGAAACAGAAAATGGATTAGCAGCAGCAATTGCTCGTTCAAAAACAGTTAAGCAAGAATTAGAAAAGACAGCCCGTGAAAAACAGCAATCCCAACCCGTGAGAAAGATTTAATGAAAGCACAGTATGCACCACACAAAGTAGAAAAACAGCAACTTAAAGCATTACAAAACAATGTACTAGTATCAGACATGGTTTTTGACGAACGTATCAGTACAGGCGGCATTGTGCTGTTAAACGACAATGGCAAGGGAAATGGTATTCGCCCACGTTGGGGTCGTGTATATGCGGTTGGCCCAGAACAAAAAGATGTTAATGTGGGAGATTGGGTGTTAGTAGCACATGGTCGTTGGACCAGAGGCCTAGATATTGAAGATGAAACAGGCGAATTAACAATTCGTAAGATTGATCCAAAAGATATTCTGTTAGTATCAGATGATGAAGAATGTCCTACAGTGGAAGGTATTAGTTCTGCTGTTCATGTAGACAAAAAAGAAATGCCTAACTAAAAGAATATCATGGGAAACGATAACAATTCAAGTTCTGAAGAAATAAAAAAATGTGAACTCTGTCGTCGTATCCCATCTGTTACCTGCGACTGGAAACAGGGAAGATGTCCGCATGTTCCCTCTATTTTTGATATGATTATAACAGATACATATAAAACTAGATTTTACCTGTTGATCAACAAAATTAAATCTCTATTTAAATAATTCATTTAACCATTATCATTGTGAAATACTAAGTGTTAATGTATAATACTAGTATTACATAAGGAAAGATAGATGCAACAAGCATGGGCAGATGAATATAGATCAGATACACTTGACGAATATGTTTTTACTAATGACAAACAGCGCGAGCTAATAACTCATTGGATTAAACAAGGCAGTATTCCACATTGTCTATTCAGTGGTGGATCAGGTACTGGAAAAACAACATTAGCCAAACTGTTAATCAAAGAACTAAAGCTAGATGAATTTGATGTGTTAGAAGCTAACGGGTCAAAAGACGCACGAAAGATTGAATGGATTGACACATTAATCAATTTTTGTAGTACAATGCCATTTGGTGATTTTAAAATTGTACTGATTGATGAAGCTGATTATATGAACATTCACTCTGTTCAGCCTGCGCTTCGCAATCTCATGGAAGATTATAGCCGTACTGTTAGATTCATTTTAACATGTAATTATCCAAACAAAATCATGCCTGCTATTCATAGTCGTTGTGAGCAAGGTCGATTACATATTGAAAAACTTGACAAGACTGAATTTACCGCTAGAATTGCCACTATTTTGGTAACAGAAAATATAGAATTTGATCTAGATACGCTAGACGTTTTTGTTAACGCAAAATATCCAGATCTACGGAAATGTATTCATATGGTTCAAGCAAATTCAAACACCGGTAAGTTATTAGCTCCTATCGATAATATACAAGACGGCAAAGATTGGATGCTAGATGCTGAAGCATTGTTTAGAAAAGGTAAGTTTAATGATGCACGAACACTTATGTGTAGTCAAGTAACTCCTGACGATATACAAAGCATGTTTACATGGATGTATAATAATTTAGATTTATGGAGTGATACTCCAGAAGGTCAAGACAAAGCAATTATCATTATTCGTAATGCTATTGTAAATTCTGCGTTAGTGGCAGAACAAGAAATTAATTTATCGGCCTGTTTTGCCGAATTGAGACAACTATGAGATTTTTATGTATTACATACATCAAGACACCTGGTGGGCAGGTGGATGAAGCAACTACCATAGCTAAATCACTTAAACGAAAGGACCTGGCAACATCAAGCGTGATTCTTGATTTTAAAGAAAAGAAAATTATAAAGGCCAGCTTTAGTGGCACACTTGCTGAAAAGAATTGGGATAAAATCAGAGACTTTTATTATGAGTATTATCCCAAGTACATCGACCTGCTAGAAGCAGCCTATGAAACAATAGAAGAGGTTCAAAATCAAGAAACTATCACCGAAGTTACCACAGAAACTAATCCTAACTGATATCGATGGTTGTGTGTTAGATTGGGAATGGGCATTCAATTGCTGGATGCAACAACATGGATTTGAAGAAGTCCCTGGATCTAAACTAAACTATGATATGTCTGTTCGGTATGGCATTCCGCGTGATCAGGTAGTAAAACTAATACGCATATTCAATGAAAGTGCATCTATTGGATTTTTACCTCCCATGCGTGATGCCATGTATTATATCAAAAAATTATTTGAAAAACATGGATATAAGTTTCATGCTATTACTTCATTAAGTTTAGATCCCAATGCCCAGAAGTTAAGGGAAATGAATCTACATAAGTTATTTGGAGATGCTTTTGAACGAATAATATGTTTAGATACAGGAGCCGATAAAGATGACGCATTAATTGAATATGAAGGTACGGGGTATTATTGGATTGAAGATAAAATTTCCAATGCTGAAACTGGTCACAAGTATGGACTTCGTTCACTTTTATTAGAGCACGGCCACAATATGACCTACTATCATCCTGAAATTACTATTTTAAAAAATTGGAAAGCCATTTACCATCACATTACTAACGATGAAGAATAAATATTATTGCTAAATAAAGATGTAGTTCACGGAATTGGCGTTCCCAACTACTCTAACATTATGGAGCAATGNCAGCAATGTATTTACATAACAAATATACCAGTTGGTATTATTGTATAATCAATAATGCTATTAATAGACAACTTGATTCTTATACAGAAACACATCATATTATTCCTAAAAGTTTGAATGGTGACAATAACAAATTAAATTTGGTTGAATTAACAGCTAGAGAACATTTCATTTGTCATTGGTTGTTGACTAAGATGACCGAAGGAAACTTTAAAATAAAGATGACTCATGCTCTTTGGAATATGCGTATATCTAGTAAAAATCAAGAAAGATATTCTACTAAAATAACCTCTAGGGTCTATGAGAAAATAAAAATAGATTTAAGTACATGGCAATCTGTAAAAAACTCTGGCAAAGGTAATCCCATGTATGGAAGATCTGCTGTTATAGAAAATAATTTAACATGGTACACTAACGGTGTCAATAATGTTTATGTAACCAAAGATACTCAACCTGCCGGTTATGAACAAGGTAGGTTCCTGTTATCAAATTATACAAGAAAAAGACCAGCTCGTCCTTGTGTATCTCCTACCGGTGAAATTTTTGAAAGTTTACAAGAAGCTGCTGAAAAATATAATATCACGGTACATACTTTGCGTGAAAGAATACGTCGGAATGAGGCTAACAGTAATCATAGAAAAAATAAAAGTTACTGGAGCTACTATTCCGACGAAAACTCTTAATCAGTGTACATATTTAATACATGACTAATAATGGCATGACGTTGTATATCACGATCATCCATTCCACAAACTGCGATTCCTTTAACACCTCCTTTCAACGCTCTTTCGCAGACATCTGCCAGGCCGTTGATTCCTTTTTTGTGGTCGGTTTGTTCTATATCTCCGGTGATAACTATCTTGCTGCCTTCACCAATACGTGTTAGTAACATCTTCATTTGAGCAGAGGAACTATTCTGCATTTCATCTGCTATAATAAAAGAATTTTTGAATGTTCTTCCCCGCATAAAGGCTAGTGGTGAAATTTCAATGACACCATCTTCTATCATGCCAGCAATGTCCTGTGGTCTGTAATATTCTCTCAAGATATCTGTTAAGGGTCTTACCCATGGATCCATCTTTTGATTTAAATCTCCTGGTAAAAATCCATGTTTTTCGCCTTCCACCTCAACTGCTGGTCGTGTTAATATTATGCGATCAACCTCTCCTTCACGAAATGCTTTGACAGCAGCTAACATGGCCAGATAAGTTTTACCTGTACCAGCTGGTCCTGCTGTGATTACAATATGTTGGCTTTCATCTTGCAATGCCAATACCAATTTCTCTTGATTTCGTGTTCTAGGCACGATATCAATCGAACGTTGTTTTACTGGTTTTGTTTGAGTGAAGTTTATTGTGTTTTCTTGAAATACCGTGTCACGGCGTTGTGATTTTACTGCTCTGTGTCTACTCATAGTGCCTCTTGTAGAAGTTAGATTACTACTAACAGCGCCTTGCTGTCTATAATATTTACAGTAACCAATTTTTATATAGTATGAGTACTATAAGATTTGTCAGAAATGATAAATATTTCTCTATGCGTCATATTTTCACAATGTCAATATTATACCATATTTGAGATTTCACTAAATACATTACTATGGCAAATAAAGCATTCGACTCGGAAATATTCAAAGATCACCAGGATTACTGGCAGGTTGCTAAAAACATCAAAGATATCTACATGTCAGAAGGAACATTACTGACATTGCTTGATTTTGAGCGTGTTTTAGACTCTATGGATATATATGCATTTAAAAACTGGGAATTAGGTGAACTAGTACAAGGTCCAACTGTTACCAAGTATAAGGTTTCTTGTATATTTTTATGGCCAGAGAACTTAATGCCAGATCCACGTGGTGGGCGTAGATTACTGCCATTTGACTGCGAAGTAAAGTACAAACGTACTAACATGAAAATTCCTCTTAAAATTGAGGATCCTAAAGATTATAGACCCGGCACCAAAATAGCTAGAATCATTGAGAAAAAGATTTGGCTAGTAGAAATCACTATGCCTAAAGCATTGATGAGCGATATTCGCACAGGCAGTGTTGAACTAGAAGAACAAGAACTTGAATTAGATGAATTAGACAAAGAATATTATCAAGACCAAGATGAGTCTGAAAATCAACCTGGTGCTGATCAAAGCGCAGAAGCACCTCCAACTGACCAACCAAGTGGCATAGAAAATGTACAAGCACAACCTCAACTCTAATCTTATATTTGAAACTTTAGGTTACAAAGACATGGAAGGCTTATTAAAGCCTACTATTCACGTTGATGAATTTACATCTAAAATGGGCGATGATGATGACATCATTGTTTTATCATTCTTTGTTCGTAATCCTGATGTCGCCAAAGATCTTATGAATTGGTTTGAACGTGGATATGATTTTGTCATTGATGCTGATCGTAGTCCAGGAGAAATTAAAACAAATCGCTATCTAGTATTTGTTGAAATTCGTCGTCGTAGCACAGCAGGCGCACATGTACATCAATTGTTAGATGATTTATCTACGTTAACTGAATATGAACCAAAAGATTGGACAATGGTATATGAAGGAACAGATACGCCATTTACACAAGAAGACTTTGAACGTATTGTTCCATTGTCACCAAAGGCATATCGTGAAGCACATGATAAAGATTTGAACGAAGTTCGTGTTGCAGCAGGATTGCCAGTAAAAGGATTTTACGAGAAGGATGACGACATCAAGTCTATTCAATCAGCTGCTGGGATACTTTAATATAGTAACAAAATTTTAATTTTATAAAACTAAATACTAGTAGATTACGGAGTATAACTATTATGGAAATTAGACAAGATCAATTGGCTCAAATTTTAAAGGGAAATCCCTATATTGAGCAATGGTGCGAGGCACTAAACAAAATTTTACCCAACTATGATATCTCCAGTGTAGAGCGTATTTCAGCATTTATTGGTGAAACTTACGTTGAATCTGGTGGCTATACAGCCCTGCATGAAAACTTAAATTACCAAGCAGCCAGCTTAATGCGTGTTTGGCCCAGTCGTTTTCCTACTATGGAAATTGCCAATCAGTATGCACATAATCAAGAAATGATAGCAAATCGTGCTTATTCTGATCGCATGGGCAATGGCCCAGAATCAAGCGGAGATGGATGGAAATATTGTGGACGTGGGCTTATTCAATTGACCGGGCATGATAATTATCAAGCATTTGCTGATAGTGTGGAAATGGACATTGCCGACGTGCCGGCTTATCTACAGACATTTGAAGGTGCTATTCAATCAGCTTGTTGGTTTTGGGAATCAAATAATCTTAATCAATTTGCAGATGCTTGGGATATCAAAACATTAAGCATTAGAATTAATGGCGGAACAAATGGGCTTGAAGAACGTATACATCATTGCAATGCTGTAAAACAAATTTTAGGAAGCTAATATGTTTTCATGGCTAATAGAAATGTTGATTGGTGATTTGCCAGTTTGGTTATGGCCTTTTACCGCAGGAGTAGGAATAGTTATATACTTTTTTTCAGGAATAGCTACGCATTTTCCCAACATTAAACCTTATGCTATGTTTGTTAAACCAGTAGCATTTATTACATTTTGCTTGGGTATTTTTATGTATGGCGGAGCCGGAGTAAATGCTATCAATCAAGCTGCTATTAAGTTAGCAGAAGAACGTGTTAAAATGGCAGAAGAAGTTAGCAAAACTGCAAATCAACAATTAGCAGAAAAATTAAAAAATGCTCAATCAGTTATTAAAGAACAAGAAAATAGGCTGGCTATGTCTATAATGAAAAATAAGAAGAAATTAGATGCCGAATGTAACATTGATCCGTTGGCATTAAAATTATATAACCGTGCTGTAACCAATGGTCAAGCGGTGGTTCCGAAAAAATGAAAAAATTATTAATTATTTCTTTATTACTATTAAGTGGGTGTGCCGCTCCTAAGACTACTACCGTATCTATGAAATGGCCAGATGTACCGCAAGAATTAACTACTCCTGCTGCGGATTTAATCCCTTTACAAGATAAAGATCATTCTTTCACCAGTTTATTATTAAATGCTGATCGCAACTATAGTCAATATTATCAATTAAGAAAAAAATACGAAGCATGGCAAGAATGGTATAAGACACAACAACGAATTTATCAACAATCAAAATGAAAAAATTAATCTTATTACTATTGCCTTTACTATCAAGCTGTGCATTAATTGATGCTTATACCACAGCACATTTTAATATTAATGAATATCAGCATATAGTTGATGTTCGTACAACAGCACGTACCGGTGTAACTGTTTGCAAAGATCAAATTAAAGCATCAGCATTAGCGATTGTTATTGCTGAAAAAACACAGATGCTTATGATTTACGAAGAACATTTACCCAGCAACAAAGATTCATTCAAAGCAGCAACAGCACTAAATGATATTGCCCAGGGTTTGGTTAAAAGATATAGTAATCCTCCAGTGCCAGAAACATTTTGTAAAATTAAATTTGAAGGTATTGATAATGCTGCCGGAGTAGTTCAGCATGTTATAGGTAATCGTCCATATTANGGAATCATTATGACATTAGATGAAATTAATCAAGCGTTGGCTAAATTAGCCAACAGTGGAGATGANACATTTGCACATGCTGCAACATATGTAAGTCAGTTAATACAGCAAGTTCAAACTAGTCAGCTAAGTGCAGAGGACATGGCNGAATTATTACGGGATATGGAGCGTCAAATGGAAATTATTCAAGACGCTGGGCAATTAAAATTAAAACAGGATATGAACGCAATTATTAAGGGCGTATTTACCTTGGCATCAATTATCTATTAAGGAAAAATCATGAACGTATTTTCAAAATTTGAACATCAAGCAGCATCAGTATTAAAAACTGTTGTTATGGATGCCAAAAGATTAGTCGAAGTTGCAGCAGCAGACATTGCTGATTTAGAAAATAAACTAGTTATGGCAAGACGTAAAGCTGCTGATTTAGCAACACAAGCGTATACAGTTGCTCAAGAAGCTGCAATAAAAGCTAAAACAATAGCAGAACAACTTGCCAAAGAAGCTGAGGCAGCAAAAGCAAAAGCAGACGCTCTTGCAGCGCAAATACCAGGAACACCAATTTTAATGCCAGCGGTAGTCGCAGCAACCGCAGCATCGACACAGACTGTGGAGCAACCAATAGACAACTCAATCCCAACATTAACAACACCAGCGCCAGTAGCAGAATTATCAGCAGTCCCGCCTGCGACAGCACAATAACTAAATTTAAAAATAATAAACAGGATTTTAAAGTGTCAACTAGTGAACAAAAGAAAGAAGATTGGATGAATAGCAAATGGCGCCCTGCTATGGGTTGGCTATATATGTTAGTGTGTGCTTTTGATTTTATTTTCTTTCCAATATTATGGAGTTTGTTACAAAGTATAAGTCATGGTTCAGTAACTAGTCAATGGCAACCACTTACCCTACAGGGTGCTGGTTTATTCCACGTAGCAATGGGCGCAGTATTGGGTATCGCAGCTTATGGTCGTACTAAAGAAAAAATGGCCGGTGCAGAAAATGGCGGATTAAATCAGCTTGAAGGATTTGGTGCAGGTGCAGGCACAACATATGTACCGCCAGGGCAAGGGCAGGTTAATGTAAACAACCAGGCTCCTGCTAATTTTGGCAATAATAATACATTTGCATCAAATAGTATGAATAATACTACAGCATTCGGTGGTTCGGCCATGGCAACAAACTCAAATAGTTTTGTCACTCCATCATTTGGTACTTCGCCGACTGCTCCAGCAGTTACTCCAAAAACACCAATAACACCACCATCATTTGGTGGTAAACCAGCAGGACCCCCACAAACATTTCCGGAGCTATAAATGAAAAAAGTAATCTTATTAGTAACATTAATGCTATCAGTAACAGCTTGTACCACAACTTTTAATAAAGGTGATGTATGCCACATAGAAGGTGGAGAACGAAATCAACATGAAGTTTGTGTTAAAAAATAAGGAGCTATAAATGAGAAAATTACACTATTCAATTTGGATTGCTATTGCGGCTGTTGCCGTATTTTCAATGACAACACAGGTTCATGCTGCCGCCCCGCAAACCAAACGAGTCTGTCATGATGTAATGGTAAAAGGAAAGAAAGTACAGCAATGTAAGAACGTTAAGATACATAAAAAGTTTAAAGGTACTGCGATTCCTGCTAAACCAGTTAAAAAGTGATTGCATTGTAATTAAAAATCTAGTATAATTACTATATGAGTGATTATTACCAAACGCTTGGCGTTTCAAAAAACGCCACCACTGACGAAATTAAAAAAGCCTATAGGAAACTAGCCAGCGCCACACATCCAGACAAGGGTGGGGACACTAAAAAGTTTCAGGATATACAAGCTGCTTATGCAGTATTGAGCGATGAACAAAAACGTGCTCAATATGATAATCCTGTACAAAATGTAGAATTTAATTTTGGCGGACCTGGAGGGTTTGATTTTACTAACATATTCAATATGTTTGGAGCTCAAGGATTTCAAAATCAAAGACCTGTTCAACCTCCTAGACAAACGCAAACACGTATGAGCCTATGGATTACATTACAAGATGTAGCTAAGGGTGGAAACCGCACAGTAAGCGTGGGCACTCAACATGGCACTTCCAATATTGAAATTGAAATTCCATTAGGTATTAATGATGGAGACAATGTTCAATACACCGGCATTGGTCCCAGCGGCACAGATTTGATCATCAATTATCGGATACATCCTAATCCAAAATGGCAAAGAAGTGGACTAACCGTAGTAACCGAACATACAGTATCTATCTGGGATTGCCTAGCTGGATGTGATACCGAAGTCGCAGACTTACTTGGCAATCAATATACTGTAAATATTCCTTCACTAACTCCTCCTGGTAGTTTGATGAGATTAAAAGACAAAGGATTGCGTAATCGGCAGGGAAAAACTGGCGATTTCTTAATAAGAGTACAAGCTAAAATGCCTAGTACAATCAACGAAGAATTACTAACTTTGATTAAAGCAGCACAAATCAAATAATCATATTATTTGACTTTCCCATTAACCAGCTATATACTAACAGTACTAAAAGGAATTTATGCAGAATAACAAAGAAATTGAACTTATTGTCAATCAGTCTATTAAGATTGCACGAGACAAACACCATGACTATGTTCTTACTGAACATGTATTGCTAGCACTCATCCGTCATGAGCCTTTTCGTAAGGCATTAGAAGGATTTGGCACTAGTGTAGATCTAATGGACATAGAATTGGATTCATATCTTCATGGTCTTGTCAGCATTGCCAGTAAGAAAAAAGAAGTTAACCCACGAAAGACTAATGCTCTTGAGCGTTGCTTTAATCGTGCCATGACAGCTGTACTATTTCAAGGTCGTCGCACTATGACTACCTATGATCTGTATCTTGCTATGACTAGTGAGCACAATAGTCATGCCAATTACTTTCTTATGAAATATGGTGTGAAAAAGCAAGAGTTCAAAGACTATTGGGATGCAAATTACAAGTACGAAGAAGCTGAAATTTCGTCGTCAGAGGCAGATGAAATTCTTAATGAATACTGCGTAAATCTAACCAAGATGGCAAAGGATGACAAACTAGAGCCAATGATTGGTCGCTCATCTGAACTAGATGAAATCATCACAGTACTAGCTCGTAAGTTTAAAGCTAATGTATTGATGGTAGGTGACCCAGGTGTTGGTAAGACTGCTATCGCAGAAGGTCTTGCTCAAGAAATTATCAAAAATAATGTACCTACATTCCTTAACGGGCATGAAGTATGGAGTTTGGAAATTGGTTCATTGCTTGCCGGCAGTAAGTATCGCGGCGAGTTTGAAGAAAAATTCAAACAGGTTATCGGTGCATTAGAAGCCAAGAAGAATTGTATTCTATTCGTTGATGAAGCACATACTATGAAAGGCGCGGGCGCAAGTTCACAGTCATCACTAGACTTTGCCAACATGTTAAAGCCTGCTATTACCAAGGGTTACCTTAAAGTAATTGCAAGTACAACATGGGAAGAATACTACGAATCATTTGAAAAAGATCGTGCGTTAATGCGCCGTTTCCATCGTGTATCTATCGATGAACCTAACGCAGAAGTTACAGAGCAGATTCTTATTGGACTATCACCTCGCCTAGAATCATTCCATGATGTATTGATTGATACTGATGCTATTAAAGCAGCGGTGGATCTGTCGGGTCGTTACATTCATGATCGTAAGAATCCAGATAAATCAATTGACCTTCTTGATGGTGCTTGTGCTAAAGAACGTGTCAAAGACAAAGGCAATGTTACCATCACTAAAGAAATGATCATGGCACAGTTGAGCCGTGTTACTGAAGTTCCAATGGATCGTCTACAGAATGAGCGTTCAACTAACATTGTTGGACTTGAAAGCAACATTAAAGAAAAGTTGTATGGCCAAGATGACGCAGTAGATTCCGTACTTGAACGTGTATACATTAACTTCTCAGGTATCGGTAACGAAAATCGTCCTATTGCCAGCTTCTTATTCTTAGGCCCAACAGGTACAGGTAAAACTGAATTAGCCAAGCTGTTGTCACAACACCTTGACATGAAATTGTTAAAGTACGACATGAGCGAGTTCCAAGAGAAGCATACGGTTAGTTCATTAATTGGTGCTCCTCCAGGTTATGTTGGCTTTGAAGATGGTAACATTGGTGGTGGTAAACTTATCAGTGATATCAGTAAGAATCCATATTCAATCTTGTTGTTTGACGAAATTGAAAAAGCTCATCCAGACGTTATTAACATCATGTTGCAAATGCTTGATGAAGCACGTATTACTGGTGCTAATGGTAAAACTGTCAATCTCAAGAACTGTATCATTGTTATGACCAGTAACCTTGGTGCTCGTGATAACGAAACTAATAACATTGGTTTTGGTAAATCACTTGAAAAGACAGGATCAGAAGATAAAGCAATGAAGGAATTCTTTAAACCAGAATTGCGTAATCGTATTGATCAAATTTGTCGCTTCAAGAAATTGGATACATTAGCTATTAAGAAAATTGTATTGAAGTTCGTTGACCAGCTACAAACAAGTTTGTCTACCAAGAACATCAAGCTCAATTTAACAGAAGCAGTGGTTGATATGTTGGCTGAAAAAGGATATGATAACAAGATGGGTGCTCGTCCATTAAATCGTAAGATTGATGAACTTATTCGTGTGCCACTTAGTAAGAAAATCTTGTTTGAACGTTTAGATAACTGTATTATCAATGCTATTATGACTGATGATAAGATTGAATTTACCATCATTCCTACAGTACAAGTAGCTACAGTAGATAATTCGGGTATCATTATGTTAGGTGGTGAGGCACCTACTGTTTAAGTATAAATAATAGACTATGACAACTTTCACAAACGAAGCATTACTTCCAGCCACAACCTACGGTACTCCATCTGGCAATTACGATGGATCCAGTACCAGTTTTATTGGTAATGCTATTCCAGCTGCTAACTATTATGGTGGCCAGGGTTCAGCCCAGACTGCTGTAATTCAAGCAACCGGATTTGTGGGAGTTGTTACTATTGAAGCAACACTAAATGATTGGACACAGCAAGCACTATGGTTTGAAGTTGAAACTTACGGCAATGCCAATGTCGCTACTACTGATACACAAGCAATTAACATGATCGGCAATTTTGTATGGTTACGAGCTAAAGTAACTGACTTTACTGCTGGTTCTTTAAACTCAGCAAATGTGGTTTATTAACTAAATATTATACAGATTCCGAGTGACAATAAATTGGAAATATAGTATAATATCAATATGAACTATATAGATAACAAGTATAGCAAAGCATACTTTGGCATCATAAACCGTGCCAAAAGTCGTCGCGATCTTACTGGTTATACAGAAAAACATCATATTATTCCAAGATCATTGGGCGGAAATAACACCAAAAATAACTTAGTTAAACTAACTGCTCACGAACACTTTGTATGCCATTTACTACTTACCAAGTGTCTACTCGGCGAAGAGAAGGCAAAGATGGTATTCGGCGCCAAGCGAATGATGGTGCGTGGTAATCAACATCAAACTAATCGATATATTCCCAGTGGTCGTATCTACGAGATGATTAAGAAAGAAGAAGCGGCTATATTATCAGTGAAAACAAAAAATAATAATCCTATGTCAAGACCCGAAGTCAAAAATAAACATGCCGAATCTACTAAACGTCGAGGAAAGTCTCTGGGTATGTCAGGGAAAACACATAGTACAGAAACTAAACAAAAAATGAAGTCTAAACGTGCATTTCAAATAATTACAGAAAAAACTAAAGAAAAGTTAAGTGTTCATTTTAGTATTCCATTCCAAGGACCAGATGGGACTATATATCCTAGTCGTAAGGAAGCAGCCAAGGCATACAATGTAACTCCTGGGTGTATTAGGCATTGGGTAGCAGCCGGCACAAAAGGGTGGAGTAAGTTAGAAAAATGAGAATTATTGCTATATATAGTGGACGCTTCCAACCTGGGCATCTAGGACATAAAGATAGTTATGACTATCTCGTTGATAAGTTTGGCGAAGAAAATGTATATGTAGCCACTAGTGATGTAACTGCACCGGTCACAAATCCATTTAATTTTGCTGATAAAGTGCAGGTATTGACTAAATTAGGAATTCCTGCTAGTCATATTGTTAAAGTACGTAATCCCTATCAAGCTCAAGAAATTGTTAAAGAGGTTGAAGATCCTGAAGATACAGTATTAATATTTGCTATTAGTAAAAAAGACATGGATGGTGATGCTGCTAGATTTAAGTTTGGCATCAAGAAAAATGGCGAAGCTAGTTATATGCAGCCGTATCCAGAAGGTGGTAAAAAGTTAAAATCAATGGTTAAACATGCCTATGTTATGGTAACACCTACTGTAGATTTTAAAGTAATGGGCAAAAATGCTAATAGTGCCAGCACTATTCGTGACTTATACACAAATGGCAATGATAATGATCGTGGATATATTATTCATGATTTATATGGCATGGATGATGCTGCTATCAGGGAATTGTTTGATAAGAAACTTGGTGTGGCTAAGAAATTAGCTGATATCGTGGTTCAAGAACCAAGTCTTGATGGTGATGTTATAGATCAACCCATGCCTGTAGTACGAAATGAAAACAAACAACACAGAGCGAAACTGGCAAAATTACTAGAATCAACTCTAGTTGCTGAAAGAGACGCAAATTTAAGCTATACCGTGATTGAAGAAGATTTACATCCTAACTATATTGACGAAAAAACAGGCAGAAAATTTTACTAGTCATGTGCGATAGCGTAAATATCTGTACATAATTTAATGAGGAATTTATGCCAACTACACAACAAGCCGATACAACAGCGGCACCTACTACTGAAACACCAACCGCTCCGGCTGCTCCAGTAGATCAAGCTCCACCAGCAGGTCAAGTACAAGTCAACGTTGACTTCTTAAAAACAACAAGAGTACATATCTGTATGCCATGCTATGGTGGTATGCTTACTGAATCTACTTTCATGAGTTACATTAAATGGGCTAACACAGCACGACAGTTAGGCATTGATTGGACTATGGAAACAATGACAAACGAATCATTGATTTCTCGTGCTCGTAACACACTTACAGCTAAGTTCCTCTCAAATCCAGAATCAACCCACTTAATGTTCATTGATGCTGATATTGGCTGGGAGCCATGGCATTTGCTAGTCATGTTAAATCGTGATGTAGACGTTATCGGTGGATTGTATCCTATGAAATCATTACCAGTTAAATGGTGTGTCAACGGATTTGACGGTGCAGAAGAAGGTCCTGATGGTCTACAAGAAGTTACAAAAACTGGCACTGGCTTCTTATTGATGAAGCGTGGTGTATTTGAGAAATTAAATGCTCACCCTGCTGTTAAGCCATTCAATAGTGATATTGGTCTACCACCAGAATTGAATGTTTACATGAAAACATACTTTGATACAGCTGTTCGTGAGAATCGTTACTATTCAGAAGATTGGACATTCTGTGAAAACTGGCGTGATCTAGGCGGTAAAGTATGGGTTGATAAGCGTGTATTGTTGCGTCACACTGGCACATATGTATTCGACTATGCCACACAAGATCAATTGTACAAAGATCTTCATGCTTTAGCCATGCAGAACCAAGCACAATCAGTAGTACAGGCAGCTCCTACTGTAGCCGATACTTCACCACCACCAGCACCTGCTGATCCTGTGGCAAAAGTAGTGGCATCAAGCAAAGGCAAGAAAAATAAGTAATTATTAGTTGTATAATAAAACCGTCGTGGTTGATTCTGCGACGGTTTTTGCTTTTCGCTAAATATAGGCATAAAGGCAACTAAAATGAGATATAAAGAATTCGCAATAGAAGCACTTAAACCCAGTCAATATAGAAATCTTGTTAAGGGTTGGGATAAAACAAAATATGCCGATTTATTTGGTGGTAAGTATCGTATATATATTCCATTAGATTCCACTAGCTCCGCTACACAAACTGCCCAAGCTGTTAAAGTTAATCCACGGGTAAGTCAAGAAGTAGAAAAATTAGGATATAAAATTGATGATTATATCAAGGGTATTGCAAGTAAAACTGAGAATGGACGTGTTCGTCAAATTAAAATTGGTAAATTACTAACACCTGCAACTGCACAAGTTTTTGCAAATGATCCGGGCAGACAAGCAACTAAAAAAAATAATCAGCTAGTGGTGATCTCTAGACATCCATATGATATTGCAGGCATGACTAGTGGACGTAGCTGGCGTAGTTGCATGAATTTGGATTATGGACCAAATAGCCGCTTTGTGCCAATTGATATTAAAGAAGGTACTATAATTGCATATTTAATTAGTGCTAATGATAAAAATATTAACAGGCCACAGGCTCGTCTATTGATCAAACCATTTGTGAATATTTTAGGAAGGCACGAAATTGCATTGGGTATTGAAAAAACATTATATGGAACTGCACCTCCTGAATTCAGTAACACTGTAGAAGCATGGGTTGATACAATAAATGATAGCCAAGATCTTAATGGTATATTTGAATTAAACCCAGAATTATATAATGATAGTAACCAAGGCGTTAAGTATATTGGAGATGTTGGGGTAGGATTGAAAAATGCATCAGTGGGATCGCAACTAAATGCCATAAGTAGGGATCCAAGCTATATTAGATATATTGAAAACCCAGACGAAGAAGTTCAATGGGCAGCAATTCAAGAAAATCCAAATGCAATAAAATATATTAAAAACCCATCAGAGGATATTCAGAAGTACGCTGTTTCTGAAAATGGAATTGTTATAGAATACATTAAGAACCCTTCAGAAGATGTTCAGAAAGCCGCAGTTGCTAATAATGGAGGTGTAATAAAATTTATTATTGATGCAGGTATTAAACCAAGTGAAGATGTCCAGAAAGAGGCAGTTACCACAGAAGGGCTTGTCATAGAATATATTATCAATGCAGGCATTAAACCAAGTGAAGCTGTGCAAAAGGCTGCTGTCACTAAAAATGGAGGTGCTCTATTACATATTATTAATGCAGGTATTACACCAAGTGAAACTGTTCAAGAAACTGCTGTTGCTAATTATGGAGGTGCAATAAAATATATTATTAAAGCAGGTATTACGCCGAATGAAAGAATGCAAGTAGCAGCGGTTGCCAATGATGAAGAAGCCATAGAATATATTATCAACGCAGGCATTACCCCAAGTGAAACTGTTCAAGCTGTGGCTGTTGCTAATCATAGAGGTGCCATGCAATATATTATTGAGGCAGGTATTACACCAAGTGAACAAGTCCAAGTGGCAGCAGTTTCCAATCCCAAAAGTTCTTCTATCGAAAGTATTATTAAGGCAGGTATTATGCCTAGTGAAACGGTTCAGAAGCAAGCGGTTATAAACAGTAGATTTGCGATAAAACATATTATCGACGCAGGCATTACGCCAAGTGAACGAGTGCAAGTATTAGCGGTTAACTCTCATGATGTCTTACGATATATCGTTATTAACGCAGGCATTAAACCAAGTGAACGTGTTCAGATAGCTGCAGTTACTAAAAATGGAGGTGCCATACAATATATTATTAACGTAGGCATTAACCCAAGTGAGGCAGTACAAGTGGCAGCAGTTTCTAATTCCAGAGATGCGTTACAATCTATTATTAAAGCCGGTATTGAGCCAAGCGAAAGAGTTAGAAAAGCGGCAGATGATAATTGGAATTGACCATAAACAAGAATAGCTAAATATACTAATGAACATCAATCAATTAGAATCCTATAACTTAGCAGATGCTGTCAAGTTTCATGACACACTTAACCCATTATTATGGGATAGGCGTGAGAATTTACATCCTGAAATACGTGATCAATTGATGGCAATTGCCTCTGATTTTAGTGAATTTTTAGGTGTTAAGGACCTAGATCTCAAGGATATAACTATATCCGGAAGTAACGCTGCGTATTCGTATACTCCGCATTCTGACATTGACCTACACTTAATTGTTGATTTATCTAACGTAGAACATGAAGATGTGTATAGAGAGTTATTTACTGCTAAGAAAGCTATTTACAATAAAGAAAATACCATTACTATCAAGGGTATTCCTGTTGAAGTATATGTTCAGGATGCCACGCAAGAACATCACAGTCAAGGAATTTATAGCATACTGAATAACGAATGGATTCAAATTCCTCGCCGTATTCAAGCTGACATAGATGATATAAGTGTTCGCAGCAAATACGAAGATTTAAGTAAGCGTATCAAAAAGGTTATTAAATCAAACGATTTATCTCAGATGAATGCGCTTATGGACAAGATTAGGCATATGCGAGGTGTTGGATTAGCTGAAAAAGGCGAATTTGGACCTGAAAATCTAGCATTCAAATTACTGCGTAATACCGGTGATCTTAAGAAATTACAAGCTGCTAGACAAGCAGCAAAAGATCAAGAACTAAGTCTGAAAGAGCGAGTTCGTAATAGTACCAAATATGGCTATGGCACAGATTATATTGAAGAAGTTGGCATGACTCCTGACGGAACAAATCCCACTACTAGTGAGTTTACCAATGAATCACAGTTAGATGAAGTTGGGTTAACTCCTGATGGCACTAATCCTACCACTGCTCAATTTACTAATGAAACACAGGATAATCATAAAAATATTATCAAGGATTTCATGGAATTTTGTGCTGACCAATTAGGCATAGAAAAAGATATTAGTCTAAGAATACGCCGTGACCCACAATGGTCGGTACGTAATAAGACATTCGGCAGATATAATGACGGCACTAATGAATTAGAAGTTGGTATCGGCGGCAGACATATCATGGATGTGTTGCGAACTGTAGCACATGAGCTAGTACATCAAAAACAAAATCAACATGAACAAGTTCCTGCTGATGCGGGCGAAGATGGCAGCAAATACGAAAACGAGGCTAATGCTCGGGCTGGCGTATTAATGCGTAAATATGGTAAATTACATCCTGAATTGTTTGCGGTTGGAACTGACTTAGATGAGTACCTAGCACATATAACTCCATATGGTGCGACTGGTAGCGGCATGGGAACTAAAGGCAGTATTAAATCTAGTGCAGGTGGGCTTGGCACAATAGGCGCATTTGGTGCTGTTGCTGAGGAATCAACGCAAACAGTTATTGCTCATGGTTATGAATATAATCGTAGGGATCAGCGTATCGCATGGACTAAGGAATTCGGCAGTGAAGCAGAAGCTAAAGAATGGGCTCGTCGTCGTAATGCAACCATATTAAGTATTGTTCCAAAACAGCAATTAGACGAAGCATCCGGTTATATTCCTACCGCAGCAGAAAGCGCAAAACAAATAAACTGGATTAAGCCCAACTTTGATTTTGAATGGCACGAAGTTGAAGAACAATCTAAGATGAAGCAAGTACCGCCTGAAGTAAGAAAATATTATCAAAAACATTTTCCCAACAAAGCCGCATGGCTTGCCGCAGTTCAAAATGGTAGAGCAGTTGTTGTGCCGCCTGATCATTCGTATGAGATTAGAAATGCCCCCCATGATAAGAAATCACTACTGCAAGTCTTGGCTCCTACTTCTCATGAAGGCGCTATTGGACCTGCCAAACAGAAAAGGGTCAACGCACTATTTTCTAAAGGTGGTCCGATAGAAATGCCTATCATACTAAAAACAAGTAAAGGTTTGTGGTTAATTGGCGGTAAGACCAGACTAGGAACCGCAAATTACATCAAAGGAATTCCTGCTAAAGTATGGATGATTGACGGTGACCAAGATGTGACGAAAGGTTTAAAAGAAGCATCCGGTTATATTCCTACCGCGGCAGAGGCACATGATCCACGCTTTGAAATGGCATTATCAGTAGACATTCACCCAGGCTCATTAGGTAAGGCTGCTAACAGCTTCTTGTTAAACACAGACAGTCAGGGTCATCCACAAGAACTACGTCCAGATGGATTAGTTAAACGTATGACAGAAGAATTGGCATTATTTAAAAAAAAACAACCAACAAGACTAACTGAAAATAAGTTAAAATTTAGTCGTGATAAGCTAGATAGTCTGCTAAATGATTTATGCGAAAAAGTCATTAAGGGCCAAGAAGAAGCACCTGACTTTTACGGTATGGTAGCTGCTGCTGTCATTGATCCAATCGGCAGATTAGCCACAGGAATAAACTATCTTTATGGCAATGAGCGTATACATGCCGAACGAGATGCCATAGACAATTATGAAAAAAAGTATGGCGAATTACCTCCTGATTGTATCGTGGTTACTACACTAAGTCCATGTAATCAAGATACTGGTGATATAAAGGAAGTAACATGCACAGAAGTGTTGAATCAAAAGAACGTCAAAATAGCCTATTGTGGATATAAGGATCCAACGCAGCATCGTGATGATAATGATTTTAAAATTCTTATTACAAAAAATGAAAAATTAGAGCAAAAGTGCAAGAAACTGGCTGATACCTTTTTAAAAAATCATCTTGATGAAAATACTCAACATCGTCATACTGAAATTTTCAAATATGAGCATAATGGTTGGATAATTTATCAAAATGATCACGCTGCTATCAGAGCAGCAACCAGACAGATAGGTCCCATAATGCAAAATGGTTTGTTGGAAGCAACCTCTAATATCCATAGTCTTGCAGATAAAATTCCCGTTGGTGGAGATTTTTGGGTACAAGATGTAAGAACAAATAGTAGTTTATATTTTAAAAGACTAGATATTCCATCAGAGCCACAAGCATTACGCTGGGAAACAGCAGTTAAGGACGTGCCTAGGGCATCAAACAAAACTCCTGTATTTAAAGTAAATGCATATACTAAACCAGAAAGTCCAGAAGACATAGCATTTATGAAAAAACTAAAGTTTGCTGCTCGTTTTACAGGAGTAGATGCGTTGGCCGCTAACTTAACACAACGGGCACAAAAACATAAAAGTAACCCTGACCAAATTATCAGTGATCCAGAGAAACAGGATAGTGATAGATATAATCGTGCATTCAAGCAGACTGCCCAGGTAAAGAAAACTGGGGTTGCAGAAGTAAAAGGAATTGGAATTAACGTATATCCGGCATAATAACCGTTAATTAATAATCCACTAAATACAGTATGGCTAAACAATTTGTACGCATACTGAGTAATATTGATTGTGAATGGGAAGGATTAAGTCCTATTTACCGCCTGTATGTCAATGACGAACTGTTTAGTGAAAGAACTTGGATTTGGACTGATAGTACGCTAGAAGAGAATTTACAAATAGAAGCGGAACCAGGTGATTATAAGCTATATTATGAGTTATTGTCACCTAATTTAGCCAAATTGAAAGTAGGTAGTTTAAGTGTGGAATATGGGCCCGCTGAAATTATAGATAACACGCATTTTAGGATAGTATAATGACATTGTATAAGCCGGTAGATCTTAAAGAAGAAGCGTCATCTGGTTCCACCAGTTCCGGAAGCATTGCCACTGTATCTGCTCCACTAGGTGCTGTACAGAAAAGAATTCCTCAAGATAGTTTGTTTTTCACTAAATATACTAATGATGAGAATCCAACGCCTAATACGCCGGATTCTTATAAAACATATAAACGGAACAAGTGATGCTATCAGACTTAATGAAAACTTTATTGGCCAGTGACTTCAGTTATTATTTGAAGGCACATTTTTTTCACTGGAACGTGGAAGGCAAAGATTTCTATCAATATCACAAGTTTCTTCAGAAAGTTTACGAAGATGCATACGAAGCGGTAGATACAATTGCTGAATTTATCCGCACACTCGACGAGTACGCTCCAGGTAGTCTTACTCGTTATACTGAATTATCCAGAGTACCAGATCAAACAAAAGTGCCTAGAGCACAACTAATGCTTGAGGAATTGTTACATGATTCCCATACTATGATTGAACTTCTTAATGAATGTTTTGCTGCCGCTACACAAGAAAACAAGCAAGACATAGCTAATTTTATCGCTGAAAGATTAACTGCTACAAACAAGTTTATCTGGATGTTATCAAGTTTTTTGAGAGAAGCTAGAGCATAATGACAAACGACATGTATAGTATAATCGAAAGGTTAGCTATTCTAGAGGGACGAATTGCCCCTGTAGATAATAAACCTATTACAGAAACTAAGCAAAAGAAACCTGCCCTTTTCAATAATTTAAGAAAAATTAGTGAAGATGTTACGCCTATGGTAGGCGGTGTAGAATTTGCTGAAGATACAATGGAAGAAGATGTATTGTCAAAAGTTAAGTCAAGTTTAGCTGACTATCTACAATCTGCTGAAGCTGAGCTGGCGCAGGATAGAGATTTGCTTGCTAAGAAGAAACAAGACCTAGATCTTAAGAAAAAAGAATTAAGAGATTTAGCATTACAATCTAAGCCTAATAATCGTCTTAAAGATATGGAAGCGCAAGACATAGAAGAAGATCCAAATCAAACACCAGCTGCTGGCGAAGCACCAGCTATGCTAACAGATCCAACGTTACCAGAAGAAATGGGTTCAGCACCTGTTAAAACAGTACATGTGCCTGTCGATGAAGAAGTTGGACTTAGTGGTGGTGGCGGTGCTGTGTTAGTTGAAATACACGGCGATGAACGCATTGGATTTCGTATTTGTCGTGCCGGCAAAGAATTGCCTAGACGATTTAAAAGTCTAGCAGAATGTGAAATGGCATTAGAAATGTACATGGCTCGCCGCAAAGCACAAAAAGTTGCTGATGAGTCTGCTGATTATATTGAGGAAGCATAATGAATTTGTTTGATCTATTTGAAAGTAATCGTAAAGATGTTGATGAAGGGTATAAGGTTGTACCCAGTATCAATCGTGAACGCTATACCGATCTAAGTCATGAAGGACTTGAAGGTCCATTTAGATTAAAATCTGGCAAAGTTGTTTATTATGATCCTAAAGTAGGTCAATATTACGACCGTGATTCTGACATGTATATGTCACATGATGATTATGCAGCACATGAACTTGATGAAAAATCAAATAAGTTAGGTTTTAAATTAACTCCTACTTTAGTTAATAGACGGCAAGCACATGCTCTTACAACTGGATTTAAGAAAAGTAAGTTTAACTTTGAAGAATATGAAGCAGAATCGCTTGATGATGAATTAGCTAATTTCAGAAATAATAAGGCAGGCGCAGGTCGCGCTCAAAATCCATTTGCTAGCGCAGCACCTGATCGTGAGATACCACATAAGCCGCAGATATCACCAGAAGAAATGCAAAAAAGAATTGGTCAATTAAATCGTTGCAAACAATTACTTGACGTAGTTAATTCTAGTAAACGTACCGACGTAACACTATCTCGCATAGGCAACTATATAGATAAGATAGATGTTAATCGCTTTAATCCAGGCGAGTTAGATAACATAGAAAAATATCTATCAAACTATGTAGCAGGTGCCGTATCTAAAAAAACACGTAAGGCTAGCAAGCATGGAAAAGTAACAATGGTTAATCCAGATGATGTCATGGCTGAAGGAATAGGCCCTGACATGGATGATCCATACAATCAGGGTTGGTATGCCGGATTTAAACAGGTACCAAATCCGTACCAAGAAGGTACACCAGAGTATGATAGATGGGAAGATGGATATGAATCGCGCCTATCGCAACCTAATTACTATGATGAAGATGTTACTGAAAGAGCAGAGCCAGTAAAATTCTCGGCAAAGTACCCAGGCAAGCCGAAAGGAAAAGACTATTATGACTATCACGGTGATAATTTTGAGCCAGGCGACCCAGATGACTTAGAGATAGATAGGTACTCAGATGAGCCAGTTCATAATTTTCTTGCCAGAACTCAAAGAAGCACTCGTGCTCCTAGGTTTGATCAAGATTATAATACAATGCATGAAGGTAAAACTGGACCTGGGTTGTGGGCAAATATACATGCCAAACAAAATCGTATCAAGCATGGTAGTGGTGAGCGTATGCGTAAGCCAGGCAGCAAGGGTGCTCCTACCGCAGCTAATCTTAAGGCAGCTAAGACTGAAAGTGTGACTGAAGGTGGACGTCTTGATATGAGCAGTCCAGAAGAAAAGGCAGCCCGTAAAGCATATATCAAAGCCAATGGACATCCTCCACCATTAACTCCAACAAGTGTGGTGGCCAAATATAACCCTGAGAATGATAAAAAAATGAGAGACTATTATCTCAGAAGAAAAGGAATTCCACAAGACAAACTGGATAAAATGAAAGAAGATGGCGTGGCGGAAACTACAGGCGATCCAAGGTTTGATAAAATGCTTAAAGGTATCACTGGTAAAAAAGTAGTGGCCAAGCAAAAAAAAGCAGATACTAAACAACAATCTCGTGATGCTTTTGGTAGTATGTTTGGTGGCGGAAATCCTGCTGATGCTCTCAGCATTAGAAAAAAAGGCGTAGCGGAAGACTCGGAAAAGAAAACTATGAGTCGTGCAGCAAAGGGCAATGAAAAATATGGCAAAGATGGCATGAAAGCATTGGCCAAGGCTGGGCGAGAAGGCAAAGACTTAGATAAAGTCAGAGACAAGTACAACAAGTATGATGAAAGTATAAAAGAAGGTGCTAAAGTTGACCGTATGGTTCAACATATTAAATCTAGCGAAAAAAAAGCTGGTAAATCTTCTAAGGATGCTGAAAACATAGCATGGGCTACAGCTAACAAGCGTGGCATGCTAGATAATAAAAACAAGAAGAAAAATGTAAAAGAAGATGATATGGCTAGCGCAGCCCATCATCCATCTGGTGCAAAATTTGGCGGATACTATAAAGGCACACAAAAAGGTGCTCCTCGCCCAGGCCAAAGTTTTGGCTCTATGGAAGAGTCTATCAGCTTAAACACTACTGTAAAAGCTATTGCTAACGACATCGGTGAACCAATCACTAGTCTGTATTCTACATTAAAGAAGATGGCTAAAAGTTACTATGACAACAATGGCGATCTAAAGCGTTTTGGTTTGGTAGCTGCTGGTGTAGGCAGTCGTTGGTTTCAACAGTACTATGTTAATAAAATGCAAACAGACTTGTATGACTTAACTAGACAAAGTCCAAATCATGCGGCTGAACTAAAACAGTTTCTTCGTGGCAAAATGGTAAAAGATAATCTTGTTATGCCTAAGAGCTTTAGCGAACTTAATAAAGATCTTCCTGAAATTCTTGCTAGAATGGGTACCAAAATGGGTGCTGAATCACTAGCAAAGAATGCTAAAGCCTGGGTTCATAATAAGCAAGATTATGAGGATTTCATTAATAAGTTGATAAACGGCAAAGGTGACGAGGATGATGGCGATGGCTACGGCGCTCCAGCTACTGTAGATACTCCTAGCAAAGATGCTTTATTAGGAAAGCAACGTAATCATGCGGAAGAAATCGTTAATGATGTACTACGAAAACTATCATCAAGTGTGGCAGGTGATATTCGTAATGCCATTGCTCGTGCTCCTAATAAATTACAAGCACTTCAGCAAGAATTACAAAGACGTAAAATTGCTCCGCCTATGGAAGAAGGCATTGCGGGCAACATGAAAGTGCGATCTGATCCATTGACCAATTTAAAACAGGCCACAGATTTGAAAATGAAAAAGCCAGATCCTTTTAAAGGCATGGCTAATCACAATAATCTAGCAAGTGCTAAGGCAAGAAACCTAGTTGCTAAAGGTGCTCAGACGGCAGGCCCAGGTACTGGATCTCACAAAAATAAAGCATTAGATGTAAAGAAAGGCTTGACTCGCAATCTCAAGCACAAAGGTAAATTTGATTTTTCAGAATCATCTAATTTCTTGACCTGGGCAGTTTCATCTGGATATAATGTTATTACTAATCCAGCTGTGTACGAAACTGCAAAGCGAACTTACACTCGTCTGTTAACAGAAAGTAAAAATGATTTAAAACCGGGTCAATATTACATATGGACCGTTCATTTTGATGACGGTGATACTAGTCGTATTAAGATCAAAGATGAAAAATTTGATGTTAAAGCATATTATAAACAGCAAAATAAATCTGTCGTAAATGTTGACTATAATTGGGAACCGCACAATGGATAATTATCCAGTGTATCCTGAACAACAGGAAGGCGATGATAGTGATTACAAACGTAATCCCTATGCACCTACCTGAAGAACCCTGCCTTAGGGACGTTTGATGCTGCGGTAAAGGCGTCCGCGCAATTGAACTGCTCCGCGTAGTGGGCTGAGGGATAAAGTAACCCTCATTTCACCATTTTCCATTGTATAAAGTTAAAATTAGTTTATAATAGTTACTTACAACAGGAGAATTACATGACAGACAGAACATTTTCAGGTGAACAAACCAAAAAACTCGAACAAATGATTAACGAAGGTATGAGCGTTATGATGGAAATCGAAACACTTACCGGCGGATTAAACGATACTGTAAAAGCAGTAGCAGAAGAATTAGAAATCAAACCAGGCATTCTTAAAAAAGCAATTCGCTTAGCACATAAAGCCGAGTTTGGCAAAGAACAGCAGGACCACAGTTTGTTAGAAACTATTTTAACACAAGTTGGAAAAACACTCTAATACAGAGTGTGGCATTAAGAGTCGTTCACTTACGAACATGAAGAATGGTATGTGGACCATAAGCCACGCAGGAAAAATATGAGTTACGTAGACGCATTATATTCACGGGATTCAGATCGTATCCATGTAGTAGAACGAGTTGATGGCAAGAGAGTTTATAAAGAATATCCTGCAAACTACATTTACTATTACGATGATCCCAGAGGTAAGTTCCAATCAATATATGGAACTCCTGTAGCTAGATTCTCAACACGCAACTTAAAAGAGTTTCGCAAAGAAGTAGCTATGCATCAAGGCAAACAACTGTACGAATCAGATATTAATCCTGTATTTCGTTGTCTTGAAGAAAACTACAAAAACAAAGATGCTCCCGCATTACATGCGGCATTCTTTGATATTGAGGTAGACTTTCATAAAGAAAAAGGATACTCACCCACCTCAGATCCTTTCAATGCTATTACCGCTATTTCTGTTTATCTACAATGGATGGAACAGTTAGTTACATTGGTAATACCACCTAAGCACATGAGTATGGAAACAGCAATAGAAATTGCTGCTGATTTTGAAAATACTATTGTATTTGATAAAGAAGAAGAAATGCTCAAGACATTCTTAGACTTGATTGAAGATGCTGATGTATTGTCAGGATGGAACAGTGAGGGATACGATATTCCATATACGGTAAATCGTATTACCCGTGTACTGAGTAAGGATGATACTCGTAGATTTTGTCTATGGGATCAACATCCAAAAGCTCGTGACTTTGAACGTTACGGTGCTACTAGCACAACATATGACTTAGTTGGTCGTATTCATATGGACTATATGCAATTGTATCGCAAATATACATACGAAGAAAGACATAGCTATAGTTTAGATGCTATTGCTGAGTATGAGCTTGGTGAACACAAAACACAATATGAAGGCACATTAGATCAGCTGTATAATCAAAACTTTAAAAAGTTCATTGAATATAACAGACAAGATACAATGATTCTGCATAAGATTGATACTAAGTTAAAATTAATGGACTTAGCAAATGAACTTGCACACGCCAATACTGTACTAATACCTACTACTATGGGTGCTGTTGCAGTAACTGAGCAAGCTATTATCAATGAAGCACATGAACGTGGGCTAGTTGTGCCTAATCGAAAAGCAAAATCAACTCAAGAGGACACAGCAGCAGCGGGTGCTTATGTAGCATTTCCAAAGAAAGGTATGCATCCTTGGATTGGAGCTGTTGATATTAACAGTCTGTATCCATCTGCCATTCGTGCGTTGAACATGGGAATGGAAACTGTTATAGGTCAATTAAGACCAATAATGACAGACAAGTACATCAACGATATCACCGATCAGGGCAAAACATCAACAGTAGCATGGGAAGGTTTATTCTCTTCTCTTGAATACACTGCTGTGATGGAACAAAATCGTGGCACAGAAATCACAATTGACTGGCAAGATGGCGATAACTCAACTCACTCTGCTGCCGAAGTTTGGAATATGATATTCAACAGTAATCAACCGTGGATGCTAACAGCAAATGGTACTATTGTTACATATGAGCGCAAGGGTGTAGTTCCAGGGTTACTAGAGCGTTGGTATTCAGAACGTAAAGAACTACAAGCAAAGAAAAAAGCAGCAACAGATCCAAAAGAAATTGCTTTCTGGGACAAACGACAGTTAGTTAAGAAAATTAACCTTAACAGTCTGTATGGTGCCATTTTAAATCCGCATTGCCGATTCTTTGATAAACGTATTGGACAGTCAACTACTCTGTGTGGCAGAAGTATTGCTAAGCATATGGCAGGATACATCAATGAGTGTATCCTTGGTGAAAAAGATCACTTAGGTGATTCTATCATATATGGAGATACAGACTCATGCTACTTCACAGCATGGCCTGCTATCAAGGATGAAGTAGCTAAGGGCACTATGGAGTGGAACAAAGAAATTTGTATTCAGTTGTATGACAGTATCGCTGATCAAGTTAACGAGTCATTTCCTGCATTCATGGAACAAGCGTTTCATTGCCCACGTGAGGCAGGCGAGTTAATCAAAGCAGGCCGTGAATTAGTGGCATCAAACAGTTTGTTCATTACTAAGAAACGTTATGCTGTATTAATTTATGACTTAGAAGGTAACCGATTAGACGTGGATGGCAAACCTGGCAAATTAAAAGCCATTGGCCTAGATCTAAAACGTAGTGATACTCCAAAGGTTGTTCAAGAGTTCTTGTACGAAATTCTCCAGAAGGTTCTTACTGGCACTGAAAGAGCAGAGATTATTGAACGTATACTTGAGTTTAAACTTCAATTCAAGGATCGTCCAGCATGGGAGAAAGGCACACCTAAGCGTGTTAATAATCTAACTACCTATACCAAGAAAGAAGAAGCTGCAGGCAAAGCTAATCTGCCAGGGCATGTTCGTGCTGCGCTGAACTGGAATAATTTGCGTAAGATGAATGGCGATAATTACAGTATGCAAGTCGTCGATGGCATGAAAACTATCGTGTGTAAATTGAAAACAAATCCGTTAGGATGGAGTAGCATTGGTTATCCTACTGATGAACAACGATTGCCACAATGGTTTAAAGAATTGCCTTTTGATGATAGTTTAATGGAATCAACTATTGTTGATCAAAAAATTGATAATCTATTAAGCGTTCTAAACTGGGATTTAGCAAGTGCCACTAATACAGACAACACATTTCAATCATTATTTGAGTTTTAAATGACAGTAACCGATTTAGTATTTTTTAAAAATCAACTAGACAAATTATCAGTGGCTCCTATATACCAAGAGGCAAATGCCGCACTAGATAAATTTTTATATTTGATTGATAATCATTCATCTGAAAATCTTAATAAGTTTGTAAATAAACATTATGGTATAAAAGAGGCATTTGATTCTTTTGATAATGAAGTGGCAACACTTAACACAAAATTGAAACAAGATATTGAGGCGGCAGAAAAAGTACTATTTCAACAAAGTTATAGTTCATATCATGATGAAAGTATATACGATGCTTTTCATATTCTAGGAAGAAGATGGCAGCCTAATATCAATCTTGACTTGTTCTATGCCAGAGTTAGAAGAAACGTAGATTGGCATTATCCAGCTATGATTCTAAGACCTGGCTTTGAAAGCTTTGTTGACGAGTTGGTAGGTTATGATCCATTATATCTTGTTGATGTTAGTCATAAATTTATTGAGCCGGTATTAAGTAAATTCAATGAACAATATCAACAGAGATTGCGTGTATATACTGTCAAAGAAGATTCAGATCAAGTGATATTAGGCAAAATTCCTAATAATCAATTTGGCATGATAGTTGGCTGTCATTTCTTTAATTTTAGACCACTTGAAGTAATTAGGCAATATCTTGAAGAAATTTACACTAAACTAAGGCCAGGTGGAGTGTTTATGATGACATTCAACGACTGTGATCGTTGGAGTGCGGTAAAATTGGTGGAAGAGAAGAAGGATGGATCTTATACGCCAGGAAGCTTAATCTTTGAATTAGCCAAAACATTAGGATATGAAATTGATTATTGTTGGCATGATGAAGGGCCACAAACCTGGTTAGAATTACGTAAGCCAGGTGTACTAACTTCATTACGTGGTGGACAAACATTGGCTAAAATAATGCCAAAATAATTATCATTATGCCAAAATACTTTAAACATCAAAAGTATTACGCTATAATAAACTTAATAACAAAGGAAATATAAATGCATGATCAACTCTTAGATTTAGTCAGTCACACAAATGGCTTAGGATCTATTAATCAAATTCGGGTAGTAGGAACCGATACAGAAACAAATTTCAACGGTATCGCTGAAGATCGTTCAGTCGTATTAGAGGGTGGATTGATTAATCCAATGCCTGAGTTTGTTGGTACATTTGGTATGCCAAATTTAGAAAAACTTAAAATTCTTTTGAATTTACAAGAATACAAGCAAGATGCTAAATTGTCAATTAGCCGTAAAGTAGCAGGCGAACCTGATCAAATGAACTTTGAAAACAAAGCAGGTGACTTTAAAAACAGCTATCGTTTTATGGCATCTGATCTTGCCAATGAAAAAATCAAATCACCTAAATTTAAAGGTGTTAAGTGGAATGTTGAGTTTGAACCAACTGCATCAGCTATTGTTCGCTTAAAGATGCAAGCAACAGCAAATGCAGAACAAACAACATTTCAAGCTAAAGTCGAAGATGGACATTTAAAGTTCTTCTTTGGCGACCATAGCACACACGCTGGTAGTTTCATATTTCAACATGATATAGTTGGTGATATCAAACGACCATGGCCATGGCCAATCAAAACTGTTATCGCTATTTTAGATTTAGCAGGCGACAAAGTTATGCGTATCAGTGATGAAGGTGCTGCTCAGATTATCGTTAACTCAGGCTTAGCTGTATACACTTATACTATCCCAGCACAGAACAAATAATATGTTTAAATTTAAAGAAAGAATTCCACGTAGTTTAGCCAAGGTTATTACTTGGCGAATTTTAGTAACCATTACCAACTTCTTAGGAGGCTGGCTTGCCAGCGGAAATCCATGGGTTGGTCTTGGGGTAGTTAGTTTTGCGTTAGTAGTAAACAGTATCATTTACTTCTTTCACGAACGAGCATGGAATGCTAGCAATTATGGCAGGACTGTAGTAGATGCAGATTCATCTAATAACATTAACATTAACAATAGTAATTAAAAGGAATTAAAATGGGTAAATTGTCTTTCAAACCTAACGAACGTGCTAACCAAACTCTAGAGGATCTTAGTACATTTCTAGAATTTTGTAGGGAGTACGGTTATAGGTTTAACGAAAACGATTTGTATAACTTTAGAAGTTATGCGTGGCAACAATACAACAAATTTGTTCAAGGCAAGAATGCCAAGAATATGTGGGTTGAAGATGCTAGACGATTTGGCAAAACAAATTAAAAGCATTGCCGCACTATAAGTAAAAGTGGAGATTAAGGTCTCCACTTTTTTATCAAATGATTTAATAAAATGAAAATTTTAGTATGCGGTAGTTCTGTAGTAATGCCTGATCTATCAAAGTCGTGGACACAACGAACTTGGATTCATCATCTACAGCAAAAATTAAACTGTGAGGTTGTGAATATATCACGCTCTGGGTGTGGCAATCAATACATGCATGATGCTGTAGTGGCAGAGATTACTGAACGAGATTATGACCTCGTATTGGTATCATGGAATATAGCTGATCGTATAGAGTTTAGAACAAAATACAATCTCAGGTTATTTGATTGGGATAGAAATGGAGGAAATCCGCACGATCAGTATATGCAAAAAGATTGGATTTTTCCTCATACTCCTGATAATGTAATGCCATCTGAAGAAGATGCTGAATATAAAAATAAAATCTTCAAGGAATATTTTTATACTTTACCAAAGTATGAGAGAAATCATCAGATAATGTTAACTCATGCGTTATCACTTCAGTCTACTCTTAAGTCGTATGGAGTACCGTATACTTTTGTTTGGTATCGATCACTATTGCGACTTAAACAGTTTAAAAATTATTACGATAAAATTGATTGGAATTATGTACATCCTGATAGTCTTTTTAGACAAGCTAAAAATATGAAGATGTGGGATGCTAAATCTCTACATCCAACTGATGATGCATATCGTTGGTATGCTGATGAGATGTATAAGTTTCTTAGTGACAGGAATCTAATAAAGCCCTAGATATTTTACCAGCTGGGCTAAGTGGAATTGTATCTACTAATTTAAGCACAGCTGGTTTACAATGCTTACCTAAACTTATTAAGAAGTTCTTAATACTATCTTCATCACATGTACCAACGTATAAACACTTAACACGATCAGTTCCAAATACAACACATTCTTTCATTCCGGAAATATTTTGTAATAGTTGTCGTTCTATACTTACCGGATTGATTTTAGAACCCTTGACATTAATTTGATCTCTACTTCGACCTAATATACGATAATAGCCCATTTCATCTTGCTCAGCTAGGTCTCCTGTATCATACCAATCACCATGGCAAATATTAAAACCCTTGATCATTAAATGACCATTTTCAATCTTAGCTTCTATGCCATCAGGCAGTCCTACTGTGCCAACTCGTTGTGGACCAGCAAGTGGATTAGTGAAACAGTGACTCATTGCTTCTGTCATACCAAATGCTTCTACGATAGGCACATTAAACTTTGTACTTAACTTGTGATACAAATCGGGTGGCATAGGAGCACTAGCAGATCGTATAAATCTTAAATTGTCAAAATCTAATTCAGTGATAACCCTTAATATATCAGGAATGGCAGTTATAAAAGTTGGCTTAGTGGAGGGAAAGGTTTTAATGTCTTTCATAGTAACGTAGGTAGTTTCACATCCTGCTAACTGAGTTGCCCAGTAAAAACCCTGCCCGTGAGCATGCCATAGACTCATGATGCTAGTATATCTATCGTTAGCTGTCAAGTTGTATGATCTAACAATAGTAGCAGCCATGTTGTTTAGCTGTGCTTGTGTGAAACTGCAAAACTTACTATCTCCTGTCGTGCCTGACGTATACCACAATACTCGTTCGTTAGGATAATCATTGCCGTTTCTAACTTTTTCTTGATCTTTAGTAATGTATAAACTCCAGTCAGAGTTATCTAACAGATATCTATTCCTAGCTTCAGGAGCATTAGGATTTATAATCATGATAGAATGATCTTTTAACTGAGGAATAAAGTGTTGTGGATTATCAATACATAGCACGGCACGTTTCATAGGAATATTTATATACCAAAATGCTTGTCACATTCTTTTTGATATAGTACAATACATTATGACTAAATCCATTAACCAACTAATAGTAGTAACAGGAAACGACGATTATATGCCAACTCTACATGAAATTTTTGAACGACGTACTTCAACTCAAGAAGAATATGATAGTCTTTATAACTCTGACAATCTATACATCGCATGGGCAAAGAAAAAAGATGATTCTCAATTAAGTGATTTTGTCAATGCTATTGACTCAGAGTATTACTTATGGACTACTACTTTGACTGGTAATAGTAAAAGTACATCTAAACTTAAAAATGATTCAGTAGATGGATCAATTCAAGGTCACATCTTTAGTGTCACAGCAAAGCAGATGGATCTTTTTGAAAAAGTAGCACTCATGCCGTCTATGAAATATGGATATCGTTTTGACAAACATGATATCAATGATCTTAAAGCAAAAGAAAAACAAGCAATGATTGACACTCTTAGCCGTCCAGATGAGGATATTGATGATTGATCATGTTAATGTAGGAGGGCCATGGATACAAATTTCAACTTCTGGCGGTACTATACCATATGTTCCATCCAGCCCTAATCCCATGCAAGGTGCAGTTAGAGTTATTAATGGACAACAAGAAGTTTGGAATGGCACCACTTGGATGGCCATGTACGGGCATAGTGCAACAATTAGTTTGACTAAACGAGGAGAAGCAATAATGGAATGGGCTGATAAGAAAATGGAACAAGAACATAGGGCAGAAGAATTGGCTAAGACTAAACCCGCAGTAGCAGATGCCCTTGCTGCTGCCAAACATGCACAAGATCAACTTGATATTATATTACTATTAACAGAGGAAAATAAATGACACCAATGGTTAAGAACTTTGCCAAGTGCGGCTGTGGTCGTACTAGAGACCTAGAAGGCTACTGTGATAGCAGCCACACACTATCAGAAGAAGAATACGCAGCATTACAGGATCTTGAAGAAATTGATTGGGGCGACGATGACGATGAAGTGATCAAACCAATCAAAGTTATCTTTGAGCCAGGCTGCTTTGACGGCTTTGACGGCACACAAGAAGAACTTGAAAAACTCATGGCAGATATTCAATCAGAGTTTGCAGGTAAAACTCGAAGTGAGATTGAAGAAATGGCTAATGTTGTCAATCTGGAAGATTTGATGCAAGAAGATCCAGAATTTGCCAAACATATAATGAATCTTGATAATGAAAGGAAATTACAATGAACTGGGCTAAAAAATTATTACTTAAATGGGTATCAGATGCTCAGCGTGAGCAACTTAACCAGGCGCAATACGTAGAAGAAACAGACATGAAGTTGTCAATTAATGAGGTAGATGATCATGAAATTAATATGGACAAGGCTGTTAAATTTGCCATGCTGCCTGCTCGCGGTGGATGCGTCTTAGAAATTAAATCATGGGATAAAAAAGAGCGTGAATGGGATATCGTAGCTCATGTTATCCCAGAAGGAGAAGATGTTGCTCATGCGGTAGGGCAGTTAGTTTCGATGGAAATGCTGCGTAGATGAGTATATTGCCGCCTGTTACAACGTTAGTGAGTACTGGCAGCGGTTATACTAGTAATTCTTTTATTGCTACACCAATTGGTTCTTTGCGTAATAACACTACTACTGGGCAATTTGAATTATGGGATGGCAAAAATTGGAACGTAGTTACTGCTACGTATGCAGCAAAACATATAAAAGACTATATAGAAAAAGCTGAAGAAGAAGTTAGAGCTTATGTGAACTCTCATGCGGCTGATAATGTCACTATACAGGATGCGTTAGCTGAATGGTTAGCGGCTGGCGAGCGTTTCAAGGTTATAGCAACACTAGCAGAAAATTCTTTGTGAAAATAATGAGGTATTAGTAATTGAATAGTTTTGAAAAAATCTGGGCTCGTGCAACAGGACATTTAATGGGAGAAACCGACCATGATCGTCCTGATGTTCCTGTACTTACACTTCGTGAAGCACGTATAGCATTATTCTTAAAAACATTTTGGGTAGGTATACATGTTATTACATGCTTCTTTATCATAGCAGGTATATTAAAACATTGGAATGACTAAAAATTATTAACTACTAATATTATTCAGTAAATAATTCAACTGTAAAAGGATAGAAATGACTAGTAGCGCCAACGAATACAAAATAGCAGTACTACTACCAACTAGAGCTAGAACAACAGCATTAAAACTCAGCATTATCAGCATCTTCAATCGTGTACTTGATTTAGATTCAATACAACTATTGTTGGGTTTTGACAATGATGATGAAGTAGGACTAAAATATTTCTCTACTGATATTCAACCTTGGTTAGAAGAAAAGGGTGTAGCATATAGTGTAGTAGTATTTGATCCTATGGGCTATAATGGATTGAATCGTTACTATAACGGGCTGGCTGCTGAAGCAAATGCTGATTGGCTATTTGTATGGAATGACGATGCGCTCATGGAAACTACAGGATGGGACAAAATTGTAACTAATCATACGGGTCAATTCAAGTTACTTAAAATTCATGTACATCGTGAACATCCATATTCAATTTTTCCCATCTATCCTAAAGAATGGTATGACTTATTTGGATTTGTATCTCGTCATCAAATGACTGATGCTGAACTTAGCCAAATTGCTTATATGCTAGACATTATGGAAATTGTAGAGATTTATGCTACACATGATAGACATGATTTAACTGGCAATAATAATGACACAACTTACCAAAAACGTGATATACTAGAAGGGAATCCTGGTAACCCTCTAGATTTTCATCACTTTTCTTATGGCAATGGCAGAATAGCAGATACTAATGTCATTGCTGCCTATCTAGAATCTAAAAATGTAGATCTTACATTTTGGAATAATGTTAAAGCAGGAAAACAAGATCCCTGGGAAAAACTCAGGGCCAATGATATCAACAAACAAATGACACAAACCACGGTAAAACGATAATGAGTAAAATTACAGAAAGTAAACATTTATGGCAATGTGTAATCAGCAATGCTCCCGTAACCAAGATTTTAGACTTTGGACAACACGCATATGCCGATACCTTCATTGCTGAAAATCAATTAAATTTATCTGAGCCTGTATTTCCACTCCAGTTATATTTAAATTCTGAATCAGGTGGCATTCAACTGGGTTATGCCAGTGATGCTAAGGATCGCTATAACTTATACAGCTATAGTTATACTAGTTCCAATTCTAAAACAGCAAGGGATCACTGGGACGAATACGCCACTACTATCAAAAGCAAATTTAATCCTAAGGGATTAGTTGTAGAGATCGGCAGTAATGACGGATATTTAATCAAACAATTCCAAGAAGATGGCGTTACAGCATTAGGCGTTGACTCATCTAAAGAAATGTGTAAGATTGCCAAGGCAGCAGGAGTTAACACAGTTAAAGGATTGTTTAACATTGAATTAGCCGATAAGCTGGAACACATTCATGGACGAGCCAGTTTGATCATGGCCAACAATGTATTCAATCATGCCAACGATCCTATAGATTTTGCAGTTGGCATTACACACTTACTAGACAACGAAGGGTTATTTGTCTTTGAAGTACCATACTGGGCAAGTATGGTTGAGAGTGGTCGCTTTGTAGACATGGTATACCACGAGCATATTTCTTACTTTACTGTTAAGAGTGTTTGGAATTTGCTGCAGCAAGTTGGAATGACAATTGCTGACTTTGATGTGGTTGATTACCACGGTGGTAGCCTTCGCGTTATTGCTAAAATTGATACAGGCAACGGAATGCCAGCTTTAATTCAAAGTGCTATTGAAAAAGAAACAGCAATGGGTTTGTTTAGTTATAAATTTTATAACAAATTACAAACAAAATTTGAGCAACAACGCAATGAGTGGCTTCGCAAATTTTATCAAATTCTAGCTGACGAACCAGATGCTGTTATTATCGGTGTCGGTGCTGCTGCTAAGGCCAATACTTGGCTCAACTGGCACAAACTAGATAAGACTCTCTTGCATTGTATTACTGATGCTAGCGAGTTCAAACAAGGTAAGTATACTCCTCTGTCACGTATTCCGATTAAGGGTGACGAAGAGTTTGCGTTACATGAGAAACCATATGCGTTAGTGTTAAGCTGGAACATCGGTGAACCGCTGAAGCAAGCGTTACTAAAAATTAATCCCAATACAAGGTTTATATCACAATGAAATTTTACAACGTTGCCATCAACACAGAACCAGGTCTAGGCGCATTCGATGATGAGCGTGGATCTATTGTAGATATCTTTTACAAGAAGTCTATTAATCACGGCTGTATCATTAGTAATAATCCAGGTGCTGTGCGTGGTAACCATTATCATAATCACACCATTCAATATACATATGTTCTAGCAGGTGATTTGACTTATTACTCTCAGCCGGTAGATAAATCTGAACCAGTATCAGAGTACCAAGCTGTTCCAGGAGATTTTATTATCAGTGATCCAAAAGAGATTCATGCCATGAAGTCTGGTGAGCATGGATGTGTTTTTATAGCCTTTGCCGAAGGTCCCCGTGGTGGCGAAGATTACGAAACAGATACAGTAAGAGTTGATTCTATTATCCCTGAATGAAAGTAGTTGTATTTGGAGGAACAGGAGGAATAGGTAAAGCCACATGCACTGCGTTTAGTGCTGCTGGCTATACTGTATATCCTATCAGTAGTAAATTAATTAATTTTGAGATGGAGCAAAGCCAGCCTCAAGTAAATGAGTTATTAAGAAAAATTATGCCTGACGTGGTTGTTAACTGCGTCGGGCATTTTGACTATACCAATAAAGAAACTCATTACAAAACCATGGACATCAATGTTGGCTCTAACTGGAGCATTATAAAACATTACATGGAAAATATCAGTGACAAGCCTGTTAAAATTATTATGATTGGATCTAGTGCCTATAGATCCGGTCGCAAGAGCTACATTTTATACGCTGCCAGTAAAACAGCACTATATAGTATATGGCAAGGTGCTAGCGAGTACTTTGAGGGAACAAATGTAACATTAGGTTTGTTAAATCCAGTAAGAACTCGCACACCCATGATAGATATGTCAACAAAAGATATTTGTCTAGAGCCCGAAGATGTAGCACAAGCAATTTTAAATATGACATCAACTAGTAGTAGTGAATTAGTTGATATGAAGTACCCAGAGGAAACAAAATGAAAATTGGAATTATAGGCAAGGGAACAGTAGGCAAGGCAGTATATGAAGGTCTTAATCACCTAGGACATCAAATGAGTTTCTTTGATCCAGCATATGATGGATCAACAATCAATGATATTTTAGACACAGATTGTGTGTTTATTAGTGTGCCGACTAATCAAGCGGCAAATGGAGATTGTGATACTAGTATTGTAGAAAGTGTTGTGTCAGCACTACATGCAGCTGAATACACAGGACTTGTCAGTATCAAAAGTACAGTAGTACCTGGCACATGTGATCGTTTATCAGCAGAATATCCTAAACTACGTATTTGCTCAGTGCCAGAATTTCTTCGCGCCAAGACAGCATTAGCCGACTTTATGTATAACCATGATTTACTAATTATCGGCAGTACCCGTGGTGAAGATTATGTTATGATGAGAAAAATACATGGTAACTTGCCTAAGAATGTGGCATGTGTTAAACCAGCAGAAGCAGAAGTTGTAAAATATTTTAACAATGTCAACCATGCTACTCAGATTATATTTGCTAATATTGCGTATGCTGTATGTAAGAAGCTTGGAGTAGATTACGATAACGTATACAATGCTATCATACAACGTGATAGTATCAATCCAGCTTACCTGATGTGCAATGAAAATCTTCGTGGTTTCGGTGGACATTGTTTACCAAAGGATACTAGTGCTTGGAACAATCTTGTTAAAAGTTTAGGTCTAGAGTTTTCAATGATTCAAGCTCTTATTGATGATAATGCAAAGGTTAATAATGAGTAAAATTTTAGTTACAGGTGCTAGTGGATTACTGGGAACAGAATTCTGTCGCCAACTTAAGGCAGCAGGGCATGAAGTATGGGCTGTGGACAATCATAGTCGTAGTTCAACTATTCCTCCATGTGATGAATGGCACAAAATGGATTTATTGGTAAAAGATTCTTTTGCTGGATTTAGTACATTGCCTCATGATTTTGATTACATATATCATTATAGTGCTATTAACGGCACAACTAACTTTTACAAAATGCCTAATAAGGTATTAGAAAACAACTTTGTCAGTGATATTAACGTGTTTAACTTTGCTAAGAAGTGTACTAATTTAAAACGTTTTGTATACGCATCCAGTTCAGAGATTGTTGCCGATGATCCAGTAAGTCCTGTTACTGAAAACTCAGATGTATTCATCAAGGATATACATAACGCACGTTGGAGCTATCGTTTAGCTAAAATTACTAGTGAAAACTTCTTAGCTAATTCTGAGTTGCCGTATGTTATGCTTCGTTACTTTAATGTGTACGGAGAAAATTCAAAAAAAGGACACTTTCTCGGTGACCAAATTGATAAGATCAAAAATGGTGTATTCTCAGTCATTGGGGCACATGAAACACGATCATTCTGTCATGTAAGCGATGCTATCAGTGCTAGTATCTATGTTGCTGAAAATGCGAATCGTGTATTAGTAAACATTGGCAATGATCGTGAAATATCAATTGGTGATGCAGTTCGTGTTATCGCAACCGAACTAGGTCATCCTGATGCTGTATTTGAAGAGCTGCCTAGTATGCCAGGATCTGTAGCCAATCGTCGTCCAGATCTTACTAAGCTGCGTGAAATTATGCCTACCTATAATCCTTTGAGTTTTGAAGAAGGTATTCGGCAAATTTTAAGTTGACAAATTCCTATAGATCGTGTACAATATGATTTTACTCAATCTATAGGATTTACAATGAAAAAAGTAACTGTAACTTGGCAAGATGTTGAAGGCATGTGCCAGGATATTCTTCGACAAATTCAATTAGACAACTGGAAGCCTGACTATGTAGTTGGGCTTACGCATGGCGGGCTTGTTCCTGCTACCTTGATTAGTCAATACTTAAATATTCCTATGGAAACTCTACAAGTTCGCTTGCAGATTAATAATAACGACACCCAATGTGAATCTAACTTATGGATGGCCGAAGACGCATATGGCTATTTAGATTCACCAAAGCAAATTCTCATCGTTAATGATATCAATTACACAGGCGATAAATTTAATTGGATTAAACAGGATTGGGAAGACGGCTGTTTAGGACATGATGAACGTTGGGATCATGTGTGGGGAAAGAGTACTCGCATAGCTACACTGTACGACAACGAAGTGAGCAAATCAGAGCTTGCTATTAACTATAGTTCTGTTACAATTAACAAGTTTACAGAAGATTGCCAGGTTGAATTCCCATGGGAAAACTGGTGGAATAAATAATTTTTACAATAGGAGATTATTATGTTTAGTACAAATCAGATAGATACAAATACAGTAGAATTAAGTTATAGGTCAGCAGAAGAAATCAATAGCGCAATGGGTCGCGTCTATGGATATATGAGTTTAGCAGTAATCGTATCAATGTTGGTCAGTTATTTTGTTGGGACTAGTCCAGAGTTACTAAAATTCTTTTTCACTGGAATTTTAAAGTGGATTGTAATTTTTGCTCCATTAGTGGCAGTATTTGGCGTTGCGATGGTATTGGCGCGTAGCCCAGGCAAAAGTACTGCTCTATTATGTTTATATGGATTTGCCGCACTAATGGGATTGAGCTTTGCCACAATCTTTGCCATATTTACTATGGGAAGTATTGTTAGTGCTTTCATGGGGGCAGCAATCTTGTTTGGAGTAATGAGTTTTTATGGATACTTCACTAAGCAAAGTTTAGATAGTTTTGGTAAGTTTATGATCATTGGTTTAATTGCTATTATTATTGCCAGCATTGTTAATATCTTTATTGGCAGCACTGTAATGCAAATGGTAATTAGCTCACTTGCTATCATTATCTTTCTTGGATTGACAGCATATGACACACAACAAATTCGTGAAATGGTTAGTGTTGACTCTAGTTCAGCAGTTGAAGTAACAGGTGCCTTGACATTATATCTTGACTTTATTAACATCTTCCTTAATTTGTTACAATTGTTTGGCAATAAAAACGACTGATGAATTTTACAATCGACGAATCAAAACCGTTTGATGTATCTATACACTCTGTGCGTAGTTATCTAGAGAATCCAGAGAATCCTACAGCAGACGATTTGATTAAGATTTTAAAAGGTACTCACCAGTTTACCTCGATTAGGAATGACGATAGCCCTGAGTTTAAAGCATTACGAAATCAATTAGAATCAGAGGGTTATATTAAGTGTGAGCGTGGCTGGTTGAATGGAGATCGTGTATCAAAGCCATTTACTTTAAATGGAGTTAAATTTAAAGTAAATGGCAAATTCTGCTGCGGCGCGGCAATGAGAAGTCATTTACAATTTGAAAGAGAATATGAAAACAAGAGAACAAATCATTACTAGTATGTGTATGACATTTCGACATGACTATGGACTTGATAAACCAGAGGGTGATGACTTTTCAAGTAAATTGTCATCAGGAACAACTCTAGCTGAGCGGGAGTTTCTATGGAAGCAAATGGCACAGATATTTGACAATGATATTGCTCCGCATATGAAGTTTGTTCGTCCTCGTCTTACTAAAGAAGAAAGAATAGCAAAACGAGAAGATCGTCGTGAACTAAATAGGCATCTTGGATACAGTCGCATAGGGGCAAATGCCTTTCGGCGTGGCAGGTAATAATAGGAATAATAGATATGTTTAAAATGATTAAAAGTTGGTTTAAAAAGAAACCTGTAGAGCAAGTCGCACCGCCGCCAGTTAAAACAGCTAAAGAGTTAGCAACCGAACGGGGTGAAGCCTATGTTAATATTATTAGCATGGATATTGACCCAAACGGCATGGGCATGGGTTCTTTTGAATTAGATTGGAACGAAAAGTTTATTGCTGATCTAGTTAGACATGGCTACATGATGGATCAAAATGATACTGATGCTGACATTGTTGATCGTTGGTTTACCAATGTGTGTCGTAACGTTGTATTAGAAACATATGAACAATATGAAGCTATGAGCAATCGTGTTGTTAAAACACGAGATATGGGTGATGGTCGCAGTGAGGTCAGCTAGTGTCTGAAAATAAATCACTTTGTTCGTACCCATGGCGCGGTGCTTGTATATATCCTACTGGACTAGTAAAGCCATGTTGTTATTGGCTATCAGCAAATGGAAAGTTAAATATTACTAATAGTAATACTACTAACGATGCTAGAAATTCTGTTGAATGGAATAACATTAGGGAAGATATGTTAGCCGGCAACCCAGTAAAGGGTTGTGAAAAGTGTTACGAAATGGAATCAGTCGGTACTCATAGCGGCAGACTTAGCAGTTTACATTATCTTGTTCCTACTGAAAACAAATTAGCACCACTAGAAGATCTTGAAATTTCTTTTAGTAATCTATGCAATCTGGCATGCGTTGGATGTGGAGATTTTAATTCTACTAAGTGGAGCACTGAGAATATAAAAGCTGGTCGTAAGGGATTAAAACTTATTGATAATAAGTTTGACTGGACACAGTGGGATCTGTCGAAACTAAAAACTCTTAAGATACTTGGCGGTGAGCCATTCATGGAACCAGATAGATTTTGTGAACTATTGGAATCTATTAATCTATCAGAAGTTGAATTGATTGTTAACACTAATGGCACTATGTTGCCTAATCAAAGATTAAAAGCATTGATTGAAAAGTGCAAACATGTTAAATTTCTTGTTAGTATAGATGGGATAGGGTTAGTTAATGATTGGAATCGTTGGCCAGGCAAATTTGAAAATATTGTAGAAGCCATGCGAGTATATGAAACCTGGTGGAAATATTTTGATAACATTACGCTAGCGACACACAGCGTAGTAAATATTTTCAATATCTTTACTATGGAAGATTTCATAAATTTCATGAAGAAAGATTTTCCAAGTTGGACTGTTAGTTTCATGTGGGTTAATACTCCAGGATGGCAATCTGTCCAAACACTACCACAAGAAGTCAAGACTAGATTAATAAATGAATTTAGTAGTAAAGACGTTGGTGACTTGAAAACTTCTAGGGAAGATTTCTATAAATTATCAATTGGTTATTTAAAAATGGATAGTACGGTCGACTGGAATGATGCCAAGCGTCGGATAGCCTCATTAGCAGCAGAACGTAATTTAGATACAGCAGTTATGATACCAGACTTACAAAAGGTAATGAATGATTTTTAACCACATTAAACAACTTAAACAATCATGATACTATATGTAAATGGCAGTACACATACAATGGCAGCTGAAGCTGTCACTCCTTACGTTGTAGCTTGTGATGATCCTGATCTAGTATATCTAGGTAAATTGCCACATCCGGCCAACTTATCTGCTAGTTGGGGTAAAATGCTAAGCATAGCTCTTAGGGCAGGATTTCAGTGTGGTGCGCTGGCAGATAATACAGTTGATAAAATTATAGACGATACTATGATATGGGCAAAGTCACAGCATCAAGATAGTATTGTAATAATTGAATGGGCCGATATTACTTCAGACGATGAAGATAAAATATGGCAATTTCACAAAAATCTAGATATCCAGCAGATCAAGCATATATTCTTTAATAGTAACAACTCGCTAACAAATGATTCATATGATTGGAATTATGCCTATATTTCTCCTACCGGAGTAGATGGCACATACGAGCGTAGATTACAAATTGCCAATATTGAAACTGTTTCTCCCACATCTAAACACTTTGGGCGAGATGGTCATGTATTTTGGAATAGATTTTTACTAAATTATGTGATTTCGCAAGATTTCGTTTGACCTTAACCCTTATAACTGTTATACTCAATACATGAAATATATTATTATAGATACCGCAAATCTGTTCTTTCGTGCCAGACACATAGCATCTCGTGCTTCTTCGGCAGAAGAAAAGGCAGCATTTTGTTTACATATTATTCTTGCTTCTGCTAATAAAGTGGCAAGAATGGTCAGTGCTGATCATGTAGTGTTTGCTCTTGAAGGGCGATCATGGCGCAAAGACTTTTACAAACCATATAAAGCCAATCGCGCAGAAGCTAAGAAAGCACTGACAGATCAACAGATAGAAGAAGACAAAATGTTCTGGGATGCCTATGAATCCTTGACTAAATACTTGTCTGAGAAAACAAACTGTAGTGTCATTCGCTGCGCTGTAGCAGAAGGTGATGATGTTATGGCTCGTTGGATCGCATTACATCCCAATGATGAACATGTTGTTGTCAGTAGTGATACCGATATCGTTCAGTTAGTAGCACCAAATGTCAAACAATATAACGGCATAACAGACGAGTTAATAACTTTAGAAGGAACATTCAATGATAAAGGAAAGGTTGTCATCGATAAGAAAACTAAAGAACCTAAGGCGCCAGTTAATCCGGCATGGCTACTCTTCGAGAAGTGTATGCGAGGCGATTCATCGGATAACATCTTCTCGGCGTACCCCGGCGTCAGAGTCAAAGGTACTAAAACGAAGGTTGGTCTTACGGAAGCTTTTGAAGACCGAGATAAAAAAGGATACGCATGGAACAACATGATGCTACAGCGATGGACTGATCCAGACGATGTAGAACATCGGGTGTTAGATGATTATCAGCGTAATGTAAAATTAGTAGATCTAACAGCACAGCCTGATGATATTAAGCTGGCAGTTGATACTGCTATTAAAGAACAAATTAGTCACAAAGATGTAGGCCAAGTTGGAAGTCACTTCCTTAGATTTTGTGGAAAATTTGATTTAGTCAAAGTCAGTGAGAACGCTAATTCGTTTGGTGATTGGCTTAATAAACAATACACTGGTTCGTTATCGGCTAATGACGAGTAGTTGTACGATTAAAATAATTTACTGACATTTCTTTACGATCAATTAGGCGACATATTCTTACTTTTGGAATTCTCATTTTTTCAAGTGTGGATTCTTTATGTGTTTTGCCGAAATTAGGATTATTAATCCCAGAAAAATCGGCATGATTATCTTTCATTTTTTGTTTTTGTATATCTCCACGTTTAGATCCTTTATTCCTAGTGTGTCCAAATTTCTTTGCCTCTTCTTTGGAATATATTTTTCCGTAATTGGGATTGTTAATACCTTTTTTTGATTCTGCCATTGCTTTTTTAGCTGATTCAGTTTGTGTTTTACCTAACATTCCTTTAGCAGATTTATGCCCATGTGTTCCTTCGCCACCATCTGTTTTGTTATGTAGTATTCCAGCGGGGATTAGATCTGAGGAATTGCTGTAATCAACATCTTTTCTTCGATACCATCTTATGACTTTTCTTTCAATAATGAATGACCATATTTCTGTTAAATTATAGGCAACTATTACAATCCGATCATTTGAAGGAGTATGGACTCCTGATTTTGTCTTATTGTTTCTATGCTGTACCCAAGCTCTGGAAGCAAACCCTTTGCCAACATAGTAAGGTGTACCATCTTTTCGTAGATACATATAAACATAAAATCCAGGAGGTAAATTTTTCTTATTAAATAACATTGCTGATAGTTCCTTATAAACTGTTAGGGTAGTTGGATCTGCCAGGATCGCGAACTACACTTATTTAGTTTACATTCACAAAATTTAATTTTTCCTTATCAAAATGTTTGACTTTCTTATGTTATTTCTATATAATCAGTTAATTGTAACTTATAGTGGAGTATTAGATGCTTAAGTTTTTGTTTAGTATAGGGACATTTATTATAGCGTTATTTGTAATATCGTTAACTTTTATACTAGCAAAACAAGATAAAGATCGTGTTACGGTAAAATATGATTGCCGTATGCTAATAGGAAACTGGCATCCAGATTTTCCATTAGCAGTAATAGAAGAATGTAAAAAGAGGATTAAAGAATGACATTAATAGCTAAACCCGTAATAGACAAACAGTTTTGGATCTTACAACAAGATAACAACAAAGTTGGTAACATTGAAGCATGTGATGGCGGATATCAGGTTAAAATTAACAACCAAGTAGTAGCACAATACAAAACTATTAAATTGGTTGAACGCAATATCAATGTTACTTTTGAAACTATCCCAAAGCCAGAGAAGAAAACTTCAAATATTGTACATGGTTATCAAGCAGCGGGTCGTGTATACAATCCTGTATGGGATGTTCCGCAAAAGTTACCTGTCTATACTAAAACTAAAAAGAGTAAATCTTGGTACGCTGCTGGATGGTACACCGTTAAAAAAGGTCGCCATTGGACAGCAGAACAAGATCCTAAACTAATCGTTCTCAAACGATACCCTTATCAGGGACCATACCATACTAAAAAAGAGGCACTACCTAAATGACGCCATATGAAATTAAAAACATAATCACCGAAACATTGTCTGAACAGAATGCTTTCCGTGATTTGTCGCCGAGAGCAATAGTTTCTATGACTGTAGATATGGTAGTCGCAATTTTAGAAAAGTCACAACAAAAAATAAATGACTAACCCATTACGATGACTAAGTACAGTATGATTTACTTGTACATTAAAACTCATCGTAAAACTGGATTAAAATATTTAGGCAAGACATCCCGTGACCCATATACCTATCAAGGTTCAGGGACACGCTGGTTAAATCATATCAAGAAACACGGGTACGAAGTAGATACAGAAATACTAAAAGAATGTAAAGACAATGATGAACTTAGTCAGTGGGGATTGTATTATAGTAACCTATTAAATGTTGTAGAAAGTAACAAATGGGCTAATCTTAAACCGGAACTAGGCGAAGGCGGATCTGTCAAAGGTAGGCCTGGTAATACAAAAGGTAAGAAGTATGAAGAGATTCAAGATCCGATCAAAGCATTAGAAAGAAAAAAGAAACATAGAGAATGGATGAAGGAAAATAATCCGTTCAAGGATAAGGAACATACAGAAGATACAAAAGCCGTAATGCAAGAAAAAGCATTACATCATAGGAGTTCTCTTACAGAAGAAGAGAGAAAGAAAATATACGGATCACAGCATAAAGGTAAGCCGTGGTCCGAAGCAAGACGTAACGCCCAACTAAAGAAAAAGGAGAATCAAAATTACTAATCCCTTCAGAGACCAAGATAAATTTATGACTGCCTGTGAGCAAACAATCACCGGCATGAACGACGATCAGTTTAGAATGTATTCTACATTGATTACAGAAGAATATACAGAATTGCAAGAAGCTATTACCGCAGGTGATAAAGTTGAAACACTTGACGCACTAATAGACATTATGGTTGTTGTAGCCGGTGCTATCAATAGCATGGGGGCAGACGGTGAAGGAGCATGGCGTGAAGTGATGGCCACTAACTTTGCCAAGATTGATCGCCAGTTGGGTAAGGTTCGACGCAGAGAAGATGGAAAAATTCTCAAGCCAGACGGCTGGACACCACCTAATTTAGCAAAATTTTTAAAGAGAGAACATTGAGCATACATCTACAAAAGTTCATTGAACGGGTGCGTGGTAATGACATGCGGGGTGGTAAAGATTTTATCATGCCCATGAAAGATGCCAAGGGAATGGCTGCTGATCTAACTGAATTATTGTTAGAACTTAGGGCTCTTAAGGAAGCAGCCCTACAGCCACCAAAAGAAGAGGTTATTGAGATTAAACTGTCAGGCGGTAAATTTTAATCTCTGTATATTACTGCTAAATAATATACTATGCCTAGACCTAAGCCACAAATACTTGCTGAACTTACCAATAAGCAGACATACAAGACCGAGCAGATTTTAGCCTCAGTTGGTGTATGGGCTGTTTATTACGAGAACAATCCTATTAATATTAAGACTTCTAATATACTAGTACAATACCCAGGTCCAAAGTATAAAAAAGTAAGTTTTAGCAATCCGGGACATGCCATAAACCTTGCTAAGAAACTTAACGCTCAATTTAAGACCGATAAGTTTTCAGTAATGCTATTGAAAGATGGCGATAAAGTATATCCGTAGACATATTAATGTCTACCAAACTTTCTCTCACTACAGAATTAGCAAAAATATTATCTTTTGATAAAGATTTAAACATAGATGAGTTATATAGTGATATATGGCGAAACCTTAGACATGACGGTGGATTTCGGCTAACCAAAAAGGGTTATGAATTATTCAGTGAATATCTAGAATTAGAGCATTATACTGTTGATTTAAACGTGCCTTCTGTAAGTATAAAGACGTTGCTAGATTTAGATCATAAATTGAAACATCCGTATTATCTACACATATATAAACACAATGTTGATTTAATACTGTTTGATAGTAAAGAAGCTATGTTAGCCAATTTGTACGGTGATTTGACGAAATTTCTTGACAATTATAGTTAATGTAGCTTAGTGGGTAAAAGCAATAAACTCTATTTTTCTTATAAATAACTGTAAGGAGAATCTAATATATGAGTTACCGAAATTATTGTAGTTGCTTAAGTTGCCAAGATAGTGTATCAACAAACAATCTAAACAAGCATTATGAAAGATGTATTATTAAAGGCGGTAAATTTATAGGCAGAAAATATCAAGTACCAGTAACATTACATTGTCAATATTGTGATTCATTAAGGAAAAATGAAAATTCATTACGGCAACATGAAATTAGATGTCAATCTAACTTAGACGCAAGTAAGATTGCCCCATCTTACGGAATGTTAGGAAAAAAGGGTACAAATCAATTTGTTAAGGCAAAAACACTTGGATTACCTAAACCGATAGTGTCTCAGGAATCTATTGATAAAAGGTTAGAAACACAAAAAAAGAACGGTACGTTATTACGAACTGAAGAAGCTAAGAAGAATACATCAATAGCTATGAAAAAAGCTGTTAAGTTATACCCAGAATCTTATACATCATCAAATCGTGGCAGAGTCAAGCAGATTATCATAGATGGCATAAAACTTCTTGGGCAATGGGAAGTAGATTTTTATTTGTGGGCTAAAGCTAAAGGATTAGATCCAAAGAGACCAATTATTGGATTTAAATATACTTGGAACGGAGAAAGGACATATTTTCCAGATTTTTATTTACCAAGTCTAAATGGATATGTAGAGGTAAAAGGCTACGAAACAGATAGAGATCAGGCAAAATGGAAATATTTTAGTGAAGCATTGTATATAGTAAAAGAAAAAGAGATAAAGAATATAAGAAAAGGTAAATTTGAGGTTGACAACTTAAAAGATGTAAAGTATAATAATGATTAGTAACAAATAGGCCTTTAGTTTAGCGGTGAAAACACCCCACTCATAATGGGCGAGATCCTGAGTTCAAATCTCAGAGGGCCTACCATAGATTAATAAATAGTATTAAAGAATTGTTGTAAAACCTGAGTAATCAGGACAGAAGTAAAGTAAAAAGTGTTCCGGACGGGGGTTCGAATCCAGACGGGAGCACCAAATTTAACTAAATAACTGTTTAACTACAGGAGTTTATAAAATGAGCACATACGTAACAGTTGTACAATGGACTAGAGCAATGAGCGAGTCTGAGAATCAAGATATGATGAATTATATTGCTACTCAAACTGGTGAAAACGGTAAACCTACCACATACGAAGGCGAATATGCTAGATCGTGGGATGATGAAGCCGCTGCTAATGCGTTTTGTGTGTTTGCTAGATCTTTGCAAGCCGACCAAACAGAAACTGCTCCGACAAGAGCAAGAGTAATTAGAATAGATTAATAGTATTAAAGAATTGTTGTATGAAGTAAAGTAAAAAGTGTTCCGGACGCGGGTTCGACTCCCGCCAGGTCCACCATAAACATATTACTAAATCGGCGACCGGTAAAACGTTGATTACCCGGAGCGGGAAGTCTGGATACCTTGTAGTATGTTTTTGATGGGCCTGTCCAGGTTTCGACGGGGCAACAAGTAACTGCATGGACAACTCGTCACCAGATAGACGTTAAAAGTGAAAAAACCTAGACGCAAACGCATCTAAAGGCGAAGTAACTGTATCAGCTGGCAAAGGAATTCGTTTCTCTGCTCGTTCTTCAGTGAAAGCCGAAACTTTCGCAGTTTAATCACTGGCGTAGCGGAGTTATCCGTAGTAACAGAAAATAGCAATAGGGACTTCGGTCCCTATTTTTATGCCAAAATCATTGACACAATTCCCTGTATAGATTATAATAACTATACTTAAACTCACAAAGAAAATCATGGCACACTTTTTAAAATCAGGCAATACATACAAAGTCGCTTCAGAAGAAGCATTGGATATTCATGCTACATTGCCAGCTGGCAACTATGTAATCAAGGTTGACATGTTTGAAAACTTATACCTTGAACACATTGATAGCTTTAATGTATCAGGTAAGATTTATGGTGATACACTTAAAAATACAGATCGTATCATCAACACATTCTGGGAACGTCCTAGTTCTACTGGCGTTATGCTAACAGGCGAAAAAGGGTCGGGAAAGACATTACTAAGCAAAAAGATCAGCATTGAGCTGGCTAAGCAAGCGGTACCAACCATCGTTATTAACGATGCATTCACAGGCGAGAAGTTCAATACACTCTTACAAACTATCAGTCAACCTTGTGTTATCTTGTTTGACGAGTTTGAAAAAGTCTATGACAAAGATGAGCAAGAAGCTATTCTTACCTTGCTTGATGGAGTTTACTCAGGCAAGAAACTGTTCATTCTAACTTGCAATGACAAATGGCGTGTTGACCAGCATATGCGTAATCGGCCCGGTCGTATTTTCTACATGATTGACTTTACTGGCTTGTCACAAGAATTTATTGTTGAATACTGTGAAGATAATCTTAAACACAAAGAACACATTGAACGTATTTGTTCACTGACTAACTTGTTTGCCGAGTTTAACTTTGATATGCTTAAAGCACTTGTTGAAGAAATGAATCGTTACAACGAAACTCCACAGGACGCGATGAAAATTCTAAACACCAAGCCTGAGTTTGATTCAGGGTGTAACTATGATATTTCATTGATTGTTGGGGGCAAAGAACTTGCCGTTACAACCCACCCTGAGGTATTTGAAGGCAATCCACTTGCTAAGACTGTGCAAATTTCCTATGATTCAGATAAAGATGAAGATGGTGACACACAATGGATTACCAATCGGTTTAGTCCACATGATTTAGTTAAGGTGGATAACAACGGTGCCAGATTTATTTTTGAGAACAAAGGCATTCGTTTGATGTTAACTCGGATTAAGGCAAAAACTTACAATCCTTATGCGTTTTAATAAAGTGCGGCACAGCGTTAGTCATTTACGCATAGTAAATAAGCCCCTCGGGGCTTATTTCTTATCAATATTATCAAAATAATTGATTAAGATACTCTTATGTTTTATAATTACATATAACATAGGAAAAATAAAATGTCTAACGAACCAGATGATTTAGAATCGTCACCCTTTGAATGGGAACCTTCAGTGCATGAAGCCCATTGGCAAAATATGCCAGAATTCAAACAGCCAGACAATGGTCCATATCGTCAGATTATCATAAGTTTTGAATCTGCAGAAGATGTTGAAGAATTCGCTAACTTATTGAAACGATCAATTACTAATAAAACTAAAAGTTTGTGGTTTCCAGATCGTCCACGCGGCGTGTTTAAAGACTTATTCTGGGCAGAAGGAGAGGATGAGTGAATCCTCAGTTTCCAATCTATATCGTAAGTAAGGGTCGTGCGGATAGTAGATTAACTAGTAGAGCACTTGAAGCAATGAAAGTGCCGTACTATATCGTAATTGAACAATCTGACTATGAAGCATATTCTGCGGTAATCGATCCTACTAAGATTCTTATTCTTGATCAAGAATACAAACGTCAGTATGATACATTTGATGATCTTGGATTAACCAAATCAACCGGACCAGGCCCGGCTCGTAACTTTGCATGGGATCATAGCATTGAAAATGGTTTTGAGTGGCATTGGGTTATGGATGATAACATCAATGAATTCTTACGATTAACCGACAATAAAAAAATACGTTTCGGTGACGGAACTTGTTTTGCTATAATGGAAGATTTCTGCCTACGATATAGTAATGTGGGCATGGCTGGTCCTAACTACAGAGCATTTGCTCCTCAAAATGCAGCAATACCACCGTTTGTACTTAACACTAGAATTTACAGCTGTAATCTAATCAGAAATAACACTCCATACCGCTGGCGTGGTCGTTATAATGAAGATACTGATATTAGTCTACGTATGTTGAAAGATGGACTTGTAACTGTACAATTCAATGCTTTTCTTCAAGATAAGCTAAGAACACAAGTATTAGGCGGTGGAAATACAGCAGAATTTTACGCCAAAGAAGGAACAGAGGCGAAATCAAAGATGCAAGTAGCTATGCATCCAGATGTTTCTAGACTTACCTGGAAATTCGGCAGAATTCACCATGAAGTAAATTATCATCCATTCAAAGATATTCCTCTAAAATTCAAAGATGACTATGTTCCAGTAGAAGGCGTAAACAACTACGGACTTAAATTATCTACCGGTTGGACACCTCACTAAATATCTCATTATGATAGATAACATCTTTATTCCCACTCTTGGAAGATCTGATAACCAGATAACATACAATAATTTGTGTGATAAATGGAAGAGTAAAACTATTCTTGTCGTCCAAGAGCACGAAGCGCATCTATACAAAGATTACAACATTCAAGTTCTTCCATCTCATATAAAAAGCATAGCTCCTACAAGAGAATGGATAGCACAGCAGAATATTGGTAAAATTTACGGTGTATTAGATGATGATCTAAAGTTTTACCGCACCCGAATGAAAGGCGAGACTTTTGATAAATCAAAAAGAAAGATGACAGACGAAGATTTTGATGAGTTAGAGAACACTATATGTTCGTGGCTGAATGATGATATCGCAGTATGTGGATTATCAAATGCTGTTAGACCACCAAATATCGTAGACGAATATGAAGATATCAAGTCTGTGAGTCAATTATTCTTTTTTGACGGTAGAAAGATACCAGTGTATGATATAAGCTGGAATGATTGTATCGTTACTGAAGACACTCATGTGTTATTGCAGTTGACAAAGAAAGGTTTTAAAAGTAGAATATCAAATAGATTCAGATATGAGTCAGCACCTCCAGCGATGGCAGGTGGATGTTCAACATTCAGAACTATAGAATTACAGAACGAAGCTAACTTAACCTTGTTTAAATTACATCCTGGTTTAGTTAGATTAGTGGAAAAAGAAGTAACAAGAGGTGGGTTCGCAGGTAAAACTGCGATCCATGCGGTCATACAGTGGAAAAAGGCATACCAAACAAGTATGCTAAATAATCTTTATGATTCTGTATAAATTTGTTTTATTACAACAATTTTTACCAAAATGATTGATTATATACGCTTATTTGTGTATAATTTTTATATTGACTAAATAACTTTATAACTTCTAAAAAGAAGTTGACAATTTAATTTTTAAGCAGTACAATTACATATAATGAAAAACATAAAACTTTCCATATCGTATCAGTTGCCTCAGACATCAGCGTCATGCTGGAGTCCGGTAGCAGCCTTACGCTCAGAAAGTCATAATGGATTTAATATGATTGAAACAGGCAAAGATTATAGTAGGGTTCGACGAGGATGGGATGTTTAAGCAGTAGCTAGCATCGTAAACTTTGAGAACCCTGAACTAGAACTTCAGGGTTTTTTTTATTTGGCAGTAGTGTAGTAGGAAACGAGATCCTAGCCCGCACTTAAAACATGGGCAAATGGGCGGACTAGATGATGGATTTCCTCTTGTGGGATGAAAAACTCTAGCGTATTAAAGCATATTGGGATCGGCTCTAACGAGACTTCATAAGATGAGGAACTAAGTATGCTTTAATACCGACATTCGCAAGAGTGTCGTAATCGCGAGGTGGCAGAGTGGTTGAATGCGGGGGACTGCAAATCCCTTTCGAAAGACACGTAGGTTCGAATCCTATCCTCGCGTCCATATTTTTAAATAGTAGTTGACAATTAAAACAATCTCATCTATAATATCTGTATAGTAAGTAATTCAGTTGAAAGCAACTTACATCACTGTAGGATTACTACAGTATAAGTACTGTCGTTAAAAGGATGCAGTATGAAAAATTATGTTGTAGAATATCAAACAGAACAAGAAGCGGTTAAAGAATTTCACCGTACATCAATTAAGTTCTTATGTGATTTAATTGCGTTAGGTTTTATAATTTATTTGTTTCATTAGAATCCCGGCGTCCCCAGTCGTTATTAATAGGGCGTGAATTAACTCCACGATAAAGTTAAGGGTGCTTACGATCTACCTTAGAGTCCCTCTGTCGGGAGCCTGAAAAAATCGTAGGGTGTTGCTGAACATGCCCATACTCATAGAGAATAATCAGACGGACAGGGTAGACAACTCATGTAGGGGCTAGAGGGATTTAGTAGCCTACACCATATTGAAGTACATTCAAAGGCGAAGCGCAAGCCGAGTGGTGGACATAGCGTTGCTCCTAGAAGAGCAATGTTGACAGGTTCGAATCCTGTGGAGTGTATTTCAATATGGTTTGTGTGCTACCGCAAGTAGACCCGCCCAGAATAATACGGATCGCTATTCGGTGTTGTTCATGAGAAAGCAAGGTAAGGCTGTCCCAAGAGTAAAGAGAGCGTGAGGGGATAGACACAAATCATAAAATCGGCCCATGTTCCCACCGTGCGGCAACCGAGGTTAAATAAAGCCAGGACGAATGCTGTCGTTAACGGTGGGGTTCATATTGAAGTACATTAAGGGTGGCATAAGTTTGATAAGCCAAGAAATAATCCTTCATAGTGTATTTCAATATGGTTAGTACACAGTGAAAAACGCCGACCCTGCCCGACTAGTCATCGGGAAAGTCGGGGTCTAGTAGCTACGAATCCCGACAATAGGCTTTTGACCGAGCCGACGATAGGGAACCATATTGAAACACATTAACCTCGCCGCGAGTGCGAGTTAGGAAATGATTGCCTGTTTAGTGTGTTTCAATATGGTAGCCCTGTTCAAGTGAAATGGTCACACGCCCTTTCTTGAATGGACTGTTACCATATTGAAGTGTATTAAACGCCAACAAGAAGAAGGCGGTCCAGCGTCAACTGGGCGAAGTTGCGTTTGACGGTGCAAAGGATTTAATATATTTCAATATGGTAATAAAGAATTAGGCCAATGGGACTGCATGGTGTGGTCGCCCGCCTGTCACGCGGGATATCGATGGGATCGTTACCCATATTGGTCGCCAAAGTTATCCTCGTTGAGATCCAGTGTTATGGTCGGGTGTTTTACTACACTTTAAGCTGTGGTTAGAATCCACAGGACGAGGGCCAAGTTTTGTAAGTGTTAGCAAAAGAGAAAGCCGCAGAGATGCAAACTTGCGGTAAGTTGGGCCTAATTAGCCTAGTAGCAAACAAGTATCTTCCAAGTAACGTACCCTCGACAGTCAGGTACCCTAGTTTTATGACTCGAATGGTTTCAATAGTGAGCGGTGAAACTACTTACAAATTCATTTTTATTCTTGCTACACCCTAATCTTTATAGTAAATAATAACAATGTATCATGGAATAATCTTATGCGGTAGTAGGAATGACAGCGCAGGCAGAAATATCGCAGGCTATCGTCTACGCACATCTGCAGAGAAATTCAATTATGATAACTTAGTTATTGATTGCGCTACAGCAATGACCCAAGCTGAGTTAGAACTATTACTAGATAATGTCATTACTACTAAGACATTATTTTTAGGTGTCAGTACAGTTTGGTTAGATCGTCCACACAATGCCCATGGTGATATTGAATGGATTAACAAAGATTTTTTTGATAGAATTCGTGCTAAGTACCCACAGATAAAAATTGTCGCAGGCGGCAATGGTGTACTAAGAATGCCTGGTGCTCGTGATATATATAACTCAGCAGACTGGCACATTAGTGGATTTAGTGATGATAGTTTTCCTAGATTTCTAATGTTATTAGAAGGCAAGTCAGGACATCAGTTAAAGTATTTTATTGACAGCAATGGTAAAAAAACTGTAGATAGTAATAAGTTTCACACTATCGGAAATCCTGATGACATTGAAACTGTACTAAAAGCAGATGATGATTTTTATAGTCATCAACCAATACCATTAGAAGTCAGCAGAGGTTGTATTTTTAGATGTGCGTTTTGTAATCATCCCTTTCAAGGTGCTAAAGATTACGATTCATACATGAGAACACCTACTAGTCTAAGTAACGAACTTCGCCGTAATTATGAATTGTTTGGCACTACTAGATATTCGTTGATGGATGATACATTCAATGATAGTATAGAGAAGTTAAACAGACTTGAACAAGCGATAGAATTAGCAAAGATACCAAATTTTGAATTTCAATGCTACATTAAACCAGAGTTATTAGTAACTAAGCCCGAGATGATTCCGCAGTTGTTGCGAATGGGGCTTACTGGTGGTTTCGTTGGTATAGAAAGTCTTAGCAATCAAGCTAGACGAGCAATGAATAAGGGAATGAATATTGATAAGGTATTACATTCTCTTACAGAGCTAACTAGCACTGGCCAAGTTAAATTAAATGCTGGATTTATAGTAGGATTGCCAGGTGATACAATAGATGATATGTATAAGACATTTGATTTTTGTAAAGCTAATCCTAAATTATTTAGATCGTGGAATTTCAGTAGCCTTGGAATTTATAGTTATAATGATGTTGAAAAAGAATCAACATTAATAAGTCCATTAGAGCGAGATCCAGAAAAATATGGATATACAATTATTAAAAAGCCAGGCGAAAATAGTTTTTGGAAAAATGAATTTATGACATCCGTTGAATCACTTAATACAGCAGGCAAATTACTAAAACAATCGTCTGAAATTATAAAATGCGGTGGATGGGCAATTAGTTCAGCATGGCATAATAATGTATCAGATTATGATATTGATAATAAAACAAGATTAGAATTAAATTTAGAATTAAGTGGTAGACAACTTGTTCGTGATCGTGCTATAATTACGCTTAAGAAGTTTACTTAGAAACAAATAACGGAGTAGAAGCATCAATGGTGATGCAGCTGACTGTAAATCTACAACTGTAAACGATAATACATAAATAAAGTTATGGATTATTATTTACACTACGAAAAGTTAATACAGCGAGCAAAATCTAGAATATTAGATGATAAGAAGGAAACACATCATGTTATTCCAAGATGTATGGGCGGCACTGATGATAAATCTAATCTAGTAGAGTTAACTCCAGAAGAGCATTATACCGCACATCTTCTATTAACTAGGATTTATCCCACTAATAGAAAATTAATCAATGCTGCGGCAATGATGATTCCTGGTAGACAGTCTAATAAATTATACGGATGGCTTCGCAGAAGATTTCAAGATAGACAAAGCGAACTACAAACAGGAGACGGGAATTCTCAGTTTGGAACCATGTGGATATTTAATTTAGAGTTAGAAGAATGTAAAAAAGTACCAAAGTCTAATCATACACCAAATGGCTGGCAAAAAGGTAGAGTAGTAAATTTTGTATCCTATAAAAATGAACTAATAAAGAAAGAACAGAAAAATATTCTGTACTCCCAAAGAAAAGAATTTTTGTTAGAATATCAGCAACAAGATAAGTTTAAAAAACAACAAGAACGAGAAATAACAAAAAGAGAATATAAAGAATATATTTTAGGATTATATGAGGAATTTAAGGCAGGCAACTATTATTCTATTAGTGAATTTCATAAATTAGCCAATGTTTCAGTTTCAAGAATGACCTTGAGTAACTATTGGAGAAAATGGGTGCCAGAATATAAAGAAAATTCCAAAGAAGCTAAAAGATACAGGATGTGAAGATTTGGATTGGTATACCTCTAAGGACGGGGCCGTGACTGTAAATCACGTGGTTTTATACCTGGCAAGGATCGTTACCTTGACAATCCACCAAGTAATGCAGCTATCGTCTATCGGTTAGGACTCAGGGTTTTCATCCCTGCAAGAGGAGTTCGATTCTCCTTAGCTGTACCAGTTTTAATGGGTAGTAATGCAGCGGGGTTGGTCCTGCGACTGGCCTTGAAAACCAGGTTCTCTGTAATGGGGATGGGGTTCGACTCCTCTGCTGCCCGCCAAGTAACTACTGTTGAGAGACAGTGGCTAGCCGATAAGTTAACTGACAAGATTGCCTAATTAACAATCTTAGTTAATTTATTAACTCTCTTAGTGGAGGATTTCCTGTGCCACTTAAAATAAGACGCAGGAGCCAAATTTTAAGTTTACGGAACGGTGGCCGAGTGGCCTAAGGCAGCAGGTTGCTAACCTGTCGTATACAGCAATGTGTACCGTGAGTTCGAATCTCACCTGTTCCGCCAATGGTAGATAGCACTGGAGTGCGGCGGGCCCTTATAAAGCCCGGAGACTGGTCAGATGGGCTGGAACGGCAGGGATCGTAACCCTGATCTACTACCAAATATTGCGTCCGTAGCTCAACTGGATAGAGTTCTGGTCTTCGAAACCAGCTGTTGGGAGTTCGAATCTCTCCGGACGCACCACAGTAATACCTGTTTAGCTCAGCTGGTTAGAGCACCATCTTGATAAGGTGGGGGTCTCTGGTTCGATTCCAGAAACAGGTACCAGTATAAATACTATTATGAAAATCATAGAACTATTAACAGAATCTACAAGCCAGTTTGATCCATTATTAATTGAATTTTGGAAATCTAGTAGCCCAGCAGATTTGAAATATTTCTTTGTTCAAAACAACTGCTATGGGGCATCGCAGTCTTTTATGGAATTTCTTGAAAATAAAGGAATTCACACAGCAGAAATTGTACCAATTGGCCGTGTACGCAATGGTAAAAAAACTGAAGGATGGTTTCATGCAGATGTTCCAGATACAACATTAGATGCATTTACTAAGGAAGATATAGCTGCATGTAAAAGTCAAGGTTTAGATCCTCGTAAAAAAGCAGATCGAATTGCATATATTACCAACAACAATCTTGAAGACGAGTTCAAATGGATTCCCCATAGTTGGGTAGAAGTTCGTGGACAAATTTTAGATCCCAGCGGATTTTACATTGACGGTAAGAGCGGTCAGTTCGACCATTTAGTACACAACAAATCAAATTTATCACAACGATATCAATATTTTTAAAATGGGTGCTTCATCTAATTGGCAAGATTGTGGATTCCAAATCCATTCATCTAGGTTCGAGTCCTAGGGTGCCCGCCAAATTAACCTGAGAGGTCGTAATGAAGTTCAACATACCACAAATCAAAGAGTTCATAGATAGACAAGGTCCCAACACTAAAATTTATATTGGTGTTGACTCGGAGCGAATTAAAAAAGGTACACAATGGTACGCTGACTATACGGCAGCTATCGTTGTTCACTTAGATGGAAAACATGGTTGTAAGCTGTTTGGTGAGGTAACTCGTGAAAGAGATTACGACCGAGTTGACAAACCTAACACTAGGCTTATGACCGAAGTTTTTAAAGTTTCGGAACTGTATCTTAAACTAGCAGAAGTTCTGGAAAATCGTGAGGTTTCGGTACATTTAGATATTAATCCGAATGATCAACATGCCAGCTCTAATGTAGTGGCACAAGCTATTGGATATATTCGCGGTACTTGTAATGTAGAGCCACAAGTTAAGCCACATGCATGGGCTGCTTCGTATGCTGCGGATAGGTTTAAAGGTTTAAAAGTTGCTAATTCTTAAAAATGAAGGATCACGGCCTTTATGAAATCCTTCCGGAATTGGATCACAAACAGGATGCTTACGACTTAAAGTTCCGTTTGTGATCCAGCAAAATTTTCCAATAGATTTTTTACGGCCTTTATCCATAGCATCTAATACAGATTGTGGTCTCTTTTTTCCGGCCATTGGATTAGGTTTTCCTGCGCTAACTTGTTCTTGTCGTATTTTACTTAAGTGTTCGGAGCGAATCTGTTTTAATTCTTTTGCTTTTTCATTTCCGTAAATTTCTTCATAAGTTTTGCCTTTAAGAATTCCTTTTCTGCCTTTGGAAATATTAGTGCGAGATTCAGGAGAAGTTGAACTAAAACGATTATGACCAAGTGTTTTATCAAAATAATGTTTGTTTAAACATAATGGATTTTTAATATTTTCTTTAATTAAATCTTGTTCAAACCAATAAGCATCATCACTAGCTGTTTCAGTGTAAAATTCAGCAACAACCGACCATATAAAGTCATTAAAGTTGTCTTTTACTAGCTGTGCAGATGAACATGTGTTATAATGAAATCCTAAATCTAAATGAGATTGAATTTTATTTTTTTCACGATATCCGATATAAAATTGACCGGTAACTTTATGAATGCCAATATAGACATAAGGATAATTTTTATTTTTATATAAATGATTTTTCATATAAGTATTTATACATCTAGACATTAATCAGAGAGAAAAATGAGAGTAACAACTAAAAAGGATGTAAAATTATGCCATTAGATAATAGCATGTATCCCACCATGCAGGAAGATGTGTGGATGCCACGATTATCAGTTTATGATAAGTGTTTTGCTTGGTTACCACATCGGTGTACTCAAAGTAACTGTGTAATATGGTTACGGTGGGGTCGTAGATATCAGCGGTGGGTTGGATATGGGGATGGTCGTTACTTGAAATACATATGGTTAACTGAAAAGGAATACCTAATGTATTGTTTAAAGGCAGGCAATGAGTAACATCACAAAAGGTCGTAAGAGTTATGACAGTACTATGGGTAACACCATAGTACCGTTCTTTAATCGCAATGTAACACCTTATCCCACTGAAGCTGGTGGTCCTAAGTTTGATCTAGTTCCAGTTACACAACAAAAAGACATTATGATTAATAATGCCCGCTTGTATGCTCAGCAGGAATATGATAGAATAATGGAATTAGTAGCAGTATTAGAAAGACAAGCAGGAGATATTAAGCGTCGATTAGACATGACTGACTTAGTACACAGTTGTAAATATGATTTTCAGCTGAGTATGGGTCATGTGTATTGGGTAGTTAAAGATACACGCAAGAATATAACGATACTAACTGGCATGTCGCCAACTGATTGGACTAGTGGTGTTCCAGTTGATTATGAATATTTAATACAAGTAAGATATCTAGGAGATCACTCCTGGATGGAAGTAACTGAGTAAGTAATGCCCCGGTGGTGGAACGGTCTACACAGCGGTCTTAGAAGCCGTCCTTAATTGGGTGCGAGTTCGAATCTCGCCTGGGGCACCATATATGCGAAAGTGGAGAAATTGGTATATTCACTAGATTCAAAATCTTGCGCTGCAAGGCATGCGGGTTCGAGTCCCGCCTTTCGCACCATAATATTTGACAGTAATAGTAAAGCACTATATAATAGTAACATGCGGGGATGTGGCGAAATTTGGTATATGCAAGGCGCTTAAAACGCCTCGCCGTAAGGCATGCCGGTTCGAGTCCGGCCATCCCCACCAAAGATAGTTGAAGTACAATGCGGGATTAGTTTAATGGTAAAACTACAGATTTCCAATCTGTTGTTATCAGTTCGATTCTGATATTCCGCTCATTTTACTTAGATTTGTGAGCAGGATTAATTCAGCGGTAGAATGTCTCGTTGCCAACGAGAATGCCATCGGTTCGATCCCGATATCCTGCTCACAAATCTAAACAGAGTACTCCTTATATGACAGTTGAACAAGGTCATATAAGGGAAGGACAGTGTTCAACCTGTCCGAGAGTTTTTAGGGGGATGGGTCTGCTCGGAGTGGACACCTGCTTTGCAAGCAGGAATCAGAACGGTTCGAATCCGTTATTCTCCACCAATTAGTTGACATTAAATACAATATCATGTATAATGTTTACATAGTAAGTCTGTTGCGGAGTAGGGGAGTCTGGTCGTCCCCGCTAGTCTCATAAGCTAGAGATCGTTGGTTCAAATCCTTCCTCCGCTACCATTTTATAACAAGGAGTTAACATGAAAGCAGTTTTAGCAATCGTTGTAGCATCACTAGCACTTACTGGATGTGTTGTTGCTGATCCATATTATGTTCAGCCTCGTCCTGTATATGTTCAACCTGCACCAGTTTATGTGCAACCTAGGCCTGTATATGTAGCTCCTCCTGTTCGCTGTACGTATGTACAACAATGGAATGGTTACACAAGACAGTATCAAAATGTTCGTGTTTGTAGATAAGGAATAAAATGTTTATCAAAGTATCTAATGCAGCAAAAGATTTTCTTCATAATCCCTTGTACATCAAGGCTGATGTAATTCTAACAGTATACGAAGGTACTAGTGTTAGAAATGAAGGAACCCCTGATGAATATCAGGAACATGTGACTTTTATCTTTAGTCCTACTCATGGTACTTGGGAAGTTCTAGATAGAGCCGAGGATGTATACAAGCAATTAGTACAATTAGGTTTATAGTAAAGCAGTTTATTCTCCGGTTCGCCTAATCTGGTTATGGCACTTGCTTTGGGAGCAAGAATAATGTGAGTTCAAATCCCACACTGGAGACCATTAATGTAGTTAAAATTTAGGAAATATATGTCAATTAAAACAGCAGCTAGCCTTATCGATATCAATGTTTGCGTTAATCAAACAGGCAATAAAAGATATGATTTAGTATTAATCGCAGCAGCGAGAATGCGTGAACTGAAGTTTCATAGGATGGGAACAGATAAGATTACACGATGGTCAGAAGTATTACTTGAAATTCAGGAAGGTCGCATTGATCCAACTGAATATTTGAGAAAAATTGAAGCAGTACGCCCTAAAAAACAAAGTAGGAAGTACAAATAGTTTAGTTGGAGATTAGCCAAGCTGGTAAGGCAACGGATTTTGATTCCGTCATACACAGGTTCGAACCCTGTATCTCCTGCCAAGAAATCAATAAATATATGTACTATTAGGAATATTCCATGAAATTTAAAGAGCTATTTGAAATGCCAACTTATAACCCAAAAGAGTTACCTACAACAGATTTTAAGGTTCATTTAGTGAGCGTAGATACACTTGATCGTGATTATACCTTACTGGAAGCCATACAAGTAGGAGATAAAAAAATTATTGCGGGCTTAAAAAAGGATAGATCAATTGCCATAATTGGACCGGCTGTTGTTCGCAATGATGGGAAAACTTCGGTAGAAGTCATGGCTCAAATTGAATTTCACGAAGGCACAGTTAGTGGCGAAGCTGGCGGTAAAGCGACACTTCAAATTTCTTTAGTAGAAGCTGCCGATAAAGTGCGAGGTTTCGGATACGGATATCAATTATATAAGATGATATTAAATCGTGGATTCACAATCGTAAGTGATAATGTACAATATGTAGGTGGCAAAGAACTGTGGTTAAAGATTATTCGCAAAAGTGCTGCTGATAAGCATAATGTGTTTATTATGCAACAAGGCAAATACATGCGTGATGAAGCTGGAAATCCAATAGTATTTGATGGTGTTAATATTTCACCAGAAGATATCTGGAGTACAGATAAGAAAAGTGAAAAGCATTTTTACACTTTACTAGTAGCAAAAAATATCTAATTTCACGGATCGTTAGCTCAGCGGTAGCAGCGGCGCCCTTACAAGGCGTAGGTCGTAGGTTCAATCCCTACACGATCCACCAATCAATGTCAACTTAGCTGATGTGGTCATAGCAGTAGCTTGAAGAGCTTCGGAAAGTGGTTCGATTCCACTAGTTGACACCAATCAATGGTGACTGTGATAATAGGGGTGACCATAGTGTAAAATAGGCACCTAACTCTGTGAAAGTTATAGTCTGAGTGAGACTTCTCAGTGGTCACCCCTATTGTCATAGTCATCAACTTCACGAACAAGTTGTTCGTAGGTTATTGAAGATTTACTGTGTTTTCTTGAGTTTTTATTCTGTGGCATCAGATCGCAATTTACTGGATGACGAATGTAGTATTCATCGTAGTTATTGAGCATAGCTTCACTGACTGATACACGATGATCACGAGACAATCCGTTCATATTTATACCGCGTTTATTATTACCACCGGCATTATAGAACCCAACCCGTGTTAGTTCATTTAAATCGAATAGGTCAGGATAGTGAAACACATTGAACTTGAAGTAATATCTGGCCCGGTTTAGTGATTTATGTAAATGTATGTGTTCTTTACAGTAACCTATTTTATATCTGTTCACGAACTTAATTTTACAATGACGACAAGTGTTTAGAATGAGTTTAGAGTGAGGTGCGAGTTCTTGTTTAGGCACTCGTCTATCTGCCCAAGTCTTCTTGACTTTTTCGTATAAGGCGTAGTCTCTTTCGTTGTTGTTATGAGTTGCGCTGCAACTTTGAGAACAGAATGTCAAGTGTCGTTTTTCGTATGATAGTTCCACTGAACATGCTTTGCACTGCTTAGGAGTTGTTAGATAAACCGTCCTAGAGTATTCTCTTTTACGCTTATGAGCATCAATAGCGCCTTGGTTACCACCACCTTTTTTGCCGCCATTTTTAGCATCAAGAATAAGTTGAGGGTCACGAGCTGGACCATATTTTAGTTCATAGTCACGAGTATTAGTGCCATGATTTTTTAAATGAATTCCTGATATTTGGCCGTTGAAATCACGATGGCATATAGCACAGTTTATTATTTTATACATATACTTATTTAGTCTAACTTGTAAGTTCAGTAAGTATTTGTCACCCCAGTTGACATTTAATTGAAAGTCAACTATAATAAGTACTTGTTAAACAAAGGAGCAGTTATGAAAGCGTTCGGATCTAAGCGTTGCTACCACGACTGCCGTGTTGTTCAGGCAGGTAACGGTAAGAAAATTAAGTTTACCGTTGGCGTGAAGTCACGCAAAAGCGGTCGTAAAATTGAAAAGGAGTAGTTATGAAGTCTAAGATGATCGTGCCAACACTAAATCCACGAAACCCGTTCGTGATGCTGGCACATAAAAGAAGTGCGGGAAGTCATGCTAAGCCACACAAGGCTCAGCGTAAGTTAGAAAAACAAAGGCATTGGGAGAGTAGCTCAATTTGGTAGAGCAAGAAACTTTTAATTTCGAGGCTGTGGGATCATGCCCCATCTCTCCTACCATTATTATATTGAAGCACATTTAAGTAGGCATGCCAACGCTAGGTCTTATCGGACATAGCCAGAGTGTGTTTCAATATAATAATCCGGCCATAGTTAAATGGATATAACTAGGGATTTCTACTCCCTTATTGTGGGTTCGATTCCTGCTGGCCGGACCATGGCGATGTAGCTCAGTTGGTTAGAGCAGGTGACTCATATTCACAAGGTCGGTGGTTCGAATCCACTCTTCGCTACCAAATAACATCGTACATAAATAAAGTAATGCGATTATATGAAATACAACAAAATATTGAAGAATCTATCAACTTAACTAGATATCTGCCCGAGGTTGAAGATGCCATTAAAAAAGGTATTTTAGCTTCCATGGATTCGCTTATAAATGTAAAAATAACACCTAATGTACAAGCTAACATTGATGAAACTGGAAAATTTGGAGCAGTTAGATCACGAGTTAAATTAGTATCTAAAATGAAAAAACATTGTTCTGCTAATCTGCAAAACGTTGCCAGTAGTATTATGAACATGCCAAACATTATTGTTTATTTTGATAAAATGAAGAAAAATAATGGAGAATGGTATAGCGACAATTCTTCTATAGCGATAAACATCAAATATCTTAATGATATTAAAAATAGAATATGGGCCAATTGGTCAGCACAAATAATTAAATATAATGAAGGCGACACACTTGATTATTTAGAAACTGCCGAATCAATTATAGATGAATTTAAAAGATATACTTTTACTCCCGCGGTAAGCGCAGTTGTGACTAATATTGCCGGTGTGTTTATTCATGAAATGGTACATGCCATGCAAGACAAAGCTGCTGCTGCAAAAGGAATGAATACAGATAAGGCATATCGTAGTTACCTAACAAATAAAGAAACGTTTGATAAATCAATAGAAGATTACAAAAAAGCTGGGTTTACGGAGAAAGAAGCATATAGATTTTATAGAGGTAGTCCTCAAGAAATTGCAGCGTTTGCTAATCAAGAAGCAGCAAAATTTATTAAATCTAAAAAATTAGATCAACCAGGTGTTCAAGCAACACCACAAAGGTTGTCTGAATTACAGACTCAGTTGAAATATTTGAATGATATTTTTAAAGATACCAACAATACAACAGAAATCAAAATTATACGACGATACACAACATTAATGTATAAAGCAGTCATGGATTATGTTGAAAGAAAAAATGAGTTAGCACAAGCAAAGCAAAACACACGATAATACATAAGTCAATACTATAAGCAACCAAAAGTAATATTTTGGTTGCTTTTTTATTTGGCTTATGTTATAATATATTTTTATATAAAGGAGAATAATATGCCATCAGTATTTCTGGTAAGTGATACACATTTTGGACACAAAGGTGTCTGCCATTTTATGCGTAAAGATGGTGAGACCAAGCTTCGTCCATGGGATACTGCCGAGGAAATGGATGAAGAAATGGTTAAGCGGTGGAACGATACTGTTCGGCCAAATGACAAAGTGTATCATCTTGGTGATGTGGTTATTAACCGCAAGGCGCTTGGTATTATGCAACGTCTTAATGGAGACAAAGTTTTAATTCGTGGTAATCATGATATCTTCCGTGACGACGAATATCGAGAGCATTTTCGTGAGCTTCGTGCGTATCATGTCATGAACGGAATGATTCTTAGTCATATTCCCCTTCACTCTGCCAGTATGGGACGATTCGGAGTTAATATTCACGGACATCTTCATTCTGATCGTGTTATGAAACCTTCTGGGGTTAATAATAAGACTGGTGAGATTGTATACAGTGAAACAGAGATTGATAATAGATATCATTGTGTTTGCGTAGAACAAACTGACTTTGCACCAATATTGTTTGAAGATGTAATCAAACGGATTGAGGAAGAAGGCGGCGCTGTTGGTTTCAAAAACGGCAACGGCCCCTCGATGTAGTCATAAATAAAATTATGATTATAACGTGCGGGCCCGTTAGTAACCAACGTACCCTTAAATTAAAACTTCCCGAAGAACGAACTAAAATAGCAGTCCTTATCAGTGGTGGCATAGATAGTGCTATACTGTATTACTTAATGTTGCTGGAAAATAAAAACACAGGATATAGGCATGACATAAGACCTATATCTATAATGCGACAAGAAGGATCTGAATACTTTAGTAAGTTGGTAGTGGCAAACATGAATGAGAAGTTTAATCTAATCAAACAGGATGCTATTATAGTTGGAAATCCTTCTTTGCCAGAAGATCAGCAGGTTAAGTCAGGTGTAAATCATGCTTATAACTTGGGGTTTGATCTAACATACTGTGGCGTGATTGAACAACAGCCTGAACACATGATAGGTTGGGTTCAACCCGAAGCTAAAGAAACTAAACGATTCAAAACACCGCTAAAAGATCTAAACAAAATACATATAATAGATCTTGTTATACAATGTAAACAAGAGGACTTGTTTTACATTACCCATACTTGCAACAAATTTAAAGTAGGTCGTTGCCACAAATGTAATGGGTGTAACGAACGAGCATGGGGATTTTCACAACTAGGATTACCAGATCCTGGTACTATATAAACAAGTGTTGGAATTTGGCAATAGCATCTTCCCATGTTATTTTACCATATCTACAACGCAAGCTAAAAGCATATCTACCATTAAATCCTGATGGACGATGAGGTATTTCCGCATTAGTTAAATACGCCCCCGGTAAAGTCGTATAGATTTTAACGGGATTTTTTTTAGCTATACAAAGTATACGACTACTACCTATGGTATCACCCTCTTCAACCTGTTCATCTACGTCATCTGGAAGCCAGTATTCCATAGTTCCATATCCATTATAAATCCAGTTAATACCCCATACTCTGCGACCGTCAACGTGTATAACACCTGTGTGATTATTTTTGTAAAAAAAATTAATAAAATCCCATTCAATGCCAGCCCAATTCAACCATTCAGGTTTAAGTACTTCTTTTGGATGATATTGTTTATACATTGATATTTGCTCACCAACTAATATCTCAGCTTTTCCCTCATCAGTCAGTATTTCATCTAACGATGGCAAATCTAGTTTATACATATATTCTGGACTTATTGCCATGGCATTTTCCATTTAGTGGGAGGAACAGCAGGGGTAAACTCAACCGGGGTGAAATCCCATTCTTCTATGTTACTAAGATAATTTATAACTTCATACTTTGACTCTATGATTATTTTAGAAATGCCCTCAGCTAACTTTATATTATTATGTTCACTAAAGTGATTACTTCTCATATCTGGACCAAAATGGCCTTGGGATGGATCACCAGTGTGTGGCATCAATTCTTTTTGCGATGCCTTAAACAGTGATGTTAGTTCTGATGAAATTTGTAAGATACATGAATTATGTGTAGGAACATGATCATAATCATCAAAACAATTTATATGGATTAATTTATAAAAATTATCTGACATGAGATTTAGCTCATTGATCCAGGATGCTTTAGCCCATTTGTAAAATTCAGGTACATACAAGTCAGATTGATAAAAATCTTTTACTAATGCGTGTAATTTGCCGCTTGGATCAAGATGTTTTATATCTGATTTGTCTGAATTAACTTCTGCTCTTATTAAACCCGGGTTAATAGGAAAATCTAACATGGAAGGCAATCTACTAAAATTCGTGTGACACACAATAACTAAAGTTTGTTTATCAAGAATAGAATTATTTTCAAGTAACCATCTTCGTGTAGTCCACCAGGGTCTGCCACCATAACCTACGCCAAACAATGGCATCTCTAATTTATTTGCCAAATATAAAGGCCAATCAGTGGGTTTATATCTCTCTGAACAAAAACTATCTCCAACTATGACTAATTTATTAAACATGTTTTATTGCTTAATGTAATTTTTAAAAATTTCATATACATTGTCAAAAGTTGGTCGACCAAGTTGATCTGTATATCCAAAAATTATACTAACACAAAATCGCTCAGTAAGATTGTTGTTATTAATACTGTGAGGTATTCCCACCTGCACTAAAGTAGGTTGTCCTACTTTTTGACTATGCAATAATGTAACGTCATCTGATGAATAATGTATAGCATAAGTTGAAATAGAAGTTTTATGAGAAGAGCCCAAGCAATTCTCTTTTATGGCGTACCAACACATAGTACTGCCTTCACCTCCAAATACCCAATTTAGTTTAACGTAATCACCTGGCTTTTGGGTGTCTATGTGTATATAACTGTTTACTCCAACTGGCCTGTAAAAAACTTCAACAAATTTAATATCTAATCCATTACTTGTAAAGAAATTAACAATATCATCATTTAATAGTTCATTATTAATTATAAAATGTCTTGCCGAAGTCGGGTTGTTTATTTTTAAAAATTCAATAATATCGATTGTAGATTTAAACAATGGAATTGGTAATTCAAGATCAGCGCAATATTTTGTCATATTATTTAAAAGTAATAGGAAAAGGAATCACACTAGATGAAAAATCTTCCCAACTCCAGGGTGATATTCTAATACTAAGGGCAATCTGTGCTGTATCACTTTCATTCCTAAGAGCATGCCAAGTGCCAATATCAGTTATCATAGTTCTATCTGCGGTAACTGTTTCTATTTCTCTGGCAGCACTGTATGGCAACATAGGAATAGTTTGCCACATATCTTTTTCACCGTAATAAAATATTTTTGAAGAATCTGTGCATTCAAACCATGACCAATGTAACTTATCACAGCTAGACAATGGCAAAAATACTGCTTGTCCTAGTTTTCCAAGATCCTTGGTTTCTTTTGGCTTGTCTGAATGTATCCACAATTTTTTATTTGGTGGTATATATACTAGCATTATCTTATACCCAGAATCTTGGCTTAGTTCAATATTTAACAATTTAATTATCATTTCTTGAGTAGATTTATCTAATGCCTGCACTTTTTCAAGATTAGGATCAGATATCGTAATAATATCCAAAATTTGTGACACAGGAATAGTTGGCCAGAATATCGGCATGTAATTACTCATGTGGTATTTATTATACGTAAAAATTACAAGTATAAATATTTTATCAAGGTGAAATCAATGGATAACATAATGTTTGCCGAAGTAAATTTTCCTTTACTAGACAAATCCACCGCAGCAAAAGAAATCTTAGCTATTCCTGAAAAATTTAGTTTTTGGGACGAATATCGCAATACACTAATGATACCTTTAATGAGTAAAGGCGGAATGATGGCATCCAATAGCATTCCGGGTGAGTTTAAATGGAATGACCATGCTCCTAAAATTATCGTCGATTGGTTTGATGAATATATATTTCCGTGGATGGGTACAAAAGCTAGAGTCATGGCGTTGATTACACAACCAAATTTTTCAAACTATGAACATATAGACTGTGATCCACATGAGCTAAACACTAGACAACATAAATTTAGAATTGTACTGCAAGGCAAAACTGACACACTTTACTTTATAACCGACAAAGGAAATATCTTTGCTCCTACAGTAGACGGGGCATTTATCATGGATGGAGGCTGGCCGCATGGCATGGTCAATACTACCAATGAGGTTAAAGTTACATTAGCTTTAGGTGCTCCTTGGACTGGAAATGATAGCTACGATAATATCAATTTACTACTGGATCGTTCCATTCATACTATGCCAGATGATCTTAGCAGCTATTGGAAAAAATGAGTAACTTTTATCACAAAACAGAATTTAAGTTTAGTAACGCAGCAATAACTTGGATATTACATAGATATCAGCACAGGTACAACGACATCTTTTTTCATGATCTAGACATCACCCAAAGTGATCCTAAAAGTCAAGCAGAGTGGCATTCAAATTTGCCAGGTAGAGAATTAAAATCATTTTTATCAGGATATAATTGTGATACTAGCTACTACGGCGTAAATGTATTTCTTAGTAATACAAAAGAGTTAGTTAGAGGTAATCCGCATATTGATGCTAAATTTAGCAACGGTGATATTTTTAAAATTAAATCTAGATTCAATGTAATGGTGTTGGGTAATCCCGAAGATAACATGGTATGGTGGGATACAATGCGATGGGGTGATGAAAAATTAATTGATCATCCATTTACTACTATCACTGGAAAGTCCTATGTTAGTAAAGCTATTCCAGGCACTACACCTGATGAACGATGGAAATTCCTAGGTAAACCAACCAAAGAAGTTACCAATCTATTAACACCAAGTGCTTTTGTACGCACTGATTGCGCTCATACAATTTACACAAGTGGGCAGCCTAGATTAATAGTTACAGTGGCATTAGATAAAACATTAGAGGAAATATTAGCATGATCACAACCAAATACGGTTACTGGGTTGTAAACGGATTACCATTCGACAAAAAAATAGAAGCGGTGCGATATGCTTCGCAACATAATGCCTATATACATTTTTATTACCATGATAAAGCATGGAATGCGTATTTTGCCACGATGGATCGTACATCATTGGGTAAAAGAAGTTTGGCTCAGCTATATAAGGAACGGGCAGAACAATTAAGAGACAAATATGATTATTTGGTCTTATACTACAGCGGCGGCACAGATAGCCACAATATACTTCGCACATTCATTGACAATGATATTAAATTAGATGAGGTCAACATAAAATGGCCAAAGGCATTAAGGGACGGTAAGTTATATACACCAGATCCGCATGACACAAGTGCTTTCAATTTTGTAAGTGAATGGGATTATGCTATTAAGCCTATGTTAGAGTATCTTAAGCAGCATCACCCTGAGGTAAAAATTACATTTTCCGATTATACAGAGCAACTAGATAACAAAGCTATGGAAAATATAATAGAAGAATCTAATCACTATCGCAACGGAGCAATTTTATACAGCTATTGCTATAGTGATATTTGTCTTACAAAACCCAGCGTTGGTCATATCTATGGAATTGATAAGCCACTATTGATACGAGTTGATAAAACAATTAGAATGATATTCACAGATATGCCTACTACATTGTTTACGCCGCCTAATCATGATCCAGATTCATTAGAATTTTTCTATTGGTCACCTGATATGCCAGCATTGACTGTTGAAATGGCATATCAGATGTCTAATTATTTTATAGAGAATCCTGATACCATTAAATACCTATGGGCAAATGACAATATTGAACATTACGACTTAATCCGTGATTTTCAACACAATATTGCCATAAAAACTTGCTATACTACATGGAACTATAGATTTCAAGTAGTGAGACCTAATCTAGCAGTAAATGGAAATGACAAATGGAAATGGTTTGCTGAACACAAAGAATTTTCATCGGTATTAGATTGTCTTTCCGAAAATCGTAAATCTATGTTTGCCGGAGTCTCGGATCAATATCTGCTAAGAGGAGGCAAGCATGGAGACGGAATGAAAACTTGCTATTCAACTGGATATTATCTTAGGGACATATGAAATTTATTAAAACTTTTTTACTTACATTACTATTGTTTTGTAACACTGCATTTGCAGAACGAGCTACCTTGATGATAATGTATCCACCAGGCGGTCCTATGGACATTGCATCTAGACATTTTCAGAAATACATTAAAGATAAACATGACATTGATTTAACATTTGTATATAAGCCAGGAGCATTAACTCTAATAGGCTCACAAGAACTTGCTAAATCACCAAAGAATGGGTCTGTGCTAGGAGCTGTGAATATCTCTGATCAAGCGTATGTCATAACAAAAAACTTATCATTTGAATATGTGGGTCCTATGAAAAAAGCACCTGGTGTATTAGTGATTAGATCAGATTTAGGCATAGATAGCTACGACAAATTTGTCAGCGAATTAAACAAAGGTACTGTATTTAAAATAGGAACTCATACACATAACGTAAACATTCATATGCATGAGATATTTGAAAAAACAAATCCTAAATCTAAACAGACCATGGTACCATACAATGGAACACCATCTATGTTGAAAGATTTATTAGGTGGGCATATTGATATAATACTAATACCCATGGTAATAGTTCAAGAATATGTTAAGCTAGGCAAGCTAACTGTATTGGCATCTACATCTAAAATAGATCGATTACCAACAATTATAAATTTATCAGAACGATATGATTTCGTAGATGTATCTGGCTTCAGTTTGTCATTGCCACCAGGAACTCCAGCTGACATAGTAAATAAATGGAAAGCTCTACTTAAAGAATACGTCAATGACAAAGAAGTACAGAAAGAATTTATTAATGACTATGCAAATGCAATGCTGGAAGGTCCTGAATACATAATAAAGGTCATGAACTACATCAATAATTTAAATTTACCAATGAATGAATAAATTTTTACATACGATATGTGTGCAATAAGTAATTACAACAAGGAAATAAAATGGCAGCAGTAGGCAATCAACGTAATCAAATAGCAGATCCAATGAAAACTAAAACCGGCAAGGCTCGGTTAGGTCCATTGGGCATACGTCAGTTAGAAGAATTATTAAGTAAGTCTAGTCGTCCCAAAGACAAAGCTAAAATTAAAAATCGTATTCGTATCGTTAAATCTCGTAAAGAGTTCGTCGAAGCAGTACCTGTAGTTTCCTCGTAAGAGGTGGTGGAGCCGGCAGAGTCAATTAATAGTTGACTCTGCTTTTATTTTGTAGTATAATAGTACAAGTAGTAAACGCCCCTTTAGTTAAATGGCATAACACTGGTTTTGTAATCCGGGGTCGGCAGTTCGATTCTGTCAAGGGGCACCATAATCATAAGTATTTTGTAGGTAGAGCTAAATAGATTTATTAGGAGTTCTACTTTATGAAATATTTTAAATGCTTACACTGTAGTAAAGATTGTCTATGGTCACACCGTAAAACAAACAAATACTGTGATACACAATGTCAAGTAGACTATCAAAGGGATTTTCGTATCAAAGAATGGTTAGAAGAAGGTAAAGATTTTATAGGACAACAAATACCAAAGTGGGTTAGATATGCTCTTACGTCTCGGTATGGTGATAATTGTAGTGTTTGTAAAATTACAGAATATAATAATATGCCAATTACTCTTGAAGTAGATCATGTTGATGGTGATCATAAAAATAATAAAATTGAAAATTTAAGATTTATATGCCCAAATTGTCACAGTCAAACTTCAACGTATAAGTATAAAAATGCAGGAAATGGAAGGCATAGTAGAAGACAAAGATACGCAGAAGGAAAGAGTTTTTAGTAGTACAATTGGCCAGTAGCTCAGTCGGTAGAGCAAATGTCTGTTAAACATTAGGTCGGTGGATCGTGCCCACCCTGGCCAGCCAAGAACAAAGGATAGTATATGAGAAAACTTATCAATTGGGTGTTAACACCCTACTTCAGATACAAAGAAAAACAAGCATTTAAGAAACGACTTAAAGAATTACGCGAAAAAGACCCGTTCATTTACAAATGAAATACTGGGGAATCAACGCTCTTAATCATGGCAGTAGCATTGCTGTTTTTAACGACAACATATATACACAATACACATACAACAGTGATACGCTAAGTATTGGAGAAATACATGATCTGTTTCGTAAACACGGAGAACCAGATCATATTTTTTGGTATGAACGGCCTTGGCTTAAGAAAGCTAGACAACTGTATGCAGGACAATATAAAACTGCATTTGATACATCAACAATTCCAAGACTTCAACTTGCTAAGTGGGATCTAGGACATATTCCTGTTACATACACTTCGCACCACGCTAGTCATGCTGCCGCTGGATACTATACAAGTCCCTATGATGAATGCGCTGTGATAGTATTAGATGCTATAGGCGAGTTTGAATCAGCAACAATCTGGCATGGTAGTAACAATCAACTAAAGAAAGTATGGAGTCGTAGTTATCCAAATAGCCTAGGGTTATTCTATAGTGCTTTCACCCACTTATGCGGACTCACCCCCGTCCAAGACGAAGGCAAATTAGAAAAGTTAAGCGCCGAAGGTAACCCTACAAAATACTATGACACAGTGAAAGATTACATAGGAAGCGATCTTATACTTACCAGAAATCTACACCGTGGTGTCAGAGATTGGCCATATGAAATCAAAGACGAACAAGATATCAAAGATATAGCGGCAGCGGTACAGCTTGTATTTGAGGAAGAGATAAGTGGGATAGTTGGTCTAGCCCGATGGTTTATCAATTCTGATAACTTGGTATTCATGGGAGGATGTGCCATGAATCGTGGCGCTAGAAAAATGATTGACTACGCAAAAGTGTGGACACTACCTAATCCAGGAGATCCAAGTAGTAGCATTGGAGCAGTGGCATATTATACAAAACAAAAAGTAAAGGAACTAAAATGAGCAAAACATCAGACTTACTTAAACAAGCATTAGACAAGAAACGAGGCATCCATCATATTGAACCAGATGGAACTCCTGTAGTAGACAAGAAATCTAAGAAAGCACCTACAATGACTCCGGGCAAGAAGCCTCCGACACGCCCAGCAGGACGCGGTAGATAATATTAAATTTTGCGTTGACAATTAATTCATACTCAGCTACAATAGCTTTGTTAGTTTAGTTGTCACCGAAATTTTGTAGAGCAAACAACACAGCGACAAATATTGGTTGACAGTTAATTAAAATAGTACTATAATATTAGTTCAGTACAAATAAAAACTTTTTAATTTTAATCTTTTAAGGAAACACAGCCCATGTCGGACACTCGTGAAGTAAATACAGTACAAGCCCGTCGCTCATTGTTAGCGGCATTCAAACATCAACGCCCAATTTTCTTGTGGGGCCCTCCAGGTATTGGTAAGTCAGAATTGGTAGAAGATATTACCAATGAACTTGGCGGCCAAATGATTGACATTCGTTTAGGTCAAATGGAACCCACAGATATTCGTGGTATCCCGTTTTATAATCGTGACATTGGTAAAATGGATTGGGCTCCACCAATCGACTTGCCTGATGAAGAAGAATCTAGCAAACATCCAATTGTTGTTCTGTTTCTTGACGAGATGAACAGTGCCGCGCCTAGCGTACAAGCCGCTGCGTATCAATTGATCCTTAACCGTCGTATTGGCAAATATAAACTGCCAAAGAACGTTGTTATGGTAGCAGCTGGTAACCGCGAAAGTGACAAAGGTGTTACTTATCGTATGCCTACTCCACTAGCAAATCGTTTCATTCATCAAGAATTGAAAGTAGATTTTGCTTCATGGCAAGATTGGGCTGTGTTGCATAAACAGCATAAAGACGTTATCGGTTATCTTGGTTCTAACAAACAAGATTTGGCAGAGCGTAACAACAAATCAGCTAGCCGTGCTTTTCCAACTCCACGTTCATGGAGCTTTGTGAGCCAACTGTTGTCAGATGATACAACTGACGAAGAAACGCTTACTAACCTGATTTCAGGTACAATTGGCGAAGGACTTGCTATCAAGTTTAACGCTCACCGTAAAATTTCTGGTCGTATGCCTAAGCCTGAAGATATTTTGTCAGGTAAAGTTACAACCCTTGATGTTAAAGAAATTTCAGCTATGTACTCATTGGTTATTTCAATGTGCTACGAGTTGAAAGATGCTGTAGAGAAGAAAATTGATGACAAAAAGTTTCACACTATGTCTGACTTCTTCTTTGCTTACATGATGAAGAACTTCGAGACAGAATTGGTAGTTATGGGAGCAAGGATCGCCTTGACCGTGTATAATCTCCCATTTCAACCAACAAAGTTGAAAAACTTTGATGAGTTTCACAAGAAATTTGGTAAGTATATTCTTAACGCTTCGGCTTAATCAACCGGGGTAGTGAGTTACTGGGCTGTGTTCGCACTGCCCTAGTTGGCGAAAGGAGCTTAGGCTCCTTTTGTTTTTGCCAATCTAGCAGCAATCTTATTAGCGATATGTTCCGGTGATTGTTTTCTTCCTTTCAATTTCTCAGATATTTTAGCATTAGTCTTACCTTTGGCGGGTGAAACTTTACCTTTGTTATTTGATGGCTTGCCTTTTCTAGCAGCAGACAATTTTGCTTTTTGCTCTTCGCTCATAGCAATACCCTTATTATGAGCCTGCTTGCCTTTTTTGCTATCTGATATCTGTGGTGCTTTTTTGCCACTATTCCAGCTTGGCGTACCCCTCGGGTTCTTTATTCCCTTATTCCAAGCTATTTTACCTGTAGTGCTAAATTTACCATCTGCGTTATCTTGGTTGTAACTCATGGGATCATCTTTCGCGCCAATCGCATTTAAACGAATTTCTTCTAATTCTCTTATATACAATGGTTCGCCTATAACCAAAATTTGCCTAGACCAATCTTCACAATTTTCTGCTATCATGGGCTTTACTTTTTTACTAGAGCAAATATATCCATCATCGGGATGACATCCTTTCGCAGTACGAGATCCTTCGTACCACATTCCGGTAGATTTTTGAGTCCAACGATATAAGTAAGCAATTGTTGACATAGTATTATATTTATAGTATAATGTGTATATAATTAACAAATAATACAGGAAATAAAATGAATGTGATTCCAACTAAAGTAGTTAATTCTACATACGGCCCTATGATTATTAATGCCAATGACCAGTATATTGGCCGCAGTATTGAGCAGTATGGTTTTTGGGGGCAAGAAGAAATTGACTTAATTAAGTCAATTGTAGATGTACTACTGTTGGAAAAGCCCTGTATTAAATTTTATGACATTGGCGCAAATATCGGTACGCATACTGTGTCAATGTCAAAACTTTTCGGAGATAAGATCTCCATTAGATCATTTGAAGCACAACGACAAGTTTATTATATGTTGTGTGGCAATGTAGCTATCAATGGACTTACTAATGTCGAATGCGAACATGTTGCTGTTGGCAACGGCGATGAAACTGCTATCAAAATTGATTTACCAGACTATCATCTGCCCAATAACTTTGGTGGATTGGAGTTGATAGCACCCCGTATCTCAGACAATCAATACATGACCAAAACTGGAAGTGAAGTAGTTGATTGTGTTACAATTGACCAATATGACGAGCCTGTTGACTTTATCAAAATGGATATTGAAGGCATGGAGCACATGGCGTTAGTTGGTGGAATTGAAACGCTAACAAAATATCGTCCCATTTGCTTTTTAGAAATGTATAAGACTGATATTGATAGAGTAAAACAGATCTTTAAGAACATGAAATACGTAGCATACACGCATACACATGATAACTGGATATTTCTTCCATCAGAAACTAATGTAAGTATTAATAACGCTAACAAAATTGAGTTATGAGAATGGTAACTCAAAAAGCTAATCTAGGCCAAAAGAAATTTCAATTAATACCACGACTCACAGATGGCAGTTTATGCCTAATGATTATAGATGTAATGTGGTGGATTGATAACGAGCGTGAAGTATTGAACTGGATGACAGAAATTTTACCACAAGGTATTGACCATCTAGAGGGAATGGTGTTAAAATTTGATAACGACTATGATCGTGTAAATTTTTTAATGAGATGGGGACCGTAATGGATCGTGATTTAGAAGAAGATATAAAAAATGATGCAATTATAATGGCTAAATTACAAAATGAAAGATACGCACAGAATGTATACGCAGCCATGTGTAACATGCGCTGGCAACCATATGAAGTATGGCCAGTACTCAAAGATGAGTACTGGAGTACTAGTTGGCGCGGCGCTGGTGGAATTATTGCTGATCTACGTGGGCATGGAGAAAATTACATGGACTACTACTGCTCTGGTATCATTGGTGATGATTTAGATGAAACCGATGTAAGGTACGGATTCATGCCAGAGGGTGAAGTCACAGACGAGGTTCTTGCTGATTTTGTTCGATTAGGCTGGAGACCATTTCCGTGGCCGAAAGATGACAAAATATGAATTTAGATATTATTCGTGTGCCAAAGAAATGGTATAATCATGATACCAAAGAATGGGTTGACGCTTCTGTATATCGGATTCGCTACAGCCAAGACGTTCATGATTGGTTAATAGAAAGTTACGGAGGACCCGAAGCTAATTTGGTATCAGGTAAAGGTTGGAACATATTAATGGATAAAATTTTTATGGACGAGACTGCTTACATGATGTATTCACTAAAATTTGGAATAATGTGAACGACGATTTATATAACTCCGCAGAAGCAAGATTAGATACTGTAGCCGGTAGAAATGCGTATTGGATACGATTAACATCTGCTAAAAAAGAATACGATATTCTGCGAGCTAGTTCGGGTGGACTAGAATTGCCTAACTTCAGAAACTACATACGCGATGTGTATGGTGTTGAAATGGGCGCAGATGAAGACGGCTTTACTCTACCAACATACACTATCATAGACGAACAAAAACATCTTATATTTTTATTAAAACATAGCAAACATGAAAACTAAAATTAAACATAATCTAGTTATTTTTGAACGAGAATCAGATTGGGAAATTGTGCGAGAGAAAATCAAAAAGGATTTTGGAGCAACTATATGTGCTATTTCTTGGCGACTTAAACGAGAACTTGGATTTACTATTAGATATCACCGAGCAGAAATAGAAGGAGTCACATATTCTCATGAGTCAGTTCATCTTGATTTTTTCAACGAGTCAGCACATTCGTGGTTTGTTCTCAAATACTTAAACCTTGAATAGAAAATAAATGGATTTTAGAATAACAAAACTTGATAAACGACATAACGGTCACTTATTTTACAAATATTCAGTGGCTCCTATATGGCATGCAGCATATACATATAATGACGCTATATATGATCAAAAGTTTGTCAATGCACGTAACTGGTGCTGGGAAACATGGGGACCATCAACTGAGTTTACTATACTATCTCGTAACGAATATTGGGCGTGGGATAGTGAATTTAAACATAGACGAATATATCTAAAAAACGACGAATCATTAATATTTTTTAAACTGAAATTCAATACTTGACAATTAAATCATGTGCTACTATAATAGTTACACATTAACAACTAAGGATTACACCATGGCTACTGCCGGTACTAGTGCAAACAAAAAACAAGGCGAAAGCCTTAAAGACATTTTAGGTCCGATGGATCCTAAAATTGATGCTATCGTTCGTGAAAAACTTATCACAGCTCGTGTAGGTTTATTGCTACGTGCCAGCTTTTTCGGCAACTTAGCTACTCGACTTAAATTAGTAAATGCTGACGAGTGGCTGTCCACTGCTGCTACTGATGGTCGTCACTTTTATTACAATAGTCGCTTTATTAACATGCTACGTCCAAAAGAAATTGAATTCCTATTTGGCCACGAAGTACTGCATTGCGTATACGATCATATGGGTCGTGCTGGTAGCCGTGATAAACAATTATTCAACGTTGCCGCTGACTATTGCGTAAATGCTGACTTAGTTAAACATCGTGTTGGTGAAAAAATCACCACAGTTGGCTGTTTACATGATTCCAAATATGATGGCATGAGTGCTGAACAAGTTTATGATTTGTTACAACAAAATGCTGACAAAATCAGTATGCAAGATCTTATTGATCAATTGCTTGATGACCACTTAGATGGTGATGACGATGGTGATGGTGGTGATGATGAAAATGATGATAGCAAAGGTCCACGTAGATTAACACAAGCCGAAAAAGACGCTATCCGTGATGAAATCAAAGAAGCGGTATTAGCCGCAGCTGCCGCATCAGATCAGGCTGGTAATTTGCCAGCTGGCGTTAAGCGTATGATTGAGGATATGACAGAGCCAAAAATGAACTGGCGTGAACTGTTACGTATGCAACTTGAGTCTACTATCAAGTCAGACTTTACTTGGATGCGTACTGGTCGCAAAGGTTGGGATATGGATGCTGTTATGCCAGGCATGAAATTAGAACCTATGATTGATATTGGTATTGCTATTGATGCATCTGGTTCTATCAGTAGCAAAATGCTTAAAGAATTCTTGTCTGAAGTACAAGGCATTATGGATTCGTTTCCTGCTTATAAGATTCATATTATTACTTGGGATACAGACACCTATAATCCACAACAGTATAACAGCGATAATCTTGATACTATCTGCGATTATGAAGTCAAAGGTGGTGGCGGTACCGATGTAGATTGCGTATTCAAATATTTCAGAGACAATGAAATTGAGCCTAAACGTCTAGTTATTTTCACAGACGGATATTTCAGTGGATTCGGTGACGAGAATTATTGTGATACAGTCTGGATTGTTCATAGTAACCCTTCATTTGATCCTACCCATGGTGAATGGGCAGAGTACGAACTAGACTAAACTGCTGGCAATATTGCCAAAATGCCCCTTAACAGGGGCATTTTTATTTTCAGCATGATATAATGTGTATTAAATAGTTGTATGGAAAACACAACACAACCTATACAACCAATTACTGTAGCAGACCTAGATGCTCTCCGTAGCATTATTGATCTTGCAGCTACCCGCGGAGCATTCCAGGGGGCAGAATTATCTCAAGTTGGAGCTGTCTTTGACAAGCTGACAATTTTTCTTAATTCAGTAGTAAAACAGGCGCAAGCCTCAGCTGAGCCACTCAGCGATAATACACAAGGAGTATAAAATGGCACAAATGATTAAGCATGTAGGGAAACACGGAGACCGTAAGGTTCTCGTATTGTACAGAGAAGTACCAAACGAAGATCATATGTGTTTGGTAGTCTATCCTGAGGTATTAAATGCCACATGGCAAGATGCTATTCAGCGAGTAGTAGAAAGTCCAGTCGGACAGAATGAAAATTGTTTAGCAGATGCTTTGCATCGTTCATTACTTCCAGATGGTCGTCCGATTCTAGAAACATTACACAATGAACGAATGATTAAGAAAATTCGTTGCTCAGATGTTCTTATGACCCCAGGCGGAAATGCTAAAATGCGCTTAGACGAAATGAACAAGATGGTCAATGAAATGAATAAAGGCGAAGAAGCTCGCAAGAAGATGGAAGAAAACGAAGCTTCTCGTGGAATGGTTGATCCTTCTGTTAAACGTGCCGCAGAAGCTCGTTATAAAGATGAACAACTTGCCAAGCAAACAGAAGCGCAAAATCGTTACATTGAACCAACAGAAAATCTTATTGCGCCAGTTGATGGTGTGTTAAGTGACCGTGCTATCGCTGCTAACATGTTGACTCAGGCTAAACGCATGGAAATTGAAGCAACAAACATGATTGCTGAAGCTGCTCGTATGAAAAAAGATGCTGAACGCATGGTGCCTGGTGTTAATCCAGCAGAAGCCACATGGACACCTCCTGTTCCAGAAGCACCTAAGCGCCGTGGTCGTCCACCTAAAGCAGAAGCTACGGTGAGTGATGCAGCCAACTGATGATTTGCTGAGTCAGTGGGAAATCATTGTTGAAGAAGTTAACAAAACTGATGTCCCACTTGAGTGTATTAAAAAGATTGTGTTTAAGTTAACTAATGGTAGACAACGAACAATTAACATACATACACTCACTAAACAAGGGCTAAACATGGACGATCTTGAACAGCTAGTTGCTAGAACATTTAGTGAGCTAGACACAGAGATCAAAGATGTTGAATTTATAGTAGACATTAAAAGTGTAGCGGCGTTGGTACAACCCGAGACAGATAAATTATTAGGAAAACTTTGAAAGTAACATTAGTATCATCAAGTCAGCCCAGCAAGGAACTAGTAGAACAGGGCATAGTAAATGCCCAAGAACTAGTTGCTTACTGTGCCAGAGTTAGCAATCCTGCTAACCAAAATAACACAGACACAAGCGAAAAATTAATACGCTATCTGATTAAGCATAATCACTGGTCACCTCTTGAGATGGTAAGCGTGTGTCTTTCTATTGAGACAACAAGAGATATCGCACGACAAATTCTACGGCATCGTAGTTTTAGTTTTCAAGAGTTTAGTCAACGATACGCAGTCGCTGATTTAGGTTGGGAATTAAAACAACCAAGATTGCAAGATACAAAGAATCGACAGAACAGTATTGAGATTACTGGAGATAACTTAACTGAACAAAATTTAATAGAACAATGGCGTTGGAAACAAGAATCAGTTATCGCTTCTGCTCAAAGTTCATATGAATGGGCTATTAAACAAGGCATCGCTAAAGAACAAGCTCGTGCTGTACTACCAGAAGGACTTACCCTTAGTAGATTATACATGCAAGGCACATTGCGTTCATGGTTACATTACATAGAACTACGCAGTGGACCAGAAACACAAAAAGAACATAGGGAAGTGGCAGTATCTTGTGCTAAAGCACTTGAATCAATATTTCCCATGGTGAACGAATTTCTAGTGGCATAATAGTACACACATTTGTAATAGGCGATGTAGAAGACCCTGATATATACGCTGCCAATCCTCTTTGGGAATGGCAAGAAAGTGAAATGGGAAAATGGGTCATGGAACACGCAATAGAACCTCCTGAATGGCATCGTATGACCGATTCATTGAGTTATGGATACCGATATAACGTTATTGCCAAACTCACTGAGCAAGATCAAACTTTTTGGACACTAAAGTGGAAAGATATTAAATGAATATACTAATTACAGGTGGCATGGGATTCATAGGACATAATGTAGTTATTGTTTTAGAAAAATTGAAACATAATGTTTCTATGGTGGACAATATAACTGATTATGGCATTATACCAAGGCGTGAATTAGATTTCCTAATGTTTAAGAGAATATGTAGAATTAAATCTCCTAATATCACTATTGCTGATATCACAGAACCGTTAGACGATAAACTGTTTGAGGGTATTGATGTTGTTATACATTTAGCCAGTTTTCCTAGACAAAAAGTTGTTAACAAAAATCCCGCCGCTGGAAGTAAAGTTATGAGTGAAGGATTATTGAACTTACTTGAACTATCCGTTAAACATGGTATTAAAAGATTTGTGTATGCTAGTTCAAGTATGGTGTATGGTAATTTTGATCATAACAGCACTAACGAAAATGCCGTATGTGCGCCTATTGGCCAATATGGCATAATGAAACTGGCAGGTGAATGGTTAGTTCGAGATTATACTAGACAATACGGGTTAAATCATACCATTGTTCGTCCTAGTGCCGTATACGGACCATATGATGTAGAAGATAGGGTTATTAGTAAGTTTTTTGCCGCTGCTATGCGTGATGATAAACTGATAGTTAATGGAGCCGATGAAATGCTGGACTTTACGTTTGTCGGTGATACTGCATTCGGTATAGCACTAGCTGCCACTAGCCCCGGTTCATTAAATAAAACGTATAATATATCCCGCGGCAAAGCGCATACTTTATTAGAAGCTGCTACATTAATAACTAAAATAGTCGGCAAAGGAACTGTTGTAGTTAGAGAACGAGATTCAGCGTTTCCTGTAAGGGGAGAACTAAATATACAACAAGCGAAAACAGATTTTGGATATCACCCTGATGTTAATCTAGCACAAGGATTATTTGAATACTACGAATGGCTTAAACAAGTAAAATTATAATATATATTGCGACATATTGTTATACCAAAGCTCAGGCCCACTATTAGTTAAATGATGTAACATAACCCATTGCTGACAACTTTCAGGAATGGGATCTTTAGAACCACATACATTATACTTTGAAGATTCCATTGTAAACTCAATAGAACAATTTGTTTTAATTAATTCTAAATATTTTGAGAAGGCAAGTAGATTATGCTCACGACTAATAAATAAACAGTCAAGATTGTTTAGTTTAGCTACATTAAATTGTATGGGTAAACAGTAAGTTGTATTAAGAAACTTATCGCCACCACCAAACTTAGATAGTCCATGCCTATAATCTGGATGTATCCACATTCTAGTACTACATCTTCCAATACCTTTTGCCCAACGTTCATCACTAATTTGTAACGCACTAAAACATACAATTTTATCATTTATAATAACAACCGGAAATGATAAAAAATCCCTAGGATCTAATCCTATATAATTTTCTTTAAGATCATCGGTTGTGTTAATGAGATATTCTTGATATTCTTCCCAAAGTGTTGTGTCAAAACTTGTAGCGAAATCAACTATTTTCTTCATCGTACTCTATTTAATTAAATACCATATGCCTAAAATAAATTCATTCTTGTACTACATACTCTATCCAGTACATGCCATAGCATGGATAGGTACAATATTATTCTTTATATTTTTTGACTTTACATGGACTAACTTTTGGCAATTGCTAATTGGCTGGATCATAATAGAAGGACTTGGCGTTGCTGTAGTACTACATAGGCATGTTAGTCACAAAGCTGTTGGACTACGACCTTGGTTAAAACCAATTTTACTATGGATTAGTTGTTTATCACTGCAAGGCAGTCCGCTTGGCTGGGCAGCAGTACACAGAGGTAGTCATCACCGATACAGCGATACAGAAAAAGATGCCCACACACCCACCAAAGGCTGGTGGTACGCATGGCACATGTGGTTACATGATTGGGACAAATACTTTAATCCTAAGTACGCAATAGATTTAGTCAGAGATCCTATGCATGTGTGGATTGCTAAGCATTATAACTATATTATTCTCGTAACTTATGTTATAGTAGGGTTGATTAGCTGGAAACTGTTGCTATTTGGGTTTATTATACCAGCAGCACTAAGCTTATATATGGAAAGTAACATTAATGTATTTTGTCATACTAAAAATATGGGTTATAGGAATTTTGAAACTAAGGATAATAGCCAGAATGTTTCATTACTAGCTTGGATAACATGGGGCCAAGGTTGGCACAATAACCATCATGAGAAAGCAAGTAGCTATGATTTTGGATCTAGTGTAAGTGGCAAGTCAAGTGAGTGGGATTTTAGTTTAATCTTCTTGCCACTGATTGCCACTAAAGAAAGTAGACAAAAAATTTGGCGGGAGCGCAATGACAAACTTCACTCACAATAATCATCTTGTATACAGCATAGGTGGACGTGATTATGATTATAGAACAAATTCAATAGAAAAATATTCAGTAAGAGTTGGCGCAATAGACCCAGAACGATATGCTGCTAGCTCATATGTAGACGAATTACATCGTACTGCTCAGTTAGTAAGAAGTGATTTTGGCAAGGATCTTGTATTATTTTTATCAGGTGGCACTGACAGTGAAATAGTACTAAGAAATTTTGTAGCAACAGGATTCAAGCCACGCTGCGTTACTCTTAGATTTAAAAATGACTACAATGCCAGTGATTTAGTTGAAGCGCAAGCAATAGCGGATGAGTTGAGAGTTAAACTAGATATCATTGATATAGATATTGAGGATTTTTACTATTCAGGCGAAGCTAAAGAGTTTGGCGAGCAAATACAATGTACTCAGATAACTTATATTATGGTTTACAGAAGCGTATTGAAACTAGGTGCTCCAGCAGTAATGGGCGGAGAAGCATTACTTACTAGACAAGTAAATCTTAATGATAGTTATTGGTATTATACACTTAGAGAAAATGAAGATGCCAGTGCCATGCGTTTCTCTGATAAATTTGGAGTGCCATTAGTAAATGAATGGTTTAGTTATACACCTGAATTGCTATTGCATTGGTTAGAAAATCCTTTAGTAAAAGAACTCGTGTCCAATCGATACAACTACAAGCTAAACTCTGCCAGCAGCAAGAACTCAATTTTATCCACACTATACAAAACTAGACCTAAATCAAAAACACATGGATTTGAAAAGTTACTAGACTTTAATCAAGAAGTATACAAAGAATTAGGAAGAACACAAATCAAAAGGCTAGAAGCCAGTATTGATGGCGTACCTTATGATACCGTAATACAGCAATTGAAAGGACTGCTATGAAAATTGTAGAATTAAATCTATTATATAGAGAACTTGTTAAACCATTATTCACAGTAGATGCGTTATATGAAAGATTTGTAGACACTTATCTATCAGGGTTAACCAGTTACAAAGCACTAGCTATAGAACAAGAAGATGGCAGTATAACATCTTTTATATCATTTTATATAAGCCGTGATGACGCATGTTGGTACATCACTGATATAAAATCAAATGACGCAAAAGATGAACTTCGCACATTAATAGGTGCGGCAATAGCTCATAATGAGGGAATGGGTAGGTTGAAATTTTACTCACTTATTGATGCTGATGATATTGGATTGGTGGATATTGTGTTTAATTTAAGATACAAATATGTTGATGAATGTATAGTTCCAGCAAAAACAAGGTGTTTATACAATAATTATTGGCAAATACTGTATAATCGTATGTTACCAGAAAGAGATACTATAGTACGTTGTTCATTTCTAAAACAAAAACACAGACGATTGCTACCAATCGGTGGTAATATATGAATAGCTTAGTTAGTCCATTCAAAATATTTGATAGTGACTTGAACTATGTTAAAATAGGCTCAAATGAAGAATTGGGTAACGAACTAAGAGCTTATCTAGCTGATTCCGCTAATCATCATTTATGGAAACTTAGTACCCACAGACAAACTACGACACATGCACTTCGTTTCACAGAATCTATACATTTAAGGTTCTTAAAAGATCTTCCAACAGGGGTATCTACTATAGAATCTAATCAATGGATGGAAATTGGCGAAAAGCCCGTTTCAAATGAAGATATTTTTAAAAAAGCTACATCTTGGTTTGAAAAAATGTTATTAAATACAGGCGCGGACCAAGTTGAATTTGGCAGAATTTTTATTAGCAAATTATCAGCTAACTCTGTTATTGATTCGCATGTTGATAGTGGAAAATATTTTAGTTACTATGATAGATTTCATTTTACTGTTACTGCTGCTGAAGAAAACATCTTTGTAATTAGAAATGAAGAATGTACATTGGAAAACGATTCATTATTCTGGGTTAATAATCATGTTCCCCATTGGTTAGAAAATCGTAGCAACCAGGACAGAATAAACTTTATCATAGACGCAAGATTATCATGAAAATAACTGACATACATAGTAGTTGGGGTTCAATTATACAGTTAGAATCTCCGGCTGAGTTCTTTCTATACAGTACTAATTACTGGCGTGATTTAATATACAAAAGAAAAGTAATATTCTTTAAACAAGTTAAATTTACTAATGCGGAATATGCAGAGTTTAGCTTACACTTTGGATCACCATGGCAACCAGATGATTACACTTATTCAAGAGAAAATGTAGAAACTGTTGATACTGAACACGGTGAGATGACATTAAGTCCTATAACTAATACAGCAAAACGATTGGGCATGAGTGAAATGCCATGGCATTCTGACATACCAAATAGATCATATAAGCCATTTCCATTTAGAAGCTTATGGATTGTGGCAAATCCCAATCCAACAGAGTCAGGCAAGACATCTTGGCTAAATCTTGAACATGCCATAGATTATCTTACTCCAGAAATGAAAAGTCTATTGCCTCGTGTGAAAATTATACAACAAAGTTGGTATAACCCAGGCACAGATGTTAAAGAATTTGATTTGATAAAAACTCATCCTATCACTGGAAAACAATCGTTAAGATTAAACTATTATAACTGGGAAAAGAATACAGAAGCTTGGATATGCGGCGTAAAAATTGATAATGTATTACAACCAGATTGCTCACTAGTAAGAGAATGGTTGTTTTACTTAGAAAAGATACCTGAGTTGACATATACTCATATTTGGGACACATATGACATATCAATTTACGATAATTGGCCGTTTGTACATAATAGATCTGAGTTGAAATTCAATAGTGATAATGAAATAAGGAAGTTTTATAGAATCAACATAGATCATCTTAACACTCATGAATGGCAGCAACATACCGCAAAATATTTTTAGACTATTATATATGAGTTAAATACTATCCTATGTTAAACATCTATCAAGTACCAACTAATGAAGTTACTAAAATTGAATGGGAAGATGATTTCCTTGATTATGATAGTAAACTATCTCAACTAGGCAATGGACACGAAGAATTCTTAGTAATAAATCCAGAATTTGAAGGATCTGGATTACATAAAACTATAGAAAGAATACCCCCTACACCAGGAATTAAATGTGTGGTGTGGAAATTTCACGGCAATTGGATAGCAAAATATTTTAATAAAGCATGGACTCCGGACATGGGCTATTGGCCAGTAAAACTATTCAATACGGAATCTACTTTAGTATGGAAAAGAAATCCAGATATACCCGAAGAGTTACCTTTTTTAAACGATCCGTCTAAGTTAAATGCAGCACAAGAAGCAGAGATGCCATGGATTTCAGTATGGTACTTAGATCCAATGTTTAATCCTACTTCAGAAAAAATATGGGTAATGCGATGTTACAATTTATCAAATTCATCAATTAGTGGCGAAACAGATATGGGATATATTAGTCCCAAAGTCAGAATAAAATATAATCCTGATATTCCTAAAATAGATTTTGATATTAACTTTTTGATTCCATGGTATGATTTAAAATATGAACATGTATGGCATTTAGACGAACGATTTAATCCCACAGAGGATAAAATTTGGGCAATCAAAATAAAATTAATGAATGGTATGCCTAAACAAACAAAAGATATGGGATATGTTAGTCCAAAGATAATTTATAATCCAGAGCTACCAGTACTTGATTATACTATAGATGATCATATTCCTTATTATGATTTAGCATATGAACATGTATGGACAGTTGACGAGAGATTAGTCAACAGCTATGAAGAAGTATGGGCAGCAAAAATTGTACCACACGAGTCCGAGGGTGTTAAGGTGGTCGGAAATATTAAATGCAATTTGCCTGAACAATTAGATGTGGTGTTTATTAGTTACAATGAACCTAATGCCGAAGCTAATTGGCAAAAAGTATTAGCAAAAGCTCCTAATGCTAAACGAGTTAATGGTGTGAAGGGTATTGTGGCTGCTCACAAACAAGCAGCGGCTATAGTAACCACTGACATGTTTTATGTAGTCGATGGTGATGCTGACTTAGCTGACTATTGGGATTTTAAATTTCAACCAAACTTGTTTGATAGAGATTGTGTTCATGTTTGGCGTAGTATTAATCCTGTGAATGAGTTAAAGTATGGATATGGCGGAGTTAAATTATTTCCAACTAAGTTAGTTATATCGGCAAATCCTAACAACACAGATATGACCACTAGTTTAAGTGATAAATTTAAACTAATGCCTAAGATTAGTAACACTACTGCTTTCAATAGTGATAAATTTAGTACTTGGCGCAGCGCATTTAGAGAATGTGCTAAATTGTCTGGCAAAGTACTAAAACGACAAATGGTTCGTGAAACAGAAAAACGCCTAGACATTTGGTGTACACTAGGTGCAGATAAACCCTTTGGAAAATATGCGATAGCAGGAGCAATTGCGGGCAGAAAATTCGGAGAAGAAAATCAAGGCAATGACAGAATATTACAAAAAGTAAATGACTACGATTGGCTTAAATCAAAATTTAACGAGAATATGCTAAATAACATTGATAGTTAATCTACTATTAATTTCCCATAAAAGTTGTTTTCCCACACTCGTTCGTGTACACTATACACGCAAGTACCTTTAACATATCCCATGACACAAGAACAAACTAAAATTATACCAATTATTTCCGAAAACGCTAGCTCAACTATATGTGCTGTACCTTGGATGCATCTTGCCTTTGAACCTAGTGGCAAAGTATTACCATGTTGCTTAACTGCTTCGCATAAAGTATTCTCAGGTGATCTTAAAACAATGACACTTGAAGAAGTATGGAATAGTGACAATCAAAAAGCAATACGCAAAGACATGATTGAAGGTAAAGAGCCTGCTATATGCTCAAAGTGTTTTGATCGTGAACGAGTAACAGGCGAAAGCGCAAGAACATACCATCGTAGAGATTTTCAAGACGTAATTGATACTATCCCTGATATCACCGAAGCTGATGGCACATGCACTACTATGGATTTAAAGTATTGGGATTTCCGATTCAGTAACTTATGTAACTTTAAATGTCGTAGTTGTGGCCCAGCATATAGCTCAGCTTGGGTACCAGATGCCACTAAATTAGGTTATGCCGATCAAGAAAAAGTATGGAGTATTGGTAACGTAGGGGAGCAAACCAACTATGATTTCTTATATGATCAAATTGACAATGTGCGACGGATATATTTTGCAGGTGGTGAACCGTTGCTTATGCCAGAACATTGGCAAATTTTAGATATGTTGGTTGCCAAGGAACGATTTGACGTAAAGCTAAGTTATAACACCAACTGTTCCGTATTAGAGTACGGTAAGAAAAATATTGTAGACTACTGGAGTAAATGGCAATATGGTAAGTTAGAAATATGGCCTAGTATTGATGAGATTGAAGAACGAGCAGAGTTAATTCGCTCAGGTACAGTATGGAATAAAGTAGAAGCTAATCTAATTAAACTATCAACGTTGGATAATATCATACTTCGCCCTGGATTAACCATAGGAGCATTTAACGTGTTTCGATTACCTGAAATGATTACGCATTTAGTTGATATTGGCGTTATTAGAAGTGATCCGAAACGCAAGAGTCAAAATCACAATAACTTCTTTATCAATCTATTAGAAAGTCCTATTTACTATCATGTAAGTATTTTGCCAGATGATTTTAAACATGAAATCATTCTTAAGTTGGAAAATTTCATAACGGAATTCAATGAGAAGCATGGGACTAATATTAGTAAGTTGTTTGAACACATCTTATTTGAATTAACCAAGCCGTTTAATGTAGCAGCAGCTAAGCATTTCTTAAGACAGACTATGAAATTAGATGCATTACGCAATGAAGATACATTTGAAATTATACCAGAGCTAAAAGCAGTAAAGGTAGCATTGAATGTGGAAAAGTGATCGAAGTTTATTAGTAACAGCCAGTAATAAAAATAATGAACTGTTACATATTAAATTTAAAATCTTAGATACTGACTTAGGTGATAGATGGTTGGCAATGATCAAACAGAATCAAGAAGCCAACCATACTATACAAGCCAACTATAGAAGAATCTTAAGTCCAGAAGATCGTAAGGAAAACTTTGCTGAGTTTAGGGACAACATATTAAAAATTAACTCTATGTATGATGTTGTGTTAGATGACATTATATCATTAGAACACTTACATGCTAATCAAGATGTACTCAATGATTTACATGAAGAATTTGAAATTTATGGCGACAGACTACAAGAATTATTAGATACAAAATATTTTAATAATCCTGATGATAAACCTGAGTTAGCAAACGTAATATGGCCGGGTAAACGACAGAACTTTGAACTACATGATAGATTCTTGCGCCTAAACGAGCAGATACATAATTTTGAAGCTATCTTTAGAAACTGGGAAACTCCTGATCAAGGACTATGTACTTGTTTAGTTGATTACTTACCGGCTGGAATACATCAAAATCTTAAAACAGAAGATTTCTTCTTATTTGGCTCAGATTTACAATGGGGATGGATGTATTTAGGATACAACACATTAGGTAAACATTGGTCAAGTGTACTAAATGAGAATGATATCGAAGTAGTGAAGCGACATGCTGTTCGACCACAAGCAAGATTCGCAGCTGAGTTCTACATGCATTTTGGTCGTCCATCACTTACCTATGTCAACAGAGTAAAGTTCTATAACTGGTGGATGAAGAATAATTTATCAGAGTTTCATGATCCTGATATGAAACTATCTGAGTTAGCATTGGGGTATATTCCAATAGCTAGAATATCAGATTACAGAATTGGCGATGGCGAATCAATTACTGTGCCAGCTACATACTCCCACAAAGATGCCAAGGAATGGAATGTCAATGTGTGGAGTAAGTTTAATAAAATAGTCAATATACAGATTTTAGATGCAGGGTAGAGTAGTTCGGTAATGATATATGTCATTACCAAGCGATTGCCATTCGGGATCATTTTCTATGTTTACAGAGGCAGAGTGAATTTCAGAGAGAATACAATTTTTATTAGTTAGTATATTAAAATTAGTAACTTCTTCTAATATAGATTTATATCCTAATGGACGATTTCTGACACATTGTTCCCATGCTGCACCAAAAAAATATATATTTTTCACTTCAGGATGTAATAACAAATAGTATTCTAACTCCCACCACCAATACATAGTCACTTGGTATTTTGATGGGTTTAGATAATTCCATATCACAGGATCTGTTTGTTCTGATTTAAAATTATTATTACTGTTAGCATATAACAAATCAAATGCCAATTTGAAATCAATAATTTTTTTTCTTATTGGATTTCTAAACAATGACATGTTGTTATCAGCCCAAATAGAGTTAGGAGTGTATCTTTCTGTTTTACAATTGTAAGTCGCAAGCACTACTGTGGTGATACTTTCAGTGGTATCTAAGAAATTTATAATATTATTAAAACACTTTGCAGAACTGTTATTTGTTATAGGGCTTTTCCAACAGTCTATAAGAATGGCAATACTGGGAAATGAAGTAATCATAAAACTATTTAGTGAAGTAAGGCATGGCACTAAATAGTGTTACAAATCAACTAGAATACTATTGTATTCTGCCTTAAGTTAACATAGATACTAATGAACAAAATAATCAAAATACAGCAGCATGACGATTCTTTGATGCATCTTACCTGGATGATCAACAACATATGTACCAACCATTGTTCTTATTGCCCTCCTAATTTACACGAAGGCAAAAATCATTACTACGAATGGGAAAATGCTCAAAGATTCTTCAAGATGCTATTTGAAAGATATCCAAGAATACATTGTAGCGTCAGTGGCGGAGAACCTAGTTTAAGTCCATTCTTCCCTGACATTTGTAAAATATTCTACGAAGCAGGGCATACTATAGGGTGTACATCTAATGCTGCTAAACCAGCTAGTTACTGGAAAAACATAGCGCCATACTTAGGTTACATCTGTTTTTCGTGGCATCCACAATTTCCTGATAAAAACTTTTTAGAAAAAGTAGTTGCCGCTGCTAGGCAAATACATGTAACCGTCCGAGTAATGATGTTATCTGAAAAGTGGGACGAATGTGTAGAAATGTTCAATGAACTAAGCAGTCGTTGGGAGTTTATAACAGAACCAGTTAAGATTATAGCATATAACGACATTGATCCTACCACTTCAGTATATACAGATGAACAATTAGAATGGTTTGAGAAAAACTATGGCAATCACAATGATAGGCCCCTTCGTCATTTAATTTCTCCTATAAATCCGGTTGTAATACTGTCTGATTATCACTTTGATGACGGCACTATCGTGAATAAAGCCAATGCTAGTGATTGGGTTAATCGTGGATACACTAATTTCAATGGATATACATGTGAAATAGGAAAAAAATCATTGTTTGTTCGTCCTAATGGCATAATATATTTGGGTAACTGCTTAGTTGGTGGTAAAATTGGAAACATCAATAAGCCTGAAAAAATTATGTGGCCGACTGATAATATAAAATGTAACATTGACATATGTAGTTGCTCAAGTGACGTTAATATAAACAAGTGGATTGAATGAACAAAATAATTAGAATAGAACAACCAAGCAATGCTCCTTTAAATTTAACATGGATCATTAATAATATATGCACTAACCATTGTTCATACTGCGCCACAAACTTGCACATGGGAAAAAATCATAATTACGAATGGGCAAATGCACTAAGATTTTTTGAAATGTTGTTTGAGAAGTATCCTAAAATACATTGTAGTGTTAGTGGCGGCGAACCAAGTGTTAGTCCATTCTTTCCTGAAATTTGTAAACTATTTTATGATCGTGGGCATACTATTGGCGTAACAACTAATCTAGCGAAACCCGTTAGATATTGGAAAGAATTGGCTCCATATCTAAATTACGCATCAATATCATGGCATTCACAATTTATTGATATAAATTTTTTAGAAAAAACACTAGCAGTTGCAGAATTAATACCGACTAATGTTCGTATATTAATGCTGCCGGGGCAATGGGAACAGTGTGTCGCAGCATATGATAAGTTATCTAAAATAGATAAATTTACAACAGAACCAGTCATGATACAAGACAAACGAGGAATGGACTCAAGTGCTCACGTATATAATGTTCCGCAACAAATATGGTTTGAACAGAATAGACCGGCAAACGAAGGAAAAATGTTACATTTGTCTATACCACATGTTGCTGGACTAGGTGCCACTTATTTCTTTCAGGATGGCACGAGTATAGAAAATGCTAATACCACTGATTTAGTAAACAGTGGGTTAACTCATTTCAAAGGATATGACTGCGAAATAGGATTAAAATCACTGTACATAGACTATAACGGAAAAGTATTTGCAGGTAACTGTTGTGTCGGAGGTCCCTTAGGATCAATCAATGAACCAGAAAACATAACATGGGTAACACAACCTGTAAAATGTACTGTAAATTTATGCCATTGCGACACTGATGTTTCTATTAATAAAAGGATTGACAATGTTTTGTAAATTTTTAACTAACACATATCACTTTACATATGACAATGTAAAGCCATGTTGCTGGATTAAACATACTCCAGAAACTCAAATTAAAATCAATGATCCCGATCTTATAGAAAAATTTAAACACATAAGACAGATAAATGATTGGACACCAGAGTGTAGCTATTGCTATGACTTAGAATCATCGGGCACAGCATCTCCTAGAACACTTGCTACAAAAGAAGATATATTTACTAATGAAGATGAGTTAGGCGATGCCATTAAGGTTGAACTACAGTTAGATGACGATTGCAATGCAGCATGTTTAATGTGTGGAACTTGGAATAGTACAACATGGCAACAATACGAAACAAAAACTCTTAAAACTAAATTGCCGTCATATAGATGGCAAACTACAGTCAAAGAAAGAATTGAAGTTGTTAAAAATATGATTGATTTCAATATGACAAAACAAGTACATTTTTTCGGAGGAGAGCCATTTAATGGTGACACCCAACTAAAAATGTTACGTCTGATGGAACATCCAGAAAACATTAAACTTGTGTATACGACAAATGGTAGCGTATTTCCTTCTGACGAAACATTGGCATTATGGAAAAAATTTAAAAATGTTCACATAGGAATTAGCATAGATGGCATCGGCGAACAGTTTAACTATTTACGATGGCCATTGCAATGGCACCAAGTTGAAAATAATTTAATAAAGTATATTAATCTAAACTACGATAATGTTACAATAAACACCAGTTTTACTGCCACTCCATTTAACATATGGTATATAGACAAGTATACTGATTGGTCTATTGACTTTTCTAAAAAGTATAAATCAAATAAAACAGATCTTACCAGATGGTTCTTAAATCCACATCCAGTAGTTGGTGATAAAATGAATATGACTTGTATTCCTCCTGGGTTAGAAGAAGCAGTTATAGCTAAATTTGGTAAAGATAGTAGAGTTGCTAAATTAATAATGCCGTTTGATGTCCAAACATGTCTACATATGATCAATTATACGCAATTCCATGATAGGCATAGACACACTGATTGGAAAAAAACTTTTCCGGAAATTGTAGATTACTTCGACATGGATATACTTGCTCCTGTTCGCAAAAGCAAAGTATGGGAAATAAAAAGCATATGAAAACGTTGCGAATATACGGAGATAGCTTTGCATCTGCTGAGAACAATAGTTTTTTAGTGTCAGCAGGATGGGGTAATATGTTAGGAGAGTTAATGAACATACCAGTACAAAACAACGCTGTTTCTGGTAGTAGTACCGAATATTCTATTCTAACATTTGTCAAAGATGTTTCGACCGGTGTTATAAACGATAATGATATTGTTATTTTTGTTCCCAGTAGTATTGGAAGATTATATTTTTCTCATCAACTTCACGCACGACCAGAAACAGCAAGCCTCTACTTATCTGACCCGAAGCAATATGAAGAATCACATAATTGGTATTATAGGAACAAAGATCACATAGAATGGTGGATGGTAAACAACGATAGGGCAATGCATGGCATTACGTTTGAATCCTATATGCAACTTTTAAAAAACTTTGCCATTAGTAAACCATTATGTACTGTTATAGTATTGCCGGCATTCAATAACGGATACTACAACCAAGATATATTTAATAATGTTCCTCCTCATAATTTTTTAAGAGCTAATATTTTCCTTAAGCGTATTAGTGAAGCTGAAGTAATATGCGATAATAGTGAATTTGATTATGTTTGGTGGAGAGAATTTACTACAATAGATCTTAGATCAAATCATTTGACTAATACAAATTTATCTATACTAGCTAATTTATTATTTAACTCAATAAACTCATTATCTATAGATAATATTACATATGATAAATTCAAATCTAACAATATTAATAAGATTACAACAAAAGAACAATATTTAAAATATGTAAGGGATGGACTATTATCACCAAGGAAATATACAAAAATGCTAGGTAATCTGAAATGAAAAATCATTTAAACTTTCCTCCAGCCCTACTTGAGTTTTATAATCAAAACAAAAACTGCTCAAATCCAACATACAATAATTTTCAAGAATCACATGATGATCCAGAGTGTGCGTATTATCCGATTAAATTTGACTTTGATACTGTGCTATTGTTAGCAGAGTGCCAATCAGTGGATGATTTATATTTCAATCATCGTGGGCAAGACAAGAAAAAAGGCTATGGTCATGAAGGTTGGCAAAGTCTAACGCTACATGGTATTGACAAACACAAGACAGAACATTATACTAAGTATGGGTTTACCAGTGCAACAGAAGCTGATTATCATTGGACTGATGCGTGTGAACGTGTACCTAACTTATACAAATTTTTAAGTAGTTTACCATTTACAGAATTTGATCGTGTACGTATTATGCGTCTTGCACCAGGTGGATACATTATGCCACATAGTGATAATAAATTTCAAAGAGCATTCGGCCCATTAAATATTGCTATCAATAATCCAGATGGATGTCATTTTGTTTTTAAGAATAAAGGTATAGTACCATTTGAGTCTGGCACTGGATTAGTGTTAGATGTTGGGACTGAACATATTGTCATTAATAACAGCAATGAAGTTAGATACCATGTCATTGTACATGGCAATTACGATAAAGGGTTTTACAGTTTATGAACGTAGTATATACAAGAAGATTTTTTGAAGGCAAGAAAGTAAAATTTGCCGTTGTTGACGAAGCAAGAGTTGCTGAAAAACATATTGAGCTGTTTACCAAAGTTCGTGATTTAACTTTTTCACTAACATCAAGAATGATAACTCCTATCGTCGAAGGTAAAGTTATGTTTTATAACACCATCGATGACGCAATGGATGATAGTTTGGATTACGATTTAATATTCATTCAATCAGTTGGAAATCTAATCAAAAGCAATATATTACTAGAACAAATTGAAAAGTATAGCATAGACAATCCTGATTTTTTTGCTCTTGCATTTACATTAGATTGGCAAAGTGAAAAAGGCGCAGGTTGGGTTGAAATACATCATCAAATGATGTTTGTTAATATCAACAAATGGAAAGAAATAGGATCTCCTAAATTTGGCGGGTGGGATACGGTTACAGAAGAACTTCCTAACTATATACGTTCAGAAGAAAACTTTCATAACCGATATACACCATATTGGATGAAAGGTGCCGAAGGATCTACAGTAGGCACTAGAACTAGCCAAGGATATGGATTCTTAAAAGCTGCATTTGCCAACGGTATCAAGATAGATAATTTTACTGATGAAATGCGTAAATGTAGATTGTTTATTTACCCTGAATCAGACACAGATAATCTGTATGAAGCATTTATAAAACGAAATACAAAGTTAGTATCGAACTCTAACCAAAAGAAATGGATAAAAACATTCAAACTTGCTCCTACTATTTGGGTGTATAACAGCGAACGCTATTATTTCCACGGCGATAAAAAGTGCGATACGTACTTTGGCACAGCATCAGGATTTAAGTATCTTGATATTCTGAATGGAAATGATACTGTGAAATTTGTGTTTTATGATTTTCATGAAAAATCACTTGACTGGATCAAACAGCTTAAAGAAACTTGGGATGGCAATGATTTTCCAAAGTATCTATCAAAACAGTCAGATGACTTTAAGAAATATTACAAATATATCAATGGCAGTATTGAAGAAAATCAAAAACTTTTGTTTTCTGATTTTGGCAGTGAAAAACAGTTTATGGAACTATGGAATAGATTTAAGACATGCGAGGTTGAGTATATTAAGTGCAATTTATTTGAACTTGACGAAGTTCAAAGGTTGTTGTCTAAGACGGTAGGAGACACTCCGTTCTTTTTTTACAGTAACATATTTGCTACTGACTATACCATAATAAATTTTACGCTAGAAGAAATAACTAAAAAATATAATGACTTTTTAGATGCAATTTTTTCAGCATATCCTACAGCTATTACGAATGGTAGCACACAATTAGGTGACTGGGTAGAATATACAGCAAAGAATAGACAATGAAAACATTAAGAATATACGGAGATAGTTTTGGTGTTAACACTGAAAATCTTCAATCTTGGCCTATTATGTTGCAAAAAAAATTACAAATTCCATTAGTCAACAAAGCAGTAGGCGGTGGCAGTACCGAATACGCAGCATTGCAATTTGTTAATGATGTACAAAATAATATTATCGGCAATGATGATATTGTCATTTATATACCTAGCACTAAGGGAAGATTACATTTTAATTTTCAAATTTCAACACATCCAGAAACAGCTGGAGGATATTGCCATGGTCCGGACATTAGACCACATATTGACAATAGTTGGTACCATAGTAGCAAAGAGCATATAGAATGGTGGATGGTTAATGCATCTCACGCAGTAATTTCCATGAACTTTGAAAGTTATGTGCATCTAATAAGCAATGTAGCAAGGTCAAAACCAAATGCTACGTTTATAATGATAAGACATATAAAATGGAATCATCATATTCCTAATATCGTTCATCCTAGTAATTTTTTAATTCCTCCCGTATTGTTCACTGATATTACAGCGAGAGAAATTATTGGCAAATATAATTACATGGATTTTGTGGAATTCACTAAGTATGATCCCAGAGCTAATCACTTAACTATTCCAAATTTAGAGATATTATCTGAATTAGTATATGAAACTATCAATACTAAATCAGTAGAAAATTTTACAATGGATAAATTTAAAACTAATGTAATTAAAAAAATAACTTCTGCTGAGCAATACTTAGAATATGTTAAACAAGGTTACTTAGATTTTAGTCATAGCATATTGATGAATTTATGATAAACAAAGACGCATTTTCAAATGGCCAAATGGATAGTAAGCTATGGTTATGTCGTGAACTTGAGAAGTTAGGATGGGATAGTAAACTAACACGCATATACGCTGGCTGGTATGGAATAACTGGATTCTTACTGTTAAGTAGAGAAAAATTTATGGTTGATCGTATTGAAAGCTATGACTTAGATCCTACATGCGAGGCTATTGCTGATATGATCAACGAAAATTGGGTTATTAAGGAATGGAAGTTTAAAGCACATACAAAAGATTGTAATATAACATTACCTGGTAATCCAGATCTAATAATTAACACTAGCACAGAGCATTTTGACTCTATGGATTGGTTTAATAACATTTCCAAGGGAACTAGAGTTATACTTCAAGGGAATGATATGCCACATGATGATCATGTGGTACATTCAGCGACATTAGATGATTTTATTGATCATTATCCACTAACAAGCATTGATTACTATGATAGTTTAGACTTCGTGTATCCTGATTCACAGTTTACACGTTATATGATAATTGGCACTAAGTAATTACCAGCCTTCTTGCCTGCGTATTACATCAATTTCACGAACCATAATACCTTGGTTATGCCAATTACTGTGATAGTGTCTTTTAAAAAATCTACTTGCAGTTTCATCTAACATTGTTATAGGAAGATCTAATTGAGTAATTAGATCGGGTGCTATTCTAGCAGCAACTTGCTCTGGGTCATGCCCATCTATTGTATCATAGATTAACTTAAGTGCATTAAAATCTTGAACAGTGGTATGATCCCATGATGGGTTAATCATAAGCATGTAAGTGCCCATACGAGCACCCAACATAGCCCAGATGCCATTTTCAACGTCTCTGCCTACATTATGCCATATAGTTAAGTGATCAAGATTACGATGATGTACTCTGCTTCTAAAATCTTGTATGCTAGGCTTAGCTCCACGATCTAAACACATCTTAACACCTTCCCTAAACCCCGCTCTCCACGCCTGAAAAGGTGATCCATCTGGATATGTTGTCGAATAACAGTCATGCATAGCCCAATACAGTGGATCAAAGCAAAACTCTACTTGCGTTTCAACTTTACCATCAGTATTTTCATGTGTTTTCATGTTATTAATGAAAGTGCGGGTCCATGAGCTAATTCCCCCATTACCATACATCAATCCATTGATATTATTTCTGGCACGCCAACGATATACTGCTTGTTCCCATTGTTCATCAGGAAATTCAAGTATCAGATCAAAGAAATCATCTTCGGGTAGATTATCACCATCAATTAAAATAAATCTTTCAGTTTCACTGGCAGCAGCGGCAGCTTTATGTGCGGCATCTGATCCTATTACTCCGTCAACTCGTTTAGCCCATGGCGCCATGTTTATTATTTGAGCCCAAAACTTTTCTTTCTGTGGCTCATCATAAGTTAGAAATATAATGTCTAATTCTGCAATACATAATGTGGTTTTTTTCATATTTTTCATAAATAAAAGTGTAGTTCACGATACTAGTCCTATCCAACTACTCTAACGCTTGAAAGAGCATCAGCCATGTATTTAACTAACAAATACCATCAGTACTATTTTATCATAATCAATAGAGCAAAATCAAGAAATTTGCCTACAGATACATATACAGAAAAACATCATACTATATTCCAGTTTATATGGGGCAATACTGAGTCAACCACTATACTTACATCTTGTGGATGACATGATACTCCATAGATGGTAGGAGTTAATTTTGTTATTACGTTAGTATCAAGAGTCACTAACTTGCCATCAATTACTCTAATATGAGTATGAGGAGTATTGTAAGTAGTCTGATCAAGATTTATATATTTACCCGGCAAATCTTCTTGACTAAAAAATAATGGAAGTCCTTGATCGTCATGATACAGCCTATAAAATACAGATTTTGTCTCTATAGGCTGTAATGCTGCCCAAAATTCTTCTTCATTCATCTGCTGGCGGCAATCCGTTACTATGTTTATTGCGTGTTTTCTCTACATCTTGCATAGCTCGTTGCTCTTGCATTGTACGCTCGTCAAAAAATTTACGAGGATTACCGCACATAACACAATTTGAGTCGCCACAAGTCATGCCAGATACTTTATGATACCGATGCGGACTTGAATCTGCTGCGTCACCAGGTGTACCATAATCTGGATATGAATGAGCCTTACGAATGCTCATCTGTCGATTAATATGATTTTCTTTCTGCTGATATCGCTTACTATGTTTAATTTTATCTGCTTCGTCACTCATGTGCTAACTCCTTAATATAATAATGAACTAAACCCCACTGTGCCACTGTATTAATTCTAACACCTGGATTCGTAAGTTCACATACTAACTCTTTACTCCAATCTTCCGATAAAATAGGTATCATATGTTTTTTCATATGCACTATCGTCGGGCCTAGACTCTTTGGTAAGGTTACACGATCAACTCCCATTATAACAGCAGCCATAGCATAAACTACATCAGTAGTAGCTTTTTCATCGGGAAATTTTAACAAAGCCTTATACTTTTCCCAATTTTCAAATATACTACGCACTAATTTGAAAAATTCAGTGGCAGTATCACTTGTTTGCCAGTACGTAATAGCATTATATACATCAGGCAAGTTATTATCATCAAATATCTTGCGATAATACCTTGATTTACCAGCATTATCATAAAAATCCCTGCATCCTTGACTAATAACTACATCTTTAGTCATGAATAAATCCCACCAATGATCAATGGGACTGGCACACCACATATCAGCTTCTAATTTAATCGTATATTTGTACGGACTTAACAAACAACATTGCCAATCATTAGCATAACCACCTAGATTTCCATATGGCAACATATCTTCAGTGATAATAGTGTAATAAGCGTTAGGATGCCACTGGCGTATACTATAAACTAATTTATTAGCACAATCAATGTATTGATCACCAATAGCAGGGATCAAATATCCTCTATCCGATATCACTGGCAACAATATCTCCTAAATGTTTCTTACCCATAGCATGAAAATCTTGATTTGATAAAGTTATATATCGTGGTTTTTGATCTTGTGTTAAAAAATCTACACGATATTGATCTGTCGCTGATTTTGTCAACTTAAGATCTGGCGTAACTGAAGCCAATTTCCATGGAATATCAGTATGATCAAGTGTATGACCATGAATAATACCTAACGCTATACTTAAAGCAAAATCATTACGATAGGTGGATTTTGAAATCTTATACAAATTTCTATAATGCTGCCAGTTCTGCTTAATCATATTCATTGCGTTAAAAAGCATCTCTACTTCAGGATCTCGTCTAAACATCATTACAGTAGCCCACCACATTGGCATATTAAAGTTGCCAAAGTTGTTTAACTCATCAAAATTAGCTTGATTTACTACGTCATACGCTGTTTTATGTGCTGCAAATGTATGTGGCATTGCCAGTAATGTCTTTAGTTGATCGCTTGCCACAACATAATCAGCATCTATAACTAGTGTCTGTTCCCATGGAGTTAAACCATATGCGTCAACCCGATTACCGTTATACCACGTAACACTTGTATCTTGATCAGCAAATCTTCTTGAATGTGCTCCTTCTGGTTTAGCATATACGCATTGTTCATACTCAGCAGGTTCAAATTGCTTATCAGTTACAATAGCAGTAGGAATGTCTAAATGTCGTAAAATATTAGCGGCTGTCCATCGCGCCATAGCAAGATAATCTATGTGCTCATTATTAAATGCAAATATAAGTGCGCCAGTTGTCATCGTTTTTTGTTTAATTCTTGATATTCAGTATGCCAGTTTTTCATACATGCTTCCCATCTATTATTCATAATATGTAGTAGATCTGATGCTTTGACTTCAATAGGATTTCCATACATATCCAACACAACAACTAGTTTATCACCACATAGGGCAAAAAATGTAATCATTTCAGGAGTTGTTTCAAACATACCTCCATTCCAACCAAATACTAATTGTGCTTGGTATTTTTCTTTGAGAGTGCGTTTTGCGGCGGCGTGGTCAAACCTAGCCCGCGAGTGTGCGATTAATTTATCAGTATCCATATGATTATTATACTACAGAAAGGAATAAAAGTAAAGAGGCTAACGCCTCTTTACTTTAGTGATATTACGTGTTAGCTGATGAAACTGCTACTGTTGGTGTACCCCAAACATTTGATAGATAAGTAGTTTCAGGCGGAATATATGTAACAATCGTTGCAGGTGCTGTGCCAAATGTAATTCCCGTGGTAGCTGTGCCGCCAGTTAATGTCGTTACTGCGCCTGGTAATGGATCACCCGCATCAAACCATTTTGTGGTAAGAGTAAGAACAGCACCAGTAATTGTAGCATTTGTCTGTACATAGTTACTTGAATAAGCTGCACCTGCGTCAAATTGTTTATAAATTGTAGTTGGGCTTGATGTTAATTGAGCAAATCCTGTACTAGTTGCTAATACAGTAGGAGTACCAGATCCGCCAATCTTTGTTGTCCCAGTATACGTAGTACCATTGAGAGTTTTACTTGCTCCGGTACTTGTTACATAGATAGTACCGACTACGTTGGCAATAAAAGCATTCCATTCTGTATCGGCTGGAGTGCCAGTGCTTGTTTTGCTATATTGAATCTTAACTAATCCACCAGCATTAAAGAAATTACTAGCAGCAGTTGTATTGGCAAAAGTTACGTTAGATGTCCAAGTTGCTGTCCATGCACCGTGTGTATTAGCAGCAGTATTGCCGATACCAGCTGTGAAACTTGCTGTTCCAGTCCATGCTGTATACTGTGTGCCTTGCGTAGCTGCATTATAACGATTATTATAACAGCTAGTGATATCAGCGTTAACGTTGGCCAATACAGCAATTACATTGCCCGCTACAGGATTTGTTCTTGATGTAATACTAGTACCCTGATGACTTGCCATTGAACTAATATTTGCGTTTAATGTTGACCATTGTGTAGCTGTTACTGTTCCGCCGGCAGCAACAGTTGATAATGCTGTCTGCCCATATGTAGTATTCATAGTAGCGTTAATATTAGCGCCGACTGTAGTAGACACAAAACCATTATAGTCTGTTGCCTGTATTAACCCGCCTGTTGAATAAGTCATTCCTGTTTTTCCTGTTATAGTTTATTTAATAGTGACAATAGCTTCAACGGTACCTAAACCTGAGTCTAATTTGTCATTGAGTGAACGCCCTATTACATTGAATGCTGTCGCTTCACCAGATGCGGCGGCTCTTGCCACACCGTTGCCTGCTGATACTAAACGATCTCCTCTTTGTACGACACCTGTGACCTGAACCGGAACACGACCTGTCATAGCAACTGGAGGGTGAGTTAAATCATTACCTGCACCACCATTCATTAAATAGGCTGCTCTTGTACTTATGACTCCGAACACAGATTCGCTTAGTTCAGTGTTAGATATTGTAATTTCTGCTGATCCACCTAATTCAACAACAGTACCAGGAGCATACTCTTGGTCTGCGGCAAATCTTTCTGCCACATCGGCATATTGTGCTGACGTAGCTGTAGCAAAGATTGTGTTAAATGGAACTGCGCTAGACCCAATATTCCCAACAGCCGAACCGGCTGCGTTAATAAGTGCAACAGCAGCGCCTGACGAGTTAATAGTAATACTTCCACTAGTAGATGTATTTTGATCTGATCTCATGAATGAGCTAGCAGTAACATTGCCTAATGCTTGTGAGTTTGTAGCAGTACCTTGGAATAACGGAGATTGCCCATTAAGTAGTGTAGTAGCAAGAGTAATACCAGGACGAATTGTCGTAAATCCAGTAACTGAAGTTTGTGGAGTAAATGCTGGGTCTTCTGAAATGAAGCCAACAATTACATTATTCACATAAAGCTCAACCACAATATGTGAAGTGGCTGTATTGTCAAGAATCACAGCTGGAACAGCACCAGTAATACCAGTAGATGCGCTATAAATTGGACCAACTAATAACCATGCTGAACCAGTCCATACCTTCAATTGAGCATTCGTAGTATCATACCACAAATCACCTATTGAATTACCAGATGGAGCTGATGAAGCAGCGTTTGCGCTAGCAAGAGTTTTAAAAACTGAACCGTTATATACTTGCAACACTCCTGTTGTAGTATTATACCAAAGTTGACCGGTTAATGGAGCTGTCGGAGCTGTGCCGTTAGCAGCATTCTCTAACAAATGAACAAAGTTATCATCTAAAAACTGTCCGTAACCAGCATAATTTTTGCCTATTAGCACCTGTGAGCAAGCACTATTATTAATAGTGCCGTCTGGAACATTAACTAATAAATTACCGTTTGTTAAATTGATTGTATAACTCATAATATTACTCCATCCTTGTATAGTATTTATAACCGTTTAATATATATATTTATGCGGCGCTTAAGTTTGTTAAAGTCTGAATTCGTAATGTATAATCTATTTGGATTTGACGATTCAAACTCTTTTGTACTGGGTGAAAAATAACATGAGTAATTAGAAATAAATCAGTTGCAGAGCCATTCCAGCACTGTAATCCTAATTCATCAAATACATATTCCCCATTAAAATTTGTGCTATTATCAAATGCCTGTTGTCCAGCCGGTTGCCCATAGTCCAACAAGCATGACACAAGTATATCCGTGTAAGGATTACCCGAAGTATGTAAAACTGTCATATTATTATTAACAGGGTCTAAATTAGAAGCTGAATTTTGATCTACCACTTGAGCATATGTCTCGTTGTACAAACTAGCATTTTGTCCTACCACATTAGGAGGAAGATATGTAATGACACCAGTCGGATCTACCGCTGAGCCGCCATTGCCAAAAGCCATTGTATAAATCCAACCGGTACTTTGATCAGCCAATGCATTTGCCATGGCAATTGAAATATTTTCATAATTAATGGCGTTTTTCTTATCAATTAAAACTTCGCCGGTAACAGCATCAGTAATTTTAATAAATCCTTCAATTTTTGCTAAACCTGGCTGTATCATGACTTTTGCTCCACAAATACTTTTCGTGTTTTTGGATCAAATATCTTCACAAAAGCGTCAACTGATACAGATCCCGTGTCAGTAGGCTGTTTGCTGGGATTAGTTTGTTGCTGATTAGATGTTGTATTTTCCATTGTTCTTTATTTATTAAATTTATAACTGAGTAAAAACTTACAGTTATTTATCTTAATTTAACCCCCGTAAAAACAGAGCAGGAATAGTATTTGTCTCCTGTAATGGGACACCATTTGACGCTGTTGGAGGATTAATGCCAGGAGCATACCAGGTTGATCCAAATTTTACAAATATTGTTATTTCAGATCCGTCTGCTGGAGGAATATCAAATAATATTACCACTGGATCTATATTTGTTACCGCATATCCACTAGTTTGTAATTTTCCGCCAACATAAACTTGAATTGCTTCTATGTTTCCAGCAAATCCATAATCAAATGATAAAGATTCTCCAGTAACATTACCCTCATCAAATGTAGTACTATCAAATGGCTCTGTATTTTTCCAGAAATTAGCGTAGTTAACATTAATATTAGTAGTGTATGCACTTGTCGAACCATTGCCTAAGAAAGAGTTACTTTCAATATAATTTTGGAACTCAGGCGACAACAAATTGCCACGGCCCATATCATAAACATAAGCACCTATGTTATGTTGCGCTGCTGCTGTACCAGCAGTACCACGAAGTAAACTACTAATAGTGTTGTTCACTAAATCAATTTCACGATACATAATACGTTCGCCATTAATGGTAACCACACCCCACATATTAGCAGTAAAATTAGGAATGCTTAATGCACTAGCATTAGATACATATATGATATCATCAGTCTGGGCGACTTGTTGAGTCACAGTAGTTGTAGAATTCGGGGTAATACGATAGGTTGCTTGTACTCCTCTCATATCTTGGAATATTCTAAATGCCATCGCTTCTGGAACTACTGAATTAGTCATATTAGTTATCATCAACGTATCAGTAACACCTATTGTTCCGGAATTTAATATTAATAAATTGCCCTCAATCGTGTAATCTAAGTATGCAGTTAGCGTTCTTCCATTCAATGAAACCCATGGACGAGATATATCAGTATATGCTTGATATAATACAAAATTATTAGTTTGTATAACTGTGCCAACAGTGCCATCAAATGTATTACCAAATCCAGTAGTATCATATCCTTCATATATAGCCGAACCTTCTTCTACTGGTCCAACAAATATTTGCGTTGATAATCGTTGTTCACGAGTATCATTAAATGTAGTTACCGAAATTACTTGACCCACAAATGGATTTATGCCTGTATTTTCGATAAAAGTTAATGTCATCGCTATAGGATCAATTATATATTGTGCAGTAGAATCAACCGCAATGTAAATTTGTGCTCCGTCAGCTGGGGCAGTATCTAACAACACATATAATACACCTGCATCAAGATCAAATGGACCTGCCGAGAAATAATCAACAGAACTATCAGAACTAAATCCGTCGGATATTTCTAAATCGTATGTTGTTGGATTTTGTAATACACCATCAATATATACACTTACATTAGCTTTTTCGATAGTAATAGGGCTAGCCGAAATGCGTTGTGGTAATACATAGGTAACAGTATTTCCATCACCCACATAAGGAATCCCAGCTGACCCGCGTGCCGTAATTCCGCCTACTGTAACAATTGCTGTGACAGGATTGGTATATTCCAAACTAATTGCTGGATCTAAGTCAAACACCAATTGACCAGAAGTAGCAACAGTAAAACTTTGTGCCACTGGCAAACTCCAACTATATTCAGTAGTCACAGAATCAATTGTGGTAGGTCCAATTGCGGCTAGACTAATAAAATCAGTTGAAGTGTAAGTATTGTTGAATGTAATGGTAGTAGTGCCATATGCTGTTCCAGCAATATATGAATAATTAGCATTAGACAAATAATTGCCATTGACAAAAATAGCAAAACCGTTATTATCAGGAGATAATAAAGTATAATCAACGGGAACTATCAATATATCACCAAATTCATCACCTAGATATGTGTCTTTGAATAACTGATTGCCACCGCCCAATTCATAAACGTAAATGCCAAGTTGATCCCCATTAATTACTCTAGTAAAACTTGATAAGATAGTAAATGTTAAAGATGGCCAATCAACAGTATAGTCTATCCCTTCAACTAAATTATATCGTTGAGTAGCATTTGTTATTTCTAAATCAAATGGATAAGTTACTAAATTAGCAAAACTTATAGTTGGATTTGTGATGTCATATATGACCTGTACTAATCCTTGGTTAAATCCATGACCTTTTCCAGACCAATCAGCACCGGGAGTTGTATAAACACGCATGTCTAATGTATCAAATTCTATTCCTGGCACTAATTCTTCGGGAGCATGACTTTCAAACACATCAACATACTTGCCACCATCAATATTAATGTCAGATGGACGGATTCCTAGATATGGATCTAAGTAGCTACTTTCAAAAATAGTATCAAGTATATTTAAATCATACGTTGGTTGACCACTAGCATCTAATGAGAAGTTATCAAAAGGATTAATATCAAAGTTACCGCGATCAAATCCAGTATCTTGACTAAAATTCAATCCAACTACTTGAACACCCGGATAATCAATACCATCTACCAATAATGGTAATGATAATCCTGGGGTATTAACTGTGCTGACATAATAACCCATTGTACGGTTAACGCCGCTCAATACACTAGCATCAATGCGAGTCCATTGAGCAGGATCAAATACTGAATTAGTAACGGTTTCGTTAGCACTCCATACTATAGCATCAAAACGAACTTGTGTGCCTATTTCATACGTTGTATTGGCTACCCACTCAACAATATTTGATGAATATTCATATCTATCATACTTTAATGTAGTATTAAATGTACGAGCCAATGAATGACCAGATGGATTGCCCATTATCACAGCGGCCTGAGCAATTTGTCCCACAAATGCTAGGGTTACAGTGCCATTAACTTGATTTTCTTGCCCAACCGGAGCAACACCATCCAATGTTCCAGCTACAGTTACTTCAAATATGTTGTTTGAAGGAGTGATTATGTAACTACTTGAAACTACAGATAAATTAGCAGCCCACGGTATAGTAACACCAGGCAATCCACCGCCAGTAATGTTTACAGTGGCATCAGTGATATAACCTTTTCCTGGATTTGTTATATTAATTGAAATGATGCCACCGTATGTATTAATGATACAGCTGCCAGTAGCTGGATATCCAGCATACGTAAGAGTAGCACTACCATCTAATGATGAGCCAAAAGTAAATGTTGGCGCAACAGATCCAGTAATGCCAGGAACAGTGATAGTATACAGATTATTATCATAATAAACTTGTTGGCCAAGGAAATAAGATGTATTAGCTTGCCAAATTGTACCAAAAGTTATTACTGGAACTGAAGTATATCCCGTTCCTTGATTAATAACAGTTATTCCTTGTACATTTAACTGATAATTGTTAAACCATTGACTATACGAACTTGGGGTTAACCATAACTGAGCATTGGGTGCGGTATTGCTTGCCAATGAATTGTGAGTAGTTATTGCCTGATTATATGGTGTTAATATTGGACTTACAAATTGCGGTGATGGCAATGTTGAATTCCAGTATGCTGGTAAATCAAAATCAGTAATATCACCTTGGAAATTATCATCTCCTGCATAAATCAAGTTAAATTGTCTTACTTGTACATGGTAAGGCTTAACTTCTTGGAAATAATCTAATACAAAATCTTGATTATCAGCAAGATAACTTTGATATGGTAATAATGAACGAATTTTATGATTTACATCAACATAACTAGTTTTGATTAGCCATGATGGATTAGTAAATTCACTATATACATAGTTGAACATTAGTATTAAACTACTGTTACGCTCAAGTAGTAATTCTTCAATATAAATTTCTTCGTTCAACGCACGAATTATGAAACGTGTTTCAATTTGAGGTGCTTGATCATAGTGTTGTGAATCAAATGTCTGAGCACCAAAGCCAAAATCACCAACAGTGTAATTCCATAATTCTTCTTTGAACGCTATTGTTCCATCTTCAAGTCCAACTCGTTGCCATCCTGTAGTAGGACTAACTCCAGTACGTAAGTAAATTTCCCATTTACCTACTCCATTAGCAATAACACGAACAGAAGATCCAACTGGCGCTGTTTTATATGATAATGTTGACAATTGGCCATAATTTTGCACTGCTGCCACCGGTGCAACACTTGGATTATATCCAGGTAGATACCAATTAACATAATACCAGTATAACGAAGTATCATAACTCTGAACTTGAGTTAATATTAATGTTTGATTAGCACCAACAGTATAAACAGTCCATGTGCCTTGCTGACTACTATCGTTAAGCACTAGATATTTGTACCCAATAGGTATTCCAGCAAGATTTTGGTAACCAAGTACTTCTAAATTAGGTACTTCAAAATTCCATGCTCCTGAATTTGCCGGAGGAATTGGCTGTGATGCGTTTAATAGATTAAAACTGCACATTTCAGTGATAGGATATTGCGCTAGCACATTATTAGCACGAGTTAAATAATTTTCTAACGCAGTAAATCTATCCGCAAACATTGATTGACGAGGGCGGAATTGAACTCCATATCTCATTCCAGGACTTAATCTTGGATCTGGAACTATATTACCAACTGTATCAATTCCGCATAAACTGTCTAAGAATTTACGATATAAATTTCCATTAAGGAATGAATCAGCAATTCCATCTGTGACAATTTGAAATTCTTGATGTACTACATCGTCATTTAATTTTTGATCATATCCAACATTTAAAATAGTATTGGTTGCGTTTAATAAATTTTGAGCGTTATATATAGCAATAGTTGACGCATTAAGTCCAGCAATATAAGGTAATCCGCTACTTCGTGGATCAATAATATAGTTTGATATTGCCACTGTGCTTAATGTTTTGCCTGATCCAGATGCCACAGTTGGAATATCTCTAACCCAAAAATAATATAGCGTAACAAAAACATTGTTTGCTCCTAATACTGATCCTATAGTATAACTGGTAGGACTTAATGGAGTACCTGGCCCAGCATAGTTAGCTGGTGGTGTTGTGCTTTCAACCCATTGATATATGTCTGCTCTACTACCTGGAAACGTAGTTCCCCAACGACGACTAGCATACACTATATCATCTTGATTGGGATCTATAAATCTTATAGTGTCCGTATCCCACCAAATTTGTCCTATGTGTTCAGCACCCCATGGTTGTCCATTATTGTGTACAGTTCCTTGGTTATATTGTCCCGGATCAACCGCACCAATATAATCAATATTTCTTTTGGCTATACCAAGAATTTTACCTTGTAAAGGATCAAAGAAATCAAAATAAGTTTGATAACCGCCGTTTACTGTATCATTAATACCAATCGCTTGATTACTACTATAACTAAACACATTATTAATAGCGTAAACATCTACTACTGGCTGCTGAGTGCGAATTGGCACCCATGCAGGAGAGTTATTAGTGTTATTATACACAACAACATAGCCTAAATTAGTTGTGTTAGAAGGAACTCCGCCAGTTGCACCTACCATTAATTTATGATTAGTGTAATTAACCGATGATGCAAAAAAATCTCCAGATTGTGTACCATCATTGTAAATTTGTTGTCCAAACGCAAATTTACCTGGATTATTAATATTACTTGTGCTACTCAAGAAATAATCATATGTATAAGCAACTCCTCCGTTATTAATTGGATTAAAGAAGGTAGTGCTATTATCGTCAAAGTACGTTCTTTCACCATCAAAGATTGTTGGCTCATATACATTACCGTTAGGAGCACCAATAATCAAATTAACCGCACTAGAATCAATACTTAAACTTGATCCAAATTGAGCATTAAATGTAGGCGCTGGACTTAATATCTGCTGTGTAAATACTAACGTTTCAAAGCCTAACGTATCAAATGCTGAAAACGTTACACCAGGAGATACTGTAAGTAAATTATTCTTAATGCCTGCTGTTGAATTTTGAACTGATACTGTTAATCTTCCCGACACTACTGTAATCTTTGTGCCAGAAATAGGAGGATTTAAGAAATTAATAGTCTCTGTAGATGGATCATATGAATAATTTGTTCCTACGATTTGTAATACGTTATTTAAATACACAACAGTATTATAAGAACTAGTATTAGTATATAAAGACCCAATATTGTAAGTTTGTGTAACTCCATCACCAGTAAAATATAAATCACTAGTAGGAAATGACACTACGTTTGGTATTGCTGCTTTATTAATTACTTCCGCAAATCCAGCTATAGTATTGTTTGGTGCCAGAGGAACTGTTACAATACTATTATTAATTCTTATTGAGCTGTATGGCTCCAACAATGGGTTAGCTATAGTTGTTGTTATAACTCCGTATAAACGAGATTGATTAGCCTGACGGTCAACGGATCCTGCTTCATCAATATAAGTGCTATCAAACGGTGCTCCTATATACACACTACAACTTAGAGGACAAGTGTCAATTGCTGCCCCAAAATTTGCAGATAGATTTTCTGTACTACTAACTAATTCTTGAATTTGAACAAATTGATTTGTACCAAATTCAATTATATCGCCATAGTTAAATGTTATATTAGTAAATGTAACAGTATTATCAGTTACACTATATTGTCCATTTGTTGATTGATCAGTTGATAATAAAAATACTTCATTTACATTCACTGATATAGGAGAATTAATAGTTCCAGCAACATCATATGTCATTTGAGAAGGATTAGAAACTATGAAACGAATCACACTTCTGTCAAACACATATACAACACCTGCGTTATCGATGCCATTACTAGTAGCATTAGGAGCACCTATGAATATTTGTGATCCATCTGTAGTAGTTGACACACTTGCTCCAAAATTATCACCTTCTAATGAATTAGGTGATGTAATATTAGTTACATATTGCCAATACGTCGGAGTTGTTACCGTAATAACAGCATTTTGTGGAGGAACTGTTGAAAATGTCAATTCAGTTGTTGTTGGATCAAATGTATAGTCAAAGTATGGTCGTTGAACCTCTTGATTCACAACAACAGTAAATGTTTCAATAGATGAAGCGTTGTATAATGTGGTATTAAGAGCAAATACACTTGTTGTGTATACTCCTGTGCCAGAAACTGTAAATCCAAACAATTCTCCGTTGGTTAATACACTGGCAACAGTTATCTCTAAGTCATTAGTAGGAGTTGTGCCTCCTAATTGTGTTCCTCTGACCAATAACGTATCTCCTACGCTATAATTTTGTCCACCTGCAGTAATACTTCCTGTATATGTGCCACGAGAGTTATAAATTGTAAATACAGCGCCATAACCAGTGCCAGAAGTTGAATTTTGTTGAATTCCAGTATACTTCTGCACATCAAGCACACTTGAAGTATTCCGTGTTATCAATAGAGTTTGGTTATTGCCGGGAGTATTTGTTAATATTACATTATTTTGATTTAATGTATAATCCGTGCCAGATGTTAGTACATCATTATCTAATGTAACGACTAATTGATCAGGATACAAGTAATTAACTTGTATCGTATCTGAGTAATTATATGCTAATACGTCAAATCTAGTAGAATATGAAACTGATTGATCCTCTACTGTTATTTTTTCATATGCATAGACAACATTATTGCCAGGAGCACCGACATACATCCATTGTTCATCTTTGCTAATTGCTCCCGATGTTCCAAAATTTATTGGATCAAAATTTTGATCTGGCGGAACTAATAATTGAGTGATACTGAAAGAATTTACATTAGGATTTCTGTAAATTACAGCAGCATATCCCATGTTAGATAAACTAGTATTAGCTCCTGCTATTGCCCAATCAGAATTTCCAAATGATACTATATTACCAAAATTACTAGTGTCAATTGCACCTAATGCCAACGAATCATTATATTGATAGTATGATACTACGCCTCTAAAATAAGTTAAAATTCTGCTAGTGCCAGGTGCTCCAACTAATGCGGCCACCCCAGACTCTGCCTGTGCTACACTTGCGCCATATCTAGCAGTAGCAGTTAACCCAGGAGTAATTACTAACTCTGTATCAAATACATTTTGTTTTTCTACCGTTTCCCAGTGTCCATTTCCATCATTATCAACCCATGCTTTTGCCCCTGGTATTAAATTGTTTACATAAAGCAATGTTGCAATATCACTTGCTTGTGATACTCTGGCATCTTGAAGATGAAACGCTAATCCACTTCCTGTTATTGTGGATACATTATAATTGTTGAATGTAAATGCAACAATTATAGTTGTTGGGGTAGGAACTGCTAAAACACGATATACTCCGTTAACTTCATCGTTAAAATATTTAACAATTATTAAATCAGCAACAGATAGTCCATGATATGCGTTAAATTGAACTATACTAGTACCATTGAGATTATTAGATACTTGAGTAATATTTCCAGGAACTCCTGCTACTCGGTATACTCCCCAATCATGTGTATTTACCTTAGCAATCCATATATAAGTGCCAATTCCGATACTATCAATATTCTGATTAATAGTAGTTGGATCTTTAAGGCTAAAAACAGTAATATCAACATCTTCTAAACATACAAAGCCAGCTGATGGCAACGCAGATGGCAAACTGCCATTCTCATATACGGTAGGAAGAATGTTTGTGCTAGTAATATTAAAACTTTCTTTCCATAAATTATCTAGATACAAAGTTTGATTAGCCTGACTAGTTTCCTCTGGATTAATAATCTGAATAGTTGAAGGATTATATGACAACTTTGCTTCGTTTAATTGAATTTCGAAAAAACTTTTATTTGCCTGCGCTCCATATGTACCAGATAGTACTCCCCAATTTTCATATATATTATAATCGCCACTTTCTTTCTTGTTAAGATTAGCTAAGTTAAATATTTCAGCAGCATGAACAGTGCCTTTTGTACCAATAAATTGTTGGTATAACTGAACTTGAGTAACTCCGTTCAAGTTCATATCTGTCATATATTGCCTAGGTCTAAATCCAATTAATCCAAACGCAAATAAATCATTATCACTTGTTAAGTTAGCTTGATATACATTATATGTATCAACTAATTGATTAGCTTTGTTAGCTAAGTTAGGCAATAATCCATTATCAATAGCTTGATAATCACTCTTAATCCAATTTGCGTAGTTGAATACTTCTGATGGATCTATAATAGTCAGTGATTGCCAGTATGTATTTTTATATAATACCATTTCACCCTTAGTGTATTTGGTATAAGGCTGCCACTGTTTTACATTGTTTAAATTAAGTATGAATCCCTGTGCATTAAGCTGCCCATCCCATTCAGTTGAAGTTGACGCAATCAAACTTAATCGAACTTGTCTAGCAGCAGTAATAGGATCATAAATTAAATCATTGAACTGTGTTGTATTGTTCAACACAATCATATCTTCATAATTTGTAAACTTTAATGTCAGAAAATTAATTGTTTGACCCGTTGTTGTAGTAACAGAAAATAGATTATTAATTCTATTAACTACCATGTTACTAACATCTAGAGCAAAACGATTTTGATCTAATAACATATTTTCAGGCGTTACACTAGCAATAGTATCTACGATAGATACAGGACGACTAGCCACAATTGTGGTAGCACTAGGGTTTAAATTAATCATTGTATTAGGTTGCCATCCTTGGGCTCCAAAATACAAGAATTCCTGTGCCATCTGTTTCCAATCTAATGTATAACCATTAAATCGATCAGAAAATATTAAACCTTGACTTTCTAAATAAGCACCATAACTTAATAAAAAGTCACACACACTTGCCGGACTAGTAAACACGTATCCATATGGAACTTGCCTGATGTTGTCGGTATACTGTGACGGAATTTGTACAATAGTGTTACCAGCGGTAAGAGTTTGATAAGCTCCAACTGGACTACTTACTAATGTCTCAAAATAAGGCTGAACATTGCTATATCCATATACACCATATCCAATTCCTCCTGTGCCCAGTTGTTCAACTTGAACAATTACAGAACTATATGTAATCTGACCAAATGGTTGATTTTTATAAAACAATAATTCGTAACTTGAAGCTGGAATTTCTAAACTATTATTAGTAGAATTTGGTCCACCTCTTTCAGTAAACAATTGTACGTATGCTGGATCACTAAATGATGCCATACGATAGCATAAACGAACATCTAGATTTGCTAGTGCTTCTGTTAATGTTTTAGTACTATTAACTCCTGACCGTTGATTATAATCAACAATCCAGTTAATATAACTTGCTTTACTTACACCATCGCCGTATACTTGAACGCCGGATGCATCTAAACGATAACGATTGTTTAGCAAATACTGACCCAACGTAGTATTATAACGATATAAATCTCTATCAGCAAACAATGAGAAAAATTGTGCTGGTTTAGTAAGAGCTAATAAACGCATCATTGCAAATGGATAAGAACTGCTATTCCACCATGATGCTTCTACTGGGCCGCCATCACCAGCTGCCCATGATTGTTGAAATCCATATGGATCATTCAATCCAACTATACAATCTATAGGAGATAATAGTTCACCCTCTAGTCCTGCTGGAATAATTTTGCTTAACCCAGCCCGAATATATTCAGGTAAAATGTATGGACCCGCTGGATCACCTACAATACCGGCCTCTAAATCATCCCAGAGTACAGTATTGCCTGATGTATATGGCGCTGGTCCGTAACGTGTAATCCACCATGCTGGTTCTTCGGTAAATCCTACCATTTCCCATGGGGTCGAGTTAGGAGTTTCAGTATCGTAAAAATAACGATAGATTCCACGCCAGTTGCCTTGAAGGAATGCCGCTTGATCAATACGATTAGATGCCTGGCTATAGTTGTATGTAAATGGATTATTGGCAATGTAATCTTGCGTTGTGTAATTTAATTTATTTTGACCAACCCATGACAAAAAGTCCTCACTCATTATCTGATTGACTTCTTGATATGTATATGGCGTTTTGCGGAAATATCCTGGCAATAACGCGGTAGTTTGAGCAGGATAAAAATCCGGATTTACTTGGTCAGTAGATAACGGAATTGGATTATCATCAGTTTTGATATTATCGTATATACGTTTTTCAAATTCAAATAATACTTGATCACGAATGTCACCAAAAGCAATAGTAATTGACCCATCATGGCCTTGAATTACCACGGTTGGCTCTGAATAAGTGTCATCTACGTAGACAGAAGGAGTGTATTTAGGATATAGACCCATTTTGCTAGGTGTATTTGGACACCAGCTAGCCACTGTGGTAGGATATTCATTAATTGTAACAACATCGCCAATGTGTAATGGAATCAATATAGTCAATTTAGCAGCATCAGTAGATACTGTATACTCAGTTCCTCTTAGTAAAAGTACATTATTGACATATACTAATAATCCAAGATAGTTACTTGATTTGAAATCATATACTTGATTTGTATTAAAGATATTTGTAGTTATTGGGTTAACTACTGTTGTCGATGATGTATAATTAGTTCCAACTGGCAACATATCTGACCAATAAGATGAGTCAGAACTTGTTAAGCTTTTTGTAATGTTAGAAATAACCAAATCAAGAATTTGAGGCACAGTCTCAGATCCATTAAGATCTAATCTAGTGACTTCGGTCAATAATTTATTCTTGTACTTGATATATTCTCTGCTATTATACTCCAATGAAGCAAATATATCATAGTTAATATTTCGTAAGAAAAATCCAGCAAGCGTCAATGGTGATGATTGTTGTAATATTAACTGACCATAAGGAACAATGTTACCTAGGTCACGAGTGTTATTACGTCCATTAATAGGACCATTAAGATCAACTAAATTTTCACATATTGTGGCGTAATGTTGACGAACTGTCCCCAAACTAAACTGTTTGCTATTACCATTAAACGGATTATTTTCTAAGTTTTTTGGAACTTCATAGAAACCGTATGCACTTACTTGCTGACTATATGCAAGTACCTCAATAATGTCACCAAACACATATCCAGTACCATTTAATGTAATAGTAGATACATTAGTTGTGGTATCAACTAATAAAGTGTATGATGATGGAAGTTGATATACATTATTAATAAAAATTTGAACAGGCGGCACGTCTAATGTAGTTTCTACTACAATATCAAGCTGAAGAGGTTGTCCAGCATAACTAAATTGAAATTGTTGTCTAGCCAATGATGGAATAGCAGCAATTTGCCAACCAATCTCAAGGCTGAACGTAATTCTATCAGAATACTGATATACAAATCCATTGCTGACATTTACAGTAACGCCAGCTGTATTAGATGGAGTATAAACAAATGTATCAGTATATAAATTGTTAGTGAATAAAATATCACCAATATTATTGATACTAAAGAAGTCTAACGGAATTCCTAACACAGAATCAATTGGATTATCTGGATTTTCTGTGTAACTTAATAGTTTACATCCAGTAAAGTTAGAACTTGGATATATTGTTGTATCACTAAAGCTATATCCACTACTATCAAATACATCAAATAACGGAGCTTGATTAACTGAAGTTTTTTGTTGAGAATCTATCCATGTTGTGCCGTTGTAGTAGAAACTTTGACCTTGAACACCAATAATGCCGCCAGAAATATACGTGGCAGTCGTATTACTAGCAAAACTTACCGATGAAGTTGAACATGCTGTTACAATATAGTTTCCGTTATATGCAGCAGGCAATATTCCTGTCACAGATATAGATTGTCCAACAGTATACGGAATACTTGATCGTGGGGTAAAGTTTAAAGTAACACTAGCACCTGTTCCAGATGCTGATATAACTGGCAATGTAAGTCCATTCAGACATACTGTAGTTTGTTCAGGTAAAACTGGACTATAACTTGTCGGTACCAAATCAATGATAGGAACAGTAGAAGTTTCTGGATCTGGAACAATAAAGTTTACAGTGAAAATTTGATTACGCACATTAGGATTAGAATCAGCAGCAAAAATAACTAAACTGCCCTGGACTAGACTATATCCATTAATACCGTATCCTATTTGTCCATTTACATTCAATAACGCATTGGTCTGGGTAAAATCAATAACATTAACAGCTGGTACTCCTTCTGTGCCAAAATTAAATAATTTTGTACCAGCTCTAAACTCTAAAATAGGCCTAGCAGCACGTTGTAATCCAGTGTATTTAGGAGCTACATTATTATAAGCAGCAGCAGCATCAATAACATCAACGTGAAACCATCTGTTACTACGAGTCCATGGATTTAAATCAATACTTGCCATATTGATGGTAATATAATCAGGAATTACAGGTTGTCCATCAACATTATTAGCATAAGGTTCCACTACTACTAAATTAGAAGCAAGTATTAGCTTAATTCCAGTGCCAACACCTTGTACATAGTAAGTATTGTTTACATATGACGAAGGGTATACATTGCCTTTAAGAACAATCTTAAGTCCATTAGTAAATGTTATACCATTTGGACTAGTATAATTTTTTTGACCTAAAATATCAGTTTCAACATTAATGTATGAATTAATACTAACCGAATTTATTACACCGCCTGTACTATAAGTGCCAGTATATGTACTTGCGTAAGTTACTGAGGTTGTAGTACAATCTAGTACTGTATAATCACCATTATATCCAGTTGGAGTAATTTCTGATACAATAATCGTGCTTCCAATAGAATAAGGAGCTGATAATTGTTCGGCAAAAGACAATGTTACCCCAGTGCCAGATGCAGAAAGTCCACTAATTGCCAAAGCAGGAATACTTGGATTGATATTGCCCTCAATCAAATTGATTACGCCAAAAATAGTTGGATCTTCACTGTCTTGATAGTATAACTGTGGTAATGCTGCAGTAAGTAATGGCATTTGTGTAAAGAATCCTGATGAATTCTTATACCACTGTGTATTGACATATTCTGTTCCAAAAGACACAATAAATTGTGTTAGATTAGCAATAGGCAAAATGCTGTTAAGCTGTATAAAATCTACCCCGCCTTTGTTTACGTATTGAATTTGCCATAAACTTGCTTGAATAGCAGGATCTGTAATTGGAATAGCTTGATCGAACGGAATACTATCAAATGTTCCAACTCTACCATCAAGTGGGTCAGGCACTCCGTCAATAGAATTTATGTTTGTGTCATATGAAAAATTATCAAATCCTGGACTTGCCGTTCCGCCATTAACATAAGCAGTTGTAGTAACATTTTCATAACTCACGCTACTAGACGTACTATTAGTTACTACATAAGTTCCATTATATCCAGAAGGAGTAATACCTTCCACTATGATAGTACTACCTGTAGGAAATGCGGGTGATGGATAGGTTGCATTGGCATCAAAGTCTAGTGTTACTATGCTTCCTGTGCCAGTCGCATTACTAATAGCTAAACCTAGATCATACCCAAGACTTGTAGAATATCTATTGGGAACGGTTCTAACTATTGGATCAAATGGAGTTTTTACATACCATCCACCTGGAGCTGGGTCAGATGATTGAGTAGGAAATACTAATGTTCTACCATTGAGATTCGTAACGCCATCAATACCATCTGGGTAAGTAGATAAAAATTGTTCAACAGTAATGCCATTTATTTGATCAAATTGTATATTACCACAAATTAAATCTACCGCACCAGTTGTAGCAGTAGGATAACCAATATAAGGCATAGAATAATAAAAATTCTGTGCGCTAATATCAGGAACGTTGAATGTAACTGTACCGAGATCTGTGCCATTGTTTGATACACCAAGCACATCACGACTACTGATATTTCTAGACCATGGTAATTTACCATCTACTCCTGGAGCAGATTGAATCCAAAATTCAGGTCCAGTTCCTGGCTCAGCACTTATAATATCAAACTGTCCACGTAGATTAAACTCTAAATCATTGCAGTAATATAATGTATCAGGCGCATTTTGTGGCACTGTAAATGTAATCAGTCCTTGACTAGTGCCGCCATTAGTAACTCCATCAGTCCATAAGTTGGTAGTACCAAAACTTTCTTTTGTTTTGATATAGAAAGCGTATGCAGCTGTTTGCACTAAATTAAACACATATGTGTTACCACGAATAAGTGTTAATGTAGGATTAGCAGAGGAATTTATAGTCCAACTACTAGTTCCTTTGTTAGTAACACGATATTCTATAGTGGCAGGTGTATTTTGTGCTACAACAAACTTATATCTGCCATTACGAACTAAAGTCAATGCTGGGTTAGTTCCAGCATAATCAGTAAACGTGTATGCTCCATTACTACGAGTAACAGTGAATGTTTCTTCAGTAGGAATTGATGTAGGCGCAACAGTAACTAAATCTGGACCATTGGGCAACCAATAATATTGAGAATAATTGTTGTACTTGTCAAAATCTACAAACGGATCCCAGCTATAATATTCACTTTCAAATAATCTATCTGCTTGAGCAGTAATACCACCTTGTGTACTAAGGGCATTAATAATACCAGGATATGTAATAGCATCACTAATTTTTAATGTTGTAGGATTAATACTTACTACACCAGGTTCTAATTGATAATTATTACGAGTTGAAGTTGGCTCAATAACATACCCATCGGCAGGCATGACTCCTGGTCCCACTTTTTGACCAATATAACCCTGAGTTTGTTTGTACTTTGGTTCTTGGATCAATTGATCAAGTGTAGCTGTTAAAAACTGAGTGTTTACCGGAGTTTGAAATATCTCAGGTAAAAAATCAACAGAACGAATTTTTGCGGCCATTAAATTGCTCCACTACCAGGGGCAGTTTGTAAGTTAGTGCTAGTCAATGATTGAATAATTTCAATATTGTTAATCGTGGCACCGTTAACGAAGATTTGATACGGAGCACAATGTATTTCGTACAAATCGCCGAATGATTTTTGTGGGTTAAGAGGAACTAACACAACAGAAGCCACATAAGTTCCAATTTGAGCATGAATATATGATGCTAATTCAGAAAAATAAAAAGTCTGACCAAAATTCCAGTTGGCAATATCAAAATATGCATTCATAGTTGCTAATACTAGATTTTGAATTTGATTATTGCTGGCATTTGTATTAGCTGCAGGAATAACTCTAATAGTAGCTCGCAATGACTCTGGAGCTTTACTTCCAAATAATGGTAAAAATTCCACACTATTGAGAATCATATTATCACTAATCATCTTGTAATTTTGTAGTGCAGCATAAGATGTAGTTAACTCATTAATAGTAGGCGGCAAAGGTTGTGGTACAGTATTAGTTGTATCACGTACCCATGCTGAATATGCTGTATAATATGCTAATGTCACTAGATACAAATCAATAATATTTGTACTACCAGGATCAATTAAATTAGTTAACGCTGAGTTATGACGATATTGAAAATACAAATCTTGTCTTCCAACTTGTGCTACCCAACCTTGGGTCAATGTTAATGTTCTAGTTCCACTTAACGTAAGTGTTAATGTGTAAAAATTATTTTCTTGATACGCATAGAATATTTGACCAGTTGGATATTGTTCTTTAACCATTTGAATCTGTGATACTGTGGCAAAATCATCGTCAACAATACCGTTTGGCTGTAAGATATATCTTTCTAAATTATCAAAATCAAACGTTAATTGAAAATAAACGTAAGGCTGTGGCACAGTAGTACTTGATGGTGATACTCCGACAATTTGTTGGAAAAAATCAGGATCTAATGGAATACCATTGTTATTATAATCTTGATACCCAACTAATACTTGATAATCATCAACTAATCCATCACTTAATACTGGTTGTCCAATAATTTTAAGTGTCATGTCTGTCATTAACGGTGAGTTATTACCGGGTTGACTATTTGATCGTAATACTTTGGCAAAATCTGAAATAACTGTTCCAGTTCTGCTATCATAAATTGCCTGAGCAGTATCAAAGAAAAATCTTACTTCCAATACACTGCCAAAATAATAGTTAAGACTTCTTGAGGTAACTGTATATTGTGATCCATTATAAGTAGCTTGAATCATCCAACTAGCATCAAGATTAGCATTTGTTGTACTGCCAGCGTTTGCTTGACTCCATTTTGCACTAATTGCTAAATTGGCAGCTGTTATAACATACCAAGAATACGCAGTTCCAGTAATAGAACCTGTGCTATCATATCCTATACCAAAATTTTGTTTTAAGTAAATTTGATTAAGAATAGTCTGCTGTACTGCTGAACTAAACTTAGTAACTAATCTTGGAATAACTTCAATAGGAATTGATCCAGTTGGAACATATGTGTTCAACACAACTGGTCCAGTGCCATCTATCAAATTACCTAAACCACCGTTAGTTCCATTTCCATCAATTGCAGTTGGGCTAGCCCAAATCACCAAGTGGTCGCCTGCTTCTGTTGGAATACCAGGTTTTAATTCATTGTTAGAATCAAAGTAATATCCAGTTGGCGGAACAAATTTAACTAATGCAGTTTCGTCAATGAAAAATGCGTTATTGCTTACAGTATGTCCAATTGGCACAGGAACACCACTGATATTTTGAAAATATCCAGTAGTTTCATTTACAATAGTTGTACTTTCATGCCAACTATAATTCAATGATGCTAAACTTGGCCGTGGAAAATATGCATTATAAAATTGTCTAAATGTTGCTTGTGCTAATACAGGAGTAATGTCATTTAATATAACATTATTAATATCATTATTTGTTTGAAATGTAAACGTAAAAGCAGGAGTATTGTTAATGTACCATAATGCGCCGTCTGATCCAAATACATTTGTGGAAGAATATTTACCAGTAGGATCAACCAAATCTAAGTATCGGCTAGTGCCAATAGAACTACGATTTAGTGCAGCACTTTTGATAATAGAATTATTTGTTGTAAATGGAAAATTAGTATAATCTTCACCATTAACCATACGATTTTGTGTATAGTAACGAGCAGGAGCACGTTGTTTAATCTGATCTATAGTTTCACGAGCAGCGGCATTAGAAACCGGAGAAGTAATTCCACACGTAAACGTAAGTGTCTCAATCTGTCCTGTACGACTTACGTATGATATAGGAATTTGTACCGACTGCATATTTTCTGGATTAATAATATATTGTAATCCATTTGATGATCTTACATAGTTACGAAATTGCCCGACAGGAATAGTGGCAAACACATTGTCACCAAATACTAATGTAATTTGATCATTTGTTCTGCTAGTAACTGAATAGACATCACGCAATGTAGGAGTCATTTGCTCAACCGCAGCTTCGTAAATACTAGGAACTTTTGTCCAAATTTTATTAACACTACCTACATTATCAAGTTGATATAGCCATACATCTGTTTGATTAACGCCTTCAATATTAATATCAACAGTACGATTAGATATTTGTTCTAGTAGATTAAAATCTTGATTTTGAAGTGTGCCTTGTTTAAAATAAAAGAAAAAACCTGTATTAGCAGATTGATATCCCATTTGGTCGTTGCGATACAAAATATTAAACTGTCCATTTGGCAATGGAGGCGGTTCATATATGTAAGTTTCGGCAAGAGATGTAGCATTAACTACCTCAAACGGCATATTAACACCGTTAACTGTTGCTGTAAACGGCACAACTGGCAAATAACCAGGAACTAAGTTAATTGTATATTCGCTTGTATCTACTCCAAGTATAACTTGATCATTGCCAGGCGAACCAACAAACTGAGTGTCAAGCAGTGCTGCATTAAGAATAGCAGTAAATTGTTCTTGCCAATCAAAATTACTAGGATCAGCCCAGTTAATGTTTACATTGGCTAAGTTTAATCCATTATAATCTGTTACATTCTCAGTAGTTTGTATTGAAAATACTTTAAGATAACCGTTGGCTTCTGAGTTTCGTTCAGGATTATATGAAACTAAGTTGGCAAGTTTAATAACGCTATCACGGCGTTCTGCAGTATCAATATAATTTTCACGAGTGTTTAAATCTGTGCGGAATGCTAATGACTGGCCCATAAATGCCATTACATCAAGCAATGCTATGAATTCTGAAGATTCAATGTAATCATTGAATGTTTCTGGATAGTATTGGCGTAAGTAATCTATGAAACTCTTTCGTAGAGTCTCAAAATCGTAACTTTGGAAGTCTCCTTCACTGTAGGTTTGATAGATTTTTTTCCAATCTTCAACTCCAAATAATACGGTTTGTCTTGTAGTCTTTGCCATAGCCTTTCCAATGTTACAGTATTTATAGTATTAATAATGTGTGTACATTATGTTAGACATAACTGGCAGAACGTGAATTTTCATTAAAGAAAATAGATAATATCTGTGCTGAAGTAGTTGCCACTGTTCGTAGATTAAGTTCAAGTAATATACCATTAGCCTGTGGATACATAATAACATTATTAAGATATAATCTAGGATCGCCTGCTATTACTCGTTGGACTTCATTATAAATTGCTGTTTGTAAGTCTACACTTTGATTTTCAAACAAAAATGTCCATAAAATGGTACCATATCCAGGTCTACCCACCAATTCACCTTGCCTGATGTTAAAAGCGTTAAGCAAATCTTGTTTTATTAGTTCATAATCAACTAATACAAAATTTTTGTTTTTATTAACAGTGGAAAATCCAACAAATGTAGCCATAGTATATATTTATCTCATAATATTAACTGGTCTATTGCCAATAGCTTGCGTTACAGCTTGTGCTTGTGATAAAATTCTGGTAGCTGCACTAATATCAGCAGAAATTCCTAGACTTTTTATTGAAGGCAAAGCATACATAGGTGGAGCAATCAGTGGTGATCCTATTACCCGATTTACAGCAGCATCAAGAGTAGAGCGATTGACAGTATTGCTAAAAGCAGCAGCTGGTTGTATACGTGATATCAATCCACTCAGTGAAAAATTGCTAAAACTTGACGCAAATTGTGCTGCTTTTGCGATAGTGTTGACTACTGTATTAATTTTAGCACTTACTTTTGCAAGTGCTGGGGGTATTGGAATTAAACTTCCTACCAAAGCACCAATTCCTGCGGCTGATGATATAACTCCGCTTGCTGAACCAGCAGCCCAGCTAGTAGCAAGACCAACTCCATATCTACTTCCTATTGCCATCAATGCACCCACATCGCCGTTAATTGACGAGCCTAATACAGCTGCCATTCCTACTGCCGCTCCGGTGCCTAATCCAGTAGATAATCCTGACATTTGACCAGTGCCAGTATTAAATCCAACAGCTCCTGTTGCTAATGCTGACATTCCGTAAGTATAAATTGCACTAGAATCAGATCCAAAACTTTGTACTTCAGGCGGAACAGTGCCAACAGGAGTTATATTGGAATCAGGTAATCCGTTTGTTAACCTAGGTGTCGCTGTTAATAAAGTCACAGCAGATGCTGCCGCCAAAGTTCCATTAGCTGTATAAACATGTCCAGTACTAATGCTAGGAGTAGTAACTCTAGGTGTTGGCGGAACAATAGAGCCATTTGCCACTAATTGATTATAACTTTGGTCAAGCAATAGCTCTTGAATTTGATTTTGTATCGCTAAATCACCTAAAATATCATAAACACTAGTAATATTAAATTTTCCTGACCAGGGAGTAGGTGAACTCATAAAAGCAACAAAATTATCAGGATTATCTCCTGTGTTTTCATTTAAAGGACAATATAACTGACTCATGCCTGGTTTTACTATTCCAGCTTGCTCAAGTTGACTACAATTAAAGCCATAAATGCCAATACCATCAGCTTGTGTAAAAGTATTGACATCATTTTGAGCAAGACTAGCTAATTGCGCCATTAAAGCTTGTGTTTCTTGTGAAGATAACTGTCCGGCTTGTAATGATATGTTAGTTCTTCCATTAGGAGTACTAACGACTTGTATATAGTTCGCTGATGTGATAGGATTATTCACTGACACAGATGTTAATTGTGGCAATTCAATTACTACTGGCAAATTCGCTATAACAGCCATTAAAGTCTTATCATCTACACCTGCTGTGCCTCGTTGTAGTCTTGTTAAGCCAAAATTAGTTAATGCTTGTATAGGATGTAATAAAGTGTCACCTTTATTGTATCCCACAAACGTACCGGCAGCAACTTGAGAATAAAAAATATTGTCAGCTTGTGCTTGTGTTGTGTCATTTGGAGCATTAAGTTGATACTTTGATCCAGACGGTAGAGTATATTTAAAAATTGCCATATTAATTTGTCTTAGTTATAGAAGTACCCGCCGGGATGGTAGGCGCACTAGGAGGACTTGAATTTGTTCCATCTCCAAGGTTAACATTAACTTGAACACCTTGATTATGATACGGCCATGGTTCATGCGCTGGTGCTCTAGTAACAATACTTTCAGTTCCAGCTGATTCAACTTTAAATCCAGATGCTGTATTAAAACTACTTGCAGGCATTGTATATTTTACTAAACCAGTCGGAGCAGATACACTTGCTGCAGAACCTGAATTTAAATCTATTGTTCCACCTTGTAATGCCAAACTACCACCAGAAGCCCATGCTCCCGATTTACTGTCAAACGTTAATTGTCCGTTACTTTTAACTCCTATTGTTGATTGACTAAACAATAGTAATTCTTCTTTAGTGGCACAAGTAAACTTACCCTCACTTTGCATCGTTGTAGATACATTGCTCATCATATTGATATTTCCGCCAGCCCAAACATTAAAATCTTTGTCAGCATGTAAATTCATTGTACCTTCTGTACGTAAATTTATAGAATTAGTAGTATAAACATCAAGTGTGCCCTCTAATCCAAATTCTAACCATACTTGTCCATTAGCATGAGCAATATAAAGATTATTTCCATCATCACTCATTGTTATTTGATGGCCTTTAGCAGTACGAATACGAACAATAGCAGTTTTACCGTCGGTTGCACCATCATCCATAACCACACTATGCCCACCTGTACGACCAACAACATTAGCATCATCAGCAGTCACTTCTCCGGATTCTACTTTTTGCTTAATAGTCGCATCTTGTAACCCACCTTGATAAATTGGTCTACCAGGAGTGCTTGTTCCTGTAACATTACTAGGACTTTCACGTTGGCTAGACGAATCTATTGGTCCACGAATAGGATCGCTAACTGTGCCCTGTTGAAACATAGTTGCTGCCTGATAACTGTGAACCGGCTTGTCTTTATTATAAAATTCTGGACTGTCAGCAATCTCAGTATTGGATTCTGCATTATTGATTTCTGTCGTTGGTAACTGTGGACTTTTTTCAAAATATGTTTCTTGATCTGCATTTTGTTTAACCGCATTTTTAACTGCGCCTATGGCAGGTACCATCTGACTAATAGTTTGGTCAGGCACTACTCCTATGAAATATCCCTGACTAGGATCGCCAGCAACGAAAAAACACATTAATTGTGTGCCAATATCAGGAGAACCAACTGCTGAACCATAACTTTGTTGATTACTAGTTGAGCCGTATGTTCCTACTCCCGCTGATGTACTTGTTTTTGGTGTTGACCCACCTTGTTGTCGCACAGGAGATACGGTTCGCCATAATGTTTTATCATTTTTATCACCACCGCCAAATTGTTCAATATAAACTTGAACTCTTCCGCTACGGGTAGGATCAACATTATTCATGATTTCACCTATGAACGGCCCAAAATCAGCAGGAGCTCCTCCTTTGTCAAATTTATATGATGATGATCTACCTGTTGCTCGTTGTACATTTAATGCCATTATTGATCCTTTGGAGCCATTTGTTGCGGCGCTGCGCCTGTTCGTGTAATTGGATTTGTTTGATTTGGATCGTTAGCTGGTGCTAAACAATTCGGTGGCAAATCCATAGCTGGTGTATCAAATCCATTCTCTCTAGCAAAAGCTTTTGCAGCAGGAGAAAGATTTCTATCTCTGTATTCAGACAAGTCTTTTGCTCTTGGGTACCAATCTGCGTACTGTTTGTTATATTGATCTATCATGTATTGCGGGTATGGATTAGGATTTTTAGAAAGTACCAATGGACTAAGGGCAGTATGAATTGATGCCATTTGATTATCATTAAACGGTTCACCAGGCACAACTAATTTGCCATCAAGAATACGTCGAGGAGTGCCATCAGGACCAATTGTGGGTGTATATGTAGCACCCGATGCAGTAGTTGAAACTTGTTTGCCGTCTGGGTTAGGATTAACGCCAGTTGGCGCAACAGTAACGCCCCCAGATGTTGGCGGTTTTGGTGGAGTAACCGGTTGAGTACCACGATTTACAACTGGTAAAGCTGAATCCCTTGGTTGTGTAATATTATTAACAGGAGGATTAACTCTTGTGCCGGGAACATTAGCAATAGGAGCGTTTGCCACCGCAGAATTTGAACTGCCAGGCGGAGATGTCCTCGAAGCAGGAGTACGAGCAGGGGAAGGAGTAAACCATTCTGTAATACCGTCTATAACTCTTGATATCAACGATTTTTCTTCAACAATAAATTTTTTAATTTGAAGCTCACTTAAGTTTTTAAGTACTGAACCTTCTAGTTCTTGTTCAAATCTTCCTTTGCTAAATGTAGACGTAACCGTCATTGCTCTATATGCGGCACTTGCTTGAGGTGGAGTTTTTGATAAATTATTGGAATTACCCTGCGTTGCTGATGAATTTATATCTATCAATCCTGTGCCCAATTCTGGAGCTCCTCCATTATTATAATCAGCAGGACTATTAAAATTAATTGCAAATACAACTTCTTGTGTTTCCGGACATACTGCCCCATTAGGATAAAATCCATCATAACACATGTCTTGTTCATTGAGGCCTAATATCTCACCTTGCAATAGCCATGCTGGATCACCTACTATTTTAATATTAACCTTTGCCATATCAGCAAAACTATATAAAAAATCAGCTGCGGTTGCTGCCGGCTCATTAGCTTTACTGGGAGCGCCTTGACTACTTTTTGTGGAGGGCTGAGCAGTTTTTATTACTCCTATATTATTTGGATCACCTGTATTATTAGCAAGAGCAGATCCTCCTCCACCTTGCAGAGCGGCTATTCCCGCTGCTATACTGCCTCCATTGCCGGCTATTGTCTGAAATAAAGTTGGAAATTTTTGTGAATAACTTAGTACTTGGGTGTTCAATCCTGTAAACCAATAATCATATAGCTTATGTACACCACGAAATTGAGATTCTGGAAAATAACTACTATCCATCTCGTTAATGGCGTATGGTGTTACAATATATGTAATACGATATGCATAGTCATTTCTTTGTTTATCTATAACATCACTAACAGGAACAGCATTGACTAATATTTTAAACCAAGCAGTGGGTTTATTTTTCTTAGAAGATGTGTTAGTTATATTAGGAGCTGCTACATCAAGTGTATTTGCTATAGAAGTTTGCTGATCAGTAATATAAGAACTATTGCGAACAACCTGCTCAATAATTTGCAAAATTTGAGTACCTTGAGATACTGCTTTATTTTGTGAATTAGTATTAGCAGTTCCTGAATTTGTTCCTGTTTTTGCTGCTGCAGTGTCACTAGAATTCATTGATGTCAATTTAAAATCAATAGCGCCAGGATTTTTTACCTTAGCAGAAGCTATAATATCGGATGCAAATTTTATTTCATAAACATTGGCAATTTCATATGTTCCATCTTTTACTAATTTTTGTTCATGTGCGTTTAACATATCACATAACCCTTTAGTTTCTGGTCCAGGTAAAGTTCCATTTGTTACTAATGAATATACTGATTTTATACCATTGACTACGTTGCGAACTTGCTGTATAGGATTAACTGCATTAAGTGCAGCTTCTACAATCGTAGGAGGTCTATTTATACCTACTCTGCCTAAAGATGTTGCCATGTTAAATTCCTTATATCACCTGAGTAGATGGATTAAATGTACCATCGCCAGTATTAGTTGGACTGTCTTTTGTGCCTAGGGGCGATGATGTTGCTGTTGCTTCTCTGCCATCTGCTAAATTACCCTGTTGTTCAGCCAAACTAGCAAGAATAGAATTTTTGCCTGATAAAATTTGACTAACTGTTTCTCCTGTAAGATCAATATTAGTAGGAGTACTTGCTAGTCCTGACGAAGATGCCTTAGCGTATGCTTTAGGTGCTCCTGTCACTTGATATACTACTGATTTACTTTCAACTGTAAAGTCAATATTTGTTATTGTAAATGGATAGTATCTAGTCAAAATTGCATTTTCTATATTAGGCACAGCACCAGGTAATCCAGTATCTCTACTAGGATCAGTTATTAAATTTCCATCAATATCCCATCCATAAAATGATACCACCAAACAGAAATCAGTATTAACAGGAGCAGCTCCCGGAATACCATCTCTGATAGCATAGTTAATATTTGGAATTAATGTCAATCCATTTGGCTCAGTAACTTTAAATGAAAGTTCGGAGACTTGTGATGCACTAGCATTAGTCACTACAGATTTTATTACTAAATCATCTAGATAATAATCTAAGGTAAAATATTTATTTCTGTTTGGTATAGACAAATCAATATCAGGTTGAGAAATTGCGTCATTATTACTAAATGCAACTCCAGTTTTAGTAACCGCATGTTTTTGTTGAGAAGCTCCTCCACTTTGCATTAACAATGACCAATTTCCAACTCCTATTCGTGAGGTGGCTGTTGCTGGATCTTTTTCCGTTATTCCTCTAACAAAATTACCTAGGCCTCTCCAAAATCCAACTTTTGCATTAGCACTACCATTTAACGCAGCGTATTGAGCGGGAGATAACATATACCAAGCAATATTGTAGGTATAACTAGCAAATTGATCTAAAATATTAGCACGAGGTTTAACAAAATTACTAGGTTGTCCATTTGAGTTTATTATAACTTCTCGTTGAGATTGTTTAGGTGGCAAATTAGGATTATCATCATTTGGCCAAGCAGGCGCTGGCGCTTGAGTAGCACCTCGATCTTGACCCCTAATAGTAGCATTGGGATTACCAAATGCTGCACCTCCCGGAACAAGAGTTACAAACTGTTCACGATGGATATATGGTCCATCGCTTGGAATACCTTGTTGAGTATCATTTGTTGTTCTAGTAGGAGCGGTCGTGCCTGTATCTTCATTAGGAACAGGTCTTACTACCCTAGATCGTAGGCTCCCTGGGGTTGGTGTTGTTGCCATGTTAGAATCCTAACGTTGATTTAAGAGTATTGATTTTAGGAAGATAAATTTGAGTTCCAGATGTAAAATCAAATGGTGGCGCCATTAATGTATTTGGGTTGCGTTGATAAAATACCCACCATAGATTACTATTGTCATACAAATCATGAGCAAGCAAATCTGGTCTATATTGATATGTTAAATTTATCATGAAATATTGATCGTCTGGCAATTTTGGTATAGGACGATTAACCATTACATCTAAAAAATATTGACTATATTGAGTCGCATAATATGGACTGGTTTGATTATAGGTAGCTGACATTACCAAAATCCTCCTCTAAGTTGATTTCCATTGGCATATTGTTTGAGACTAAATTGTTTACTAACTTGTTCTCTAGTATTGACCGGCAATAAGGTAATAGATATATCAATTTTAGTTGGAACATATGTTGGATTAGCCAACGCAGCATATGGCATACTAGGAGAACTACCAAAAGGCATATTAGATAATGCTCCTTTTGTTAATCTAGCATCTGCTAATCGTTGTGACGGTGTTGTGTTAACTGAATAACCATAATCTTTTCTATTATTTCGTTCTGTTAAGTTGGTTAACATTTGATTTGTAATATGTGCTCTAATATAATCAACGTCCTCTGGCAAACCATATGTAAAATTAGTAAGCAAACATGGATGATTATTAAATTGAAATTGCCCTAGCCCAGTTAAGAATAATAATGGAGGTGGAGTTCCTCGTTGAGCATCTTGGCCATAAAACATTTTTCCTGCTGAGCGAAAAAAATGTATCACAGCCAGTAAATAATTTGCCTCAGATGTATTTTGTGCTGTAAATTTTGCTGATATTTGAATATCACCAACTTGACTATTTTGATAATAATATCCACGAAAATTAGAATGCGTCACATCGTAATTTTGATAACTTGTTTTGTATGATACATCAATTTTTGGAGTATATGGAAATATTATACCATTAGTTGCTTTCAATGGTTGTAATATACCAGGATCAGGATCATTGTACAAATAACCCGCATTTTGTCCTAAACTCAATCTAACACGCCAGTCATAATTGCTGGAATTATCGCCTAATATTACTGCCTGTGCAGGTTGACTTCTAGCATTATCAACTCCAGCCTGTATCTCATTAGCAAGTGGACTTTGTGTTGCAAGCTGTTTTGCATATGTTGCACCACCTTGTGTATTAAGAAATTCTGTTGGTGAGTTGGCAGCAGCCGGTGCTATGGCAGATGCCGCAGCAGGATCTACAGTGGGATTTACCAAAGATTTTGCTGCATTTGCTTTTGCCCTAGCTTTTAAACTAGAGCTAGTATCTATGGCGTTATTTGTTGGAACTTCAGGATTTGTTGCTGGACTTACTGGATTAGCCGATGAGTTTACTGCAGGCGCAGATCCACCTTGAGCATAAAACTGTGATACTACATAATCGGGATATTTGTTGCCCATTGCTAAACCAGCGGCAACAGCTGCCATTTGAGCAGGAGTTAATTGTGTCCCCGGAGTAACCGGTTGACCAGCTATTAATAATATTGATGCTGTTGCCATTGTATTTTTCCTATATTGTTATTTATATCTTATATAATGTATAGATATTATACTAAATAACTTGACAATTGATTAAATTGTGTTATACTAAAATTAACTTAGTAGGAGACATAACTAGTGGCCACAAAACCCGTAGTAGCACCAGTAAAAAAAGTCATTTATCTCAATAATAGAGATTTGTTAAAGCAAATTCATTTAAGTAAAAATACATATTGTTCATTCTTAGATCCGGTGAAGGATCATCAATATGATATGATTTTGCCTAGTTTGAGTAAAATTAATCAACGAACAGTAGCAGAAGCCAGACGCAATCGCGCTGATCGTATCAAAAAAGAAACAAAAGTAATAGTTGATCCCACTAAGATACCAAACACTGACGTAGTATTCCGTATATCTTGCTGGGAACATATACCAATTGCTCCTAAGAAAATACCTAAAAGTGCCACCAAAAAGAAAAAAATTGAAGATATCTTTGATCTAGAAATAGTTGACGAAGAAGACATTTTAGATTTAATTGTGCCAGATCCAGTTGATGATACAGCAAAAAAGTATCTTAGATTGCCGTTTCCACCGTTTTATCATTATAGACTAGATGAAAATAAAAAACCTTATCTAGTTGGTAAAAGTCACTGGAAAGGTGATTTAGAAACAGGTGAATTCTGTAAAGATCATGGAACTATGACGCACACACTGGCTACTATGTTTATTAAACTATGTGATCGTTATGCTACCCGATCAAACTGGCGTGGTTATACATATAATGAAGAAATGCGTGGTGCTGCCCTAGTTCAATTGTCACAAATTGGGCTGCGTTTTGACGAAAGTAAGTCACAAAATCCATTTGCGTACTATACCGCAACAATTACCAATTCATTTACGCATATTCTAAACTCTGAGAAGAAAAATCAAAATATTCGTGATGATTTGCTTGAACAACATGGATTAACGCCATCCTGGTCAAGACAGAACTCTGGCAGACGAGAAGCACACGCACACGGGCCTGTAATTAACATTTCGGTTGATGAATACAATCAAGATTAACCATTTTAATTGTATTCTACTAAGCATTAGTTTATACTTGGACATATGACTAACCTATTTAAGAAGGCAGCGGTATGTACTGACCTACATTGGGGCTTAAAATCCAATAGTTTGGTACATAATCGTGATTGCGAAGCATTTATTGACTGGTTTATTACTAAAGCCAAGGAAGAAGGCTGTGAAACAGGACTTTTCCTTGGTGATTGGCATAATCATCGTGCTTCAATCAATTTACAAACACTACAATTTAGTGTACGGGCATTAGAAAAGTTATCTAAAGCATTTGACAAATTTTACTTCATTCCTGGCAATCATGACTTATATTATCGTGATAAACGTGATATTCATGGCGCCGAATGGGCTAAACACATTCCAAACATCATTATTGTAAACGATTGGTTCTCAGAAGGCAATGTTACCATTGCTCCATGGCTAGTCGGCGATGATCATAAAAAAATTCAGAAGCTAAGTGGTCAATACATGTTTGGTCACTTTGAATTACCTCATTTTAAGATGAATGCTATGGTAGAAATGCCAGATACAGGCGAAATTAAGGTAGATCACTTCAATGGCTTTGAAAGTGTGTATAGTGGCCACTTCCATATGCGACAAAAGAAAGAAAATGTCACGTATATTGGTAATTGCTTTCCTCACAACTTTGCCGATGCAGGGGATAGTGCCCGTGGCATGATGGTAAAAGAATGGGGCATGGAAGACAAGTATTTTTCATGGCCAGGACAACCATTGTATCGTGTACTTAAGCTAAGTGATGCAATTGACAACGGAGCAAGCATCTTTCAACCTAATATGCTAGTTCGTGTTGAGTTAGACATTGGCATTAGCTATGAAGAAGCTAATTTCATCAAAGAAACATTCATCAAAGACTATAAATTACGTGAAATGGCGTTAATTCCAGTTAAAACTAACTCAGTTGATACCGATTTAGCACCCGGAGAGATAAAATTTGAGTCAGTAGATCAAATTGTCACTGATCAAATAACAAATATTGAGTCAGAGTTCTATGATCCAAAGTTATTACTAAAAATTTACCAAAGTCTATGATTAATATACAGAATTTAACAGTAAAAAACTTTATGAGTGTCGGAAACGCCACTCAAGCTATCAATTTTGATCGCAGAGACTTAACATTAGTGCTAGGAGAGAATTTAGATCTTGGCGGAGACGGATCTCGTAATGGAACTGGTAAAACTACCATTATTAACGCATTATCATATGCGCTATATGGTGTTGCATTAAGCAATATTAAGCGTGATAATCTAGTTAACAAAACTAATGGCAAAAACATGGTAGTATCATTAGATTTTGCTATAGGAGAGCAACAATATCGCATTGAACGTGGGCGTAAACCTAATTTGCTCAAGTTTTATGTCAATGACAAAGAAACAGAAGCACAAGACAACGCCCAGGGTGATAGCAGAGAGACACAAGGTGCCATTGAAGACATGTTAGGCATGAGTCATGACATGTTTAAGCATATTATGGCACTTAATACGTACACAGAACCGTTTTTATCACTAAAAGCCAACGATCAACGCACTATTATTGAACAATTACTTGGTATTACGTTACTGAGTGAACGTGCAGATCGTATTAAAGAGCTAAATCGCACTACAAAAGATAGTATCCAAGCTGAAGAAGTTAGAATTAGAGCTGTTCAAGACGCAAACAAACGAATAGAAGAACAAATTATCTCTCTAAAACGTAGACAAACACTTTGGACTACTAAAAACACAGAAGATACATCAAAACTTGAAGAAGCATTAGCTTCATTACAGGAAATTGACATAGATTTAGAGATTCAAGCGCACAAAGATCACTCAGCGTGGGATCAAAAGCGAAAGGATATCAATGAACTAACTACGCAAATCAGTAGAGTCAAGTTAGACATTACTAGGGAAGAAAAATCAATCAGTAGACTACTTTCTGAAATCAAAACGCTTGCAAATCATGAGTGTCACACGTGCGGGCAAGAGTTCCACGATAGTAAGCATGAACAGGTATTAGCGGCAAAACAGAAAGAATTAGAAGCTGCAGAGGCAGCAAATAAAGAATACAATGAATTACTAACAGACTTAAACGATGCACAGCTATCCCTAGGCATATTAGGCAAACCACCTAAGATGTTTTATGATAAGGAAGAAGATGCGATTCAACATCGTGCTACTATTGCTGGGCTGCAAGTTCAATTAGAGAATAAACGTACTGAGATAGATCCGTATGCTGATCAAATTACTGAAATGACTGAGCAAGCATTGGCAGAAGTTACATATGATGCATTAAATGATCTGACTAGAGTGCAAGAGCATCAAGACTTTTTATTAAAATTACTTACTAGTAAGGATAGTTTCATAAGAAAGAAGATTATTGAACAGAATCTATCATATCTTAACACAAGATTAACACATTACCTAGATCGTATTGGATTGCCTCATACAGTTGTATTTCAAAATGACCTTTCAGTCAGCATTGAAGAGTTAGGACGTGATTTGGATTTCGGAAATTTGAGTCGCGGAGAGACAACAAGATTAGTGCTAAGTATGAGTTGGGCATTTAGAGATGTATTTGAATCATTGTACACTCCAATAAATGTTCTTTTTATAGATGAATTACTCGATACTGGGCTTGACTCGCAGGGTGTAGAAAATGCTCTAGGGTTATTAAAGCAAATGGCAAGAGAAAGGCATAAATCAATTTGGCTCGTATCTCACAAAGACGAACTTGCTGGACGTGTAGAGAATATCCTTAAAGTCGTGAAAGAGAACGGATTTACAAATTATTCCAATGATATAGAGGTAACATAAAAATATGAGTGGTATCAGAAAGTTAATAACTAGTATATGTCATGGCTTTTTGAAAACACTCATGTTGAGATACTACCAGAAGATTGTGTCGGATTTGTTTATTTGATTACAAATAATATATCCGGCAGAAAATACATCGGAAAAAAACTATCAAAATTTAGTAAGACAACATATAAAGTAGTAAAACTTAAGAACGGCACCAAAAAACGTAAGAAAATTAGAAGCAAAGTGGATTCAGACTGGCAAGATTATTATGGTTCGTCTGATGAACTAAAAAAAGATGTAGAGTTACTAGGCATTGACAAGTTTACTCGTGAAGTGTTAAAATACTGTAAGAGTAAAACAGAATTATCATACTATGAAGCAAAGTATCAGTTTGATAATGATGTGCTGTTAGATAAGGTTAAATGGTATAATGCATGGATATCAGTAAAAGTCAGGAGATTTCAATAAATAGAAGTGTAGTTCGCGATGTTGAAGCATCCAACTACTCTAACAGTTTATATGGAACTATCAGCATGATATATTTATATCTAAAAACACACAACGCTACTGGTTTAAAATATCTCGGTAAGACGATTTCCGATGATCCCTATTCATATNAAGGATCAGGCAAAGTTTGGAAAAGACACATTAAAAAACACGGATACGATGTTACTACTGAAATTTTATGTGAGACAAACGACCCAGTCAAACTTAAAGAAGTTGGTATATTTTATTCAAACTTATGGAATATAGTGGAATCCAAAGAGTTTGCTAATATAATTCCCGAAATGGGTGATGGTGGAACTCAATTATGGACTAAAGAAAGTAGAGAAAAACTGTCAAATTCTATTAAAGGTAAAAAGCATAGTGACGAGACAAAGAAAAAATATTCAGCCGCGCAACAAAAGCAAGCACCATACTTAAGTAAAAAAGTAAAAGAATATTTGTCAATACCTGAAAATTATATAAAAAGATGTGAACAACTAGCATCTAATTGGGATAGACCAGAACATCGTGAAAAAATGTCCAAGAAAATATCAGCATTAAAATGGTGTAACGACGGCATTAGTAATTACAGAAAACTTATTATTCCAGAAGGAATGGTATCAGGAAAATTAAAAAATAAAAGTAAAGCACCTTAGTAAATCAAAAATTTTTCAGTCAAATAGCACTACCGCACCAACTCGGAAAGTAGTTATGTTTACTGCGAAACTATTAAATCATTATATAAAGCATCATACAAACCATTAGACAGGCATCAACAAGCAAAGTTAGGGGAAGCCCAACACTATTGCTGAAACCAGTGAAACCCTGGAGAGCATCACACTGACAGTGTTTGGTCGAGGCGGCTCGACCCCCGTTGAGGATTGGTGAGAAACCCAATTCGGATAGAAGAGGCGCAAGCTTACTCGGGTGTCAAAGGCAAAAGCCAACTTAAGGCAACAAATGGTTTGGGCAACGTGAAAAAGATACGACCCATGCTTATAGGACTTCGATTTATTATGGGGTTACTAGGGTTCCGTTGATATGTGAAGCTAGAGTAGGGGGTACCGGTCAACCGCCTCCGAGTGTGAAAGCACAATCTCTTTATAATAGATGTCCTCAGTCTCAGACGAAGAGAACATTTTTTTCACCGTGCTTACGGTGAATTATGTCCTAGTTCTAGACGAATAGTATAAACTGCAACTACTAATAATGGAAAGAAGAAGACGAGCGTAAGCGAGTCTTAGATTAGCGAAGCTAATCTCTTAAAGGTAAAAGAAATTTAAGACACTCATGCATTATGGGAGTCATGTCTAAAGAAAAGAGAAGACGGAGCTTAAAAAAATGGCAAGCCACTTTTTTTTGTGGTTTCCATGTTATCTTTGATAATACCACTAATTAGTTTTCTCTCTGACACACTTAGTTGCAAGGCTTGATCATATGGCAATCCGCCTCTCATGTACCAAGCCATGCGTAACGCCTCAAGTCTAATATCATTTATCTCCTTCTCCATCTTATCAATGTAGTTGGATATGCGTTCAGCATCTAATACTAGGAGGCGCGCCCGAAAAAAGTTGACATATCCAATGTAATACTTTGTGAATACTCATTTTCACATGCATTACACTTAATCATGATAGGTTGCATCTCTGCTTCTGCTTTATGTTCAACTACGTAGTTTTGAATAAGATTAAACAACTTACTATCACAATTTTTAAGAAATTCGGTAATGTATTCTTGTTCTGTAACCATAGCCGATGGAGTTTTTACAGTTAAAATACTTTGACTTAGTGCTGATACCGTCATTTCTGTCATGCGTTTTAGCGCATCAGACATAGCTGTTAGTTGAGCTGTATCTACAGATCCTTCTGCTGATAACGATTGAAAAATACGCTGTTCATCAAATTGAATTTTATTATTATCAGACAGATTCTTGTATGTCATTGGTCTAAAATAGATTTCAATATCTCCTTGTTTAATAGGAGCAGTATAATCTGGCTTTTTCATTCTATCAAGGACTGTACGCAGGTCAACACCGTATTCATCTTCATTTTGGCAACTAGGACATGTTGTTGAAAATGTCATATCATGTCCGTAACTGGCAATACGAATACCAACTAAGATTGAATCAATGTCAATAGATGGAATTGCCCATGCATCTTTGATTGCTGGAACACAACTTTGAATAACATTGATAACAGCCTGCCCACTGAACAAGGCATCGGGTGTGCGGTATGTGATTTCGTCAATAGCAGTCATGGGAAGTACTGGAACTTCACCATTTTGGGGCATTTCAATTGCTCCATCTGGATAATAATTGCCCTGGCTTGGCAATTTAATGTAAATTGATGGTTGTCTAAAATATTGACTTAGAGGATTCATGTTTTTTCCTTGTATAAATATTAGTTATGCAAGATCAAATGACACCAGAAGAAATTCAACACTATGTGGACGAGTATAATAGGGCGTTGGCTGAAGGAACACCCATAACTCAAGCACTTAGGGACTCATTAAAAGATGCTTCTGTTGGTATTAAAGGATATTCTGCTCAATTACGAGCTAGTCAAAAAACATTAACCTCAAGTTTAATAGGACTTGATACTACTTTACAAGATGGACAAGGTGGAGCTGCAGTTTACAATAAAGTTGTAGCAGACGGCGCTAAAACATTTTCAGATTGGAATAGAAATGCTAAGGATGGTAGTAATACACTAGGTAAATTTGTAGAAGGTCTGGCTTTTTTAGAAAACAAAATAGCCACACTAGCGGATCAAGAATATAAACTATTTCAAGACTTAAGTAGATCAGGTTTAGCTAAGGGCATGGATGATGCCTTTAAAAATCTTCAGGCAGCGGGTTATACGTCAAAGGAAATAGGTGAATATGGTTCCTTAATGAAGCAAAATTCCACTATATTAGCTACATCAAGTGGAACTGCTCAAGAAGGTCTTACTAAATTTTCAAAAATATCTAAGGAAATTCAAACGTCTGGTTTACAGACACAGTTCATGCGTATGGGCATGACTATTCCTAATATTAATTCTGGTATAGCAAATTATATAAAATTTCAACAGATGGGTGGAAGAGCTTTAGAAAAAGATAGCTCTGAAACTGTAAAAGCCGCTGCTGAATTCATGGTTGAGCAGGATAAATTAACAAAATTAACAGGTTTAAGTGCCGATGAACAGAATAATATTCGTGCAGAAGCAATGGCAACGGAACAATATGCTGCTAGAACTTTTGAATTACAACAGATAGCAGCCAAGGGTGGCGAAGAAGGTAAAAAAGCTCAGGAAGAATTAAAGTTTAACGATCAAGTATTACAAGTAGCTAGGTCTTCTATGGGACCTGCTATGCAAAAAAATGCCACTATGTTCTTAGCGGGAGCAGTCAATAGTCCTGGCTACCATACATTTCAGCGATCTTTAGGCACTTCTGCTACTTATATCCAGCAAGGTGGCAGAGATATAGGCGAATTACAAAATAGATTTGGACAAGATGCGACCAGAATTACAACTACCATGGGTGGATTAGCCAGAGTAGGAGCGTTTGATAAAACATTTGGACCTATATCAGAATTAAGTAAAGGCCAGGCTCTTGCAATGATAGATCACACTAAGAGTGTGAAAGAAGCAACAGCACAACAAAAAGATCAAGCAGGTGGTAAAGAAGGTAATTTATTTTTCCAGGGTGTTACTGCTAATACTGTTGAAACTTATCAAAATATCCGTGATTATGCTCAATCAACAGAAAAAGTACTTGATCTTGGCATGGGAATGGTCACATCTAGTTTAGTGACATTATCGGGAGCAGCGCAACAAGCTGCAGGAGTATTAGGACAGTTAGCAGGAAAAGAAGGCCAACAGGGTGGTGGATCAACGCTACTTGGTAAAGTTGGCTCAGGAATTATGAATGCTGCTAGTAGTCCATTGGGATTATTAACAGGTATATTCTCAGAAGGTGGGTATACAGGACATGGCGGTAAATATGAACCCGCAGGAATAGTACACAAAGGCGAATATGTAATTGATGCTGAAACTACTAAAGCATTAGGATTGAATAACGGTGTTCCTGGATTTTCAGAAGGTGGGTATACAGGACATGGCGGTAAATATGAACCTGCTGGTATAGTTCATAAAGGCGAATATGTAATTGATGCTGAAACTACTAAAACATTAGGATTGAATAAACCAGGTAGTTCAGGCATACGATATGCTGATGGAGGTAAAGTTGTTGCGCCTGATGCAAACACAGCAAAATTTCTTGCTAATACTCCTAATCCTCAGGGTTATCAATCATTTAAACAAAATGTAGCTAGTTCTTCCAATACATCTGATCAATTTAATGTTGAACAGATGAAAAAATTAACAAATAGTCTTATTGGTTTTCAGCTTGGTATGTCGCAAGCAACTACTCAAGTTAAGACTACGAGCAATGAAGCAGCTAATACAGCACAAGCATATTCTAACATTTTATCTGAACAAAAAGATAGCGCAGAAACATTAGCAAAGGGTTTAGGTGGCTCAATGCCATCAGTAGTTAACAGTTTTTCTTCTTTGTCAGTTACGACTAATAAATTATCTGAATTGGTTGAATCATTGCAAAGTAAATCTAAAGAAGATAAAGATGATCCATCTACTTCAATATTAGAAAGCACTAAAAATTTATTGATGTCAACTTTTGATAAAGTTAAAAGTTTTTTTAGTTTTGGTTCTGGCACTAATGAAGCAGCTGGAGGAACACCAGCAAAATCTGTTCCCGCGGGAGGTGGCGGTGGCGGTGGAGGAGGAGCTCCTAAACCTGCCGCTCCACAAAAAAATAACGCACCAACTGAACAGGTGCCTTCTGGAACACCTCCTACGCCTGCAGAAGCAAAAACAATGACATCTGCCCCCGCGGGAGGTGGCGGTGGCGGTGATGGCCAAGTGGCAGGAGTTAAGCCCGACGTATTATCTAAAAAAGAAGGAATAGAATCAACTATAGGTAAAAAATTAACAGTAACTAGTGGATTTAGGCCAGGCGCAGCTAATCACGGATCTGGAGATGCTATTGATTTGGGTTTTGGTGCTAATCAATTAAGTGAAATCGATAGAAATAAGTTATATGTTAAGGCTCTTGATTTAGGATTTAATGGAATAGGAGCAGAATATAATGCTCCCGGCGGTGCTCATATTCACTTGGATACATCTCATCCTGGATTAATGGCGTGGGGAAGTAATTATAAATGGCCTCCTACTGGAGATTCTCCATTTTTAACTCAATTAATCACTGATCGTAGAGCAGGAAAAACCGACACGCCAATGCCATCATTAGAAAAAGGTGGTATAGCAAGTGATCCTGATGTTAGCGCACCTAGTAATGGATACGAGACAACATTGCCCGGCACAGACGCGGTTGTTCCACTGCCAGATGGAAGATCAATTCCAGTTCAAACTAATGTAAGTGGAGGCGGCGGGTCAACAGAACAAGTAGCACTATTAACACAAGAATTAGCTAAGTTAGATTCACTGTTGAGTGTTATGACAAAGCAAAACGATATCACTAATCGTATGTTGTTACAACAAGGTTAAAAGATATGGAACGTTACACTCCACAAGAAACAGCGGAAATTATACAAAGATTCAATGATACAGTATCTAGAGGAATACCTGTATCCGCTGAATTGGCAAAGGAAATGCGTGATGCTACAACTGACATTAAGAATTTCTCTGATACACTAGCTCTTAATTCTAAAAATTTAAAAGATGCGGTATTTAATACAGCTAATCGCATGTCTGAGGGTGCAGAGGGACTTGAAGTTTTCAGTGATGTTATGGACAAAGCTGGAGTATCCTTTGACTCTATGTTCAGAGTATTTCCTTCAGCTGGTAGTTTGTTAGGAAAAGCAGCAAACGCAACTGGAAAATTAATTGCTGCTTCTTTAAAACAAGGAGATGCATTATTTAAGAATTACCAAGATATGAGTAGATCTGGACTCGTAGTTGGTATGGATTCCACTTTTAAAAATCTTCAAGCAGCTGGTTATACTGTAGCTGAGATAGGTAATTTTACTACACTAATGAAAAATAATGCTAATACATTTGCATTATTAGGTGGAACAGCAGCAGATGGAATGAATAAGATGGTTGATGTTTCCAAATCTATTAACAGTTCAGGATTAATAGAAGAATTTGGAAACATGGGCATGTCTGTTGAAGATGTCAATACTAGTATTCTTGAATATACTAAATTTCAACAATTGACTGGATCAGCCAAAATAAAATCAACCAGAGAAATGCGAGATGGAGCTAAAGCTTACATTGAACAACAAGATCGTCTGACTAAGTTAACTGGTATAAATGCTGCAGAGCAAAATAAAGCATATGAAAAAGCTTTACGCATGGAACAGTTCAATTATACTCAGAACATGTTACAAAAACAAGCAGACGCAGGGGATAAAGACGCACAGGCAAAATTAAAACGCAATGAGGAGATGATAAAAATATTTGCGGCACCTGATCTTGCCCCTATGTCTGATTCAATTGCCATGTTATTATCAGGCGCAGTAAATGATCCTGGATATATTAAGGCAGTACGAGCATTACCAAACGTTGCTAAGATGTTAGAAAAAGGTGTAACAGATACTGGCACACTTATGAATCAAGCAGCACGAGATGCTAGTGCTACTGTATCGGGTAATCTTGATTCAGCTAAAGCTGGTATATTTGAATCAAATTTTGGTTCATTGCCTGCTTTAATAGGATTAGGAGCTAGAGCAAATACAGATTATACTAAAGAATTAGAAAAAACTAAAAAAGATCAAGAAGAACAACAAAGTGGAAAACATGATAATTGGTTTTTCAAGTCAAAAACTTCTGATATGACTAAAATTAAACAGTCTAATCGTGATATAGCAAAATCGTTTGATCATGTAATTAATGAAGGTTTAGGTCCTGCAACTACCGCAGTGAAACTAATGTCGACCGCAGCATCAGAAGCCGCTAATTTCATAGCTTTTGGCAAAAAAGGACAACAAGGCGGCACAATGTTAGGAGGATTGTTTGGAAATTCTGGATCAGGCAGAAGAACAGAGGGTTTTGCTGATGGTGGATTGGTAGGTGGTACTGAAAATAGTAAAGAATTTGGTGGAATATCTGCGTTATCACAAGTAGGCGCGACAGGCGGGTTTGCTAAAAATTTTGGTGTGGGCGGCACTACTGAACCTATTAATAAAAAAGAATTAATGAAAAGAGGATTAGCAAAAGATGCGCCAGAATCACTGCAAAAATTAGCTAACAAAATAGGTATCAAAGTCAGTAAAGATTCAACATCTAGAAAAACTGAAACAAAAAACAAAGGTAGCAAAGATCATTCGTTGTTTAAAAAAATGACAAATGTTTTAAAAAATCCATTTATGCCGATCGGCTTAGGATTATCAGATGATAATGAAAAAAATGATGTAGATTACCTTGGCTCTAAGAAATTTAAATATAAAGAAGGAGATTTCAATAAGGCAGCTGATGAATTGGGCGTAAAAGAACCAACCAATCCTTACGGCACAGGTGGATTTGCGTTAGGAGGATATGTAGATGGTCCTAATAGTAAAACACCTAGTAGATTAGGAACACAATCTATTGCTAGAAATAACACAGACAAATCAATTGAAAATTTAACAATATTACTTGATAAAGCTACTACGTCTCAAAAAGATTACACTGCTGCTAGTACAAAATCTTTCAAAGATCAACAAACTAGATTATTTTTATCTGAAAATGATGCTACACAAGACAAAGAAAAAGTAAATGTTGATCAAACAAATATTAATAATACTGTATCTGGATCAGTAAAAAAAGGCATTGTTCCGGTTGAAAAATCATTTAAAACTTTCAGTGATTTATTAAGTTCTGGATCTTTATCAATCAGCATTAAAGAAGGCGTTGAAGATAAAGTAAAAGAAGTAACAGCATTAATTGCTAAAGGAGCCTCATTAACTACTCGTAGTACAGCACCAGCTCCTGCAACTCCAAAATTAGTGGGTGGTACGTTAACTGGATCATCTGGTGGATCATCTGGTGGATCATCTGGTGGATCATCTGGAGAAACAACTGGTGGTTCAGCGGGCGGTTCAGCCGGGGGCACAACTGGTGGAACAACGGGAGCGGCAGAAGGTACTCCTAGTGGTAGTCCAGGGGGCACTGCTGCTAATGCTATGAAACTTAATACTGCTGGCACTGGCAGTGTTGCGGGAGGCACAGCTGAGACAGAAAAAGCCGGAGGATTAGCAGAAGGCACTGGACCAACCACAGTTGGACAAAACCAACAATTATTTTTACAAGCAATGACTGATTTAGGCGTCACTGATCCCAAAATAAGAGCAGCTATGGCTGCTAGTGCTGAGGGTGAGTCTGGATTTAAAATGCAATCAGAGATTGGATATGAAAATACTAGTAATGCAAATATTAGGAAATCATTTGGAGCAGGATCAATTTTTGGCAAAATGCCTGATGATGAACTGACTAAATTAAAAGCAGATCCTGTACAATTTTTTGATTATGTATATGGAGATAAAAATCCAGCATTTAAAGGTTATGGCAATGATCAACCCGGAGATGGATACAAGTATCGCGGACGTGGATTTATTGGTATTACATTTAAAACTAATTATAAAAAATATGGCGAAAAATTAGGCATAGACTTAGTTGGAAATCCAGACTTAGCCAATGATCCAAAAATAGCAGCTAAAATTGCCGTTCTAATGATGCTAGATGGAATGAAGCGGAATCCAAGCGCAGATCCATATACACAAGTAGCACGTAGTATTGGTAACTCAAATGAAGTTACAGAGCAAAGAAAAAAAGACGCATACGCAAGAAACATGCAAACTGGTGAGTTTGGCACAGAAAAAGTGGCTGACTTATCATTTATGAAAAAAGGCGGAGCAGCTACACAAACAGCTTCGACAACTGCTCCTGTAGGAACAGCCGCTGCCGAAGTTCCCGCTGCTTCTGTTGCTGCAGCTCCGACAACAGGAACACCTGGTAAAACAATGCAATCAGCTCAAAGAGGCGGAGTTTTATATGGTGACATGAGTGGTTATCAAGCAATGTTACACGGAACCGAAGCTGTAGTGCCTTTACCTGATGGCAAATCAATACCAGTTAATATGCCAGAACAAAATAATGAATCTGAAGCATTAGTTGCTTTATTATCGGCAAAAGTACAAAAATTAACCCTATTAGTTGATGGAATGTCTAAACATATGGAAATGTCAAGGCAGTTATTACAACTACAGAGTTAATAAACTAAATAACTGACTATGGCAACTTCAAACGGTACTAACGGACGCAACGGTTCTTGGCGCAAATATTTTAAACTCGCTGATACAAATCAGATGGGGCAACTTAGCCCTATTTCTGGTAAAAATAATTTTGGATTACCTGGGTATAACAGACCAGGTTCTGATTTTGAAAGTGGAACTAGAAATGAATTTGCGTTTCGCAATTATGCCAGCAGATTGCCCGAAGTTTACTCTGGACATCCAAATAGATTAGAACGTTACAATCAATATGAAAATATGGATTGTGATAGCGAAGTAAATGCTTGCTTAGATATTATTGCTGAATTTAGTACACAAGCTAATGGTGACAATGGCACTCCATTTGATATTGATTTTGGTGAAAACCCAACTGATCATGAAATTGAAATTATTAAAAAACAATTAAAACAATGGACTAAATTAAACAAACTAGATCAGCGTATTTTTAAATTGTTTAGAAACGCCATCAAGTATGGCGATCAAGTTTTTGTTCGTGATCCAGAAACATTTGAAATGTATTGGATTGACATGATTAAAGTGGCTCGTATTATTGTTAACGAGTCAGAAGGCAAACGGCCTGAGCAATATATCATTCGTGATATTAACCCTAACTTTCAAAACATGAGTATGGCGGCTAAAACTACATCTGATTATTATGTAAGTAGGTCAACCGGTTCAGTTACAACGGGTAATAACTACAATGCGCCAAATGGTGGTGGTGGTGGCGGTGGTGGTGGCGGAGTTGGCAATAGTCGTTTTACTCAAGCTATGAATGAGTCATGTATTGATGCCAAACACGTTGTTCATTTAAGTTTGAATGAAGGTTTGGATTATTTTTGGCCATTTGGACAAAGTATTTTAGAAAATATCTATAAAGTTTACAAACAAAAAGAATTATTAGAAGATTCAGTGCTGATTTATCGTGTTCAACGTGCTCCGGAACGCCGTTTATTTAAAATTGACGTGGGTAATATGCCTAGTCATATGGCTATGGCATTTGTTGAGCGTGTTAAAAATGAAATGCATCAACGCCGTATTCCTACTGTCACGGGTGGCGGAACTAACATGATGGACGCTAGTTACAACCCATTAAGTGTAAATGAAGATTATTTCTTTCCACAAACGTCAGATGGTCGCGGCAGTTCAGTTGAAGTATTGCCGGGCGGACAAAATCTTGGCGAAATTGATGATTTAAAGTATTTTAATAACAAAATGGCACGTGGATTACGTGTGCCAAGTAGTTATCTTCCAACAGGTCCTGATGATAGCGCAGCAACTACAAATGATGGCAAAGTAGGAACAGCTTTAATACAAGAATTCCGTTTTAACAAATATTGCGAACGTTTACAAAAACTGATTATGCAAAAGTTAGATGATGAATTTAAGATGTTTTTAAATTGGAGAGGCTTTAGCATTGATAGTAGTATTTTTACATTACGATTGACTCAGCCACAAAATTTTGCTAGTTATCGTCAATCTGAGCTTGATACTGCTCGTGTGAGTACATTCACTGCTATTGAACCACTGCCATATCTTTCAAAACGTTTTTTATTAAAGAGATATTTAGGTCTTACTGAAGAAGAAATCCTTGAAAATGAAACATTATGGAAAGAAGAACGTGATCTTTCTGAAGTTCTTAATGTTTCTGGTCAAGACTTACGCTCAGTTGGGGTAACTCCTGCTGGCATGGATGCTGATATGGATATGGGTGATGATTTAGCAGATACTGGCGTAGGCACAGCAGATGTTGATGCTGGCGCAGGACCAGCAGCTGCTCCACAAACATCGCCGGGCGCAGGTAGTGTAGGCAGTCCAGCTGGTAATACAGCAGGTGTATAGCTCTAGTATAAAAGATAAATAATAAATCATGATAATAAACGAAATTTACGAAAAAAGTCCTGAATCTTATCAAGATTTAGAAAACGATAATTCCCAACCACAGATGGGTCAATTACGCAAAACTCGTTTGACATTAACTCAAATTCGTAAATTGCGTCAGATGAATGATATTCGTAAAATAGAACATAAAAGCAAATTAAAATATGTTAAGGCGCAATATTCTCCTCCAGTCGAGCCTGCTGGCCCACAGATGTAATACAAATTACATAAAATAGTCATTTTTTTCGTCTTAAATTGATAATATTATTAGTTAATACTAAGTATTAGCACGAGCCATCATCCAAGGAGATAATATGACATCGAAATTTGAACAGTTAATCGAGTATGTGATTAACGATGACGAACAAAAAGCCCGCGAGCTTTTCCATAACATCGTAGTTGAGAAATCACGCGAAATTTATGAAAATTTAATGAACGAAGAAGACGTCGAAGAAAGCGAAGAGTTTGACGAAGAAGAAGATATTGAGGAAGGCATGGACAATACTTCTGGTTCTGCTAGTCAAGATATGGCGCAAGAAGTCGAAACTGATCAAAGCGGCATGAACGAAGAAGAAGAAGAAGAAGAAGAAGATGCTGAATTTGATGACGAAGCTGAAGATGATGGTGAAGATCTTACAAAAGATATGGAACATGATCATGACGACGACGACGAAGAAGGTGATGAAGATCTAGAAGATCGTGTAGTTGATCTTGAAGACAAACTTGACGAATTAATGGCTGAATTTGAGCAATTAATGGGCGATGAAGCTGGTGAAGATCATGATGGTGAAGATGATTTTGACATGGAACCAGAAGATGGCGAAGTTGGCGGCGATGCTTATGCTGATGATGATACATCAGAATTTCAAGACATGCCAATGAGTGAAAACGTTAGTTTAGAAAAAGTTGCTCCTGCAAAAATGGGTGACAACGGCGCTAATACTAGATCACCAACTACATTCAATTCAGGCGCAGCCGGTATGCAAGGTAAGCCAGTACGTAATGTAGCTTCTGAGTCAAATCCAGATGGCACAGCTGCATACAAAGCTCCTACAAGTTATGCTGACAAGGGCCGTGGCGATCTTCCAGGCGCAGGTTCATTTAAAAATGTTCCAGCAAAAGGTGGCGCAAATGCTAAATTAGCACCAGCTCCAAAACCACATTTAGCCCAGGCATCTGGCGTTAATACAAAAACACCTTTTCCAAAAGGTTAATAGACTGATATGGCTCGCAACACATATCTCAAAGAACATCTAAGCTTCACTCAGGCAAAAGTCGAACTTTTAACTGAGGAAGCCCATGATGGCGGCAAAACCCTTTATATGAAGGGTATTTGCATTGAGGGTGGCATACGAAATGCTAATGAGCGTGTATATCCAGTAGATGAAATTGCCAAAGCAGTAGATACAATCAACGAACAACTTAAGACAGGTCATTCTGTATTAGGTGAAGTTGATCATCCCGATGATTTAAAAATTAATTTAGATCGTGTTTCGCACATGATTGAAAAAATGTGGATGGAAGGTCATTGTGGTTATGGCAAATTAAAGATATTAGGAACACCTATGGGTTTACTTGTGAAAACAATGCTAGACCAAGGTGTGAAATTAGGGGTTAGTAGTCGTGGATCAGGAAATGTCAACGACTCCAACGGACATGTCAGTGACTTTGAAATCGTCACTGTTGATGTAGTTGCTCAGCCAAGTGCTCCAAACGCATATCCAACAGCAATTTACGAAGGTTTGTTAAATCATGCCGGCGGACAAAAGTTATTGGAAATGTTTAAAGATCCGGCTAAAAGCAACAAAGCGCAGAAGTATGTATCAGGCGAAGTTCTTCGTTTAATACGTGCTCTGAAGATCGAAGGAAAATAATATGCTAGACGCATTGAAACCGTTACTAGATAGCGAGTTTGTTACTGAGGAAGCGAAAGCTGAAATCAACGAAGCTTGGGAAGCCAAGATTGTTGAAGCCAAGGAACAAGCACGAGCAGAACTCCGAGAAGAGTTTGCTCAACGCTACGAGCATGACAAATCAGTGATGGTGGAAGCCTTAGATCGCATGGTAACAGAAAGTCTTGTCGCAGAAGTTCAACAAATTAAGGCCGAAAAAGCCGCACTTGCTGAAGATCGTGTCAAATTCCAACGCAAAATTAAAGAAGATACTAACAAGTTTAACAACTTTATGGTATCTAAATTAGCAGAAGAAATTGGCGAATTGCGTAAAGATCGTAAAACACATAATGAGGGTCTTCAAAAGTTAGAAGGCTTTATCGTTCATGCGTTAGCCCGTGAAATCCGTGAATTCCAAGAAGACAAACGTGATGTAGTTGAAACTAAAGTTCGTTTAGTTCAAAATGCACGTGGTCAATTGGAAGCACTAAAGAGCCGTTTCGTAAAAGAATCTGCTGAAAAAATGACACGAGCTGTATCCAAGCATCTCAAAGCTGAACTCAGCCAATTGAAAGAAGACATCCAAGTTGCTCGTGAGAACAATTTTGGTCGTCGTATTTTTGAAGCATATAGTACAGAATTCGGAGCTACTCATCTTAATGAGAAAGCTGAAGTCCGTAAACTGCACGATATGATTGCTCAAAAAGATCAAAAAATTGCTGAAGCCATCAAATTCGCTAAGAAGGCAACTGTCTTAGTTGAATCTAAAGAACGTGAAGTACGCATCTTAAAAGAATCCAATGTACGTAACCGCACAATGGAAGAATTGCTTAGTCCTCTAAATGAAGAAAAGCAAGAAGTAATGCGTAATTTACTTGAAAGCGTTCAAACTTCACGTTTGAAAGGTGCTTTTGAAAAGTATCTACCAGCAGTTTTAGAAAATCGCTCTGTAAAAGCTAAAAAAGTAATTGCAGAAACATTAACTGAGGCAACTGGCGATAAATCTGCCCGTGTCCAAGAGCAAGAAGACGAAAGCGAAAGCAACGTCATTGATCTTAAGCGGTTGGCAGGGCTGTAAAAAGAAAAAAGGAGACTTAAATGTCACAAGCGTTATTAGAAAGCCGTTGGGGCGAGACAAAAGATGCATTGCTAGAAGGACTTAACGGTTCAAAGCGTAGCTCAATGTCTGTAATCCTCGAAAACACCCGTAAGTATTTGAAAGAAAATGCAACATCGGGTTCAACAGCGTCAGGCAACATTGCTACATTAAACCGTGTAATTCTGCCAGTTATCCGACGTGTAATGCCAACTGTTATTGCTAACGAGTTGGTTGGTGTACAACCAATGACAGGACCTGTATCACAGATCCATACATTGCGTGTACGTTATGCTCAGTCATTGACTGACAATAGCTTAGCCGCTACATCTGTAACAGCTGGTCAAGAAGCTTTAAGCCCATTCACCATCGCTACAGCATACTCAACAGTTCCACAAGGTACTACTACTGCTACTGCTTATACCGGTAACAATACAGCTACAATGGAAGGTACTGGCGGTAAGCAAATCAGTATCCAGATCTTGAAACAAGCTGTTGAAGCTAAGACACGTAAGTTACAAGCTCGTTGGACATTTGAATCAGCACAAGATGCTCAAGCTATGCACGGTATTGACGTTGAAGCAGAAATTATGGCTGCTTTAGCTCAAGAAATCACAGCTGAAATCGATCAAGAGATTCTCTTATCGTTAAGCTCATTGGCTGCTACAGAGTACACATACAACCAAGCTACAGTATCAGGTACTGCTACATTCGTTGGTGATGAACACGCTGCTTTAGCTGTTCTGATCAATCGTGTTGCTAACTTAATCGCCCAACGTACTCGTCGTGGCGCTGGTAACTGGGCCGTTGTTTCAAGTGCTGCTTTAACAGTACTACAATCTGCTACAACATCAGCTTTTGCTCGTACAACAGAAGGAACATTTGAAGCTCCTACAAACACAAAGTTTGTTGGTACATTAAATGGTTCATTACGTGTATTCGTAAACAGCTATGCTCCAGATACACAATCAGTATTGGTTGGTTACAAAGGTTCGTCAGAGGCTGATGCTGCTGCGTTCTATTGCCCATACATTCCGCTGATGAGTTCTGGCGTTGTGTTGGATCCAAGCACATTCGAACCAGTCGTATCATTTATGACCCGTTACGGATTTGTGGAATTAACGAATACTGCAAGTTCATTTGGTAATGCTGCCGATTATGTCGGGGAAATTGCCGTCCAGAACCTTAGCTTCAGTTAATACAAACGCAATACAAACAACTCAGGGATGGGAAGTTTCAGAAAAGACACAGAAATGTGTCTTTTTTGTTGACTTTTGTTTATAAAAATGTTACTATTGAGCTTACTAACATAAATAAACTTATGAACAAATACACAAAATGTTACAATAATATTACTGAAAATGCCAAAAATCGCATTTTATCTGACTACACAGAAAGTCATCACATTCAACCACGCAGTTTAGGTGGATCCGATGATGTTACTAATTTGGTAGATCTCACACCCCGAGAGCATTTTATATGTCATTGGCTACTAGTAAAAATGACTACCGGAAAAGATCATCATAGAATGTTAAATGCGTTACGTATGATGCGAGCAGAAAATCAAAATCAAGAAAGATATAAAACAAAAATAACAGCAAGAGTATACGAGAGTATTAAAAAAGAATATTCAAAGTTACAAAGTACACAGTTTCGGGGAAAGGGCAACGGTTTTTATGGAAAAACTCACTCAGATGAAGCTCGCAGACGAATTAGTGAAGCAAATACAGGAAGAAAACCACCACAACATGAAATAGATAAATTAAAACAATCTTTACTAAAAAGAAAAGAGCAAGGGATTAAACGAGCAGAGTATAGTGAAGAATACAAATTAGAAAGAAGTAAAATGTACACAGGCGAAGGTAATCCTCGTTATGGAGTTGAAGTATCAGAAGAAACTCGTAAAAGAATTGGTAATAAACTTCGTGGGCGCAAGCAAACAGAAGAAGAAAAGTTAGTAAGAAGTTTGGCTAATATGGGAAAAAAGCGAGAAAAGAAACTATGTTCATATTGTAATCAACATATAGCTGTGAACGGATATGCTAGATTTCATGGTGACAATTGTGATCAAAATCCAAAATCGGCAAGATATAAGCCAAAATAGTTGACAAATAAATTATATAGTGTTAGAATTAATTTTTAATGACTTTAAGGTATAAAATATGCTTACAAAAACTAATTCTATCAATCCGTTCGATCATAGCTTGAGGGTTGGTCAAACTAGCTGGAAATTAGAACAACTTCCCACCGAAGTGACTGATCAATTTGAAGATGATTTAGATATTTTAGGCATTGCTAGCAATGCTTACGATTCTAAAATTGAGTTAAATCAAAATCTTACAGGCATGAGTGCGTTTGAATCTATCATTCGTTTTGGCATTCATGCTATTAATGAAACTGATGGACTTGAGGGTCTTCAACTTACTAAAGATCAAGTAGAACAACTGGGATATCGTTTATCATTGTTCTTAGCTCACAATGATTGGGTATTTGAATACGCTAAACAAAAAATTAACGAAGAGTACGGCACTGATCTGTAATATAGCCCCGAAAGGGGCTTTATGTTATACACGTTTCTGTTGGCACGGTGATAATTGTAAAAAAAGCACCGCAAGGTGCTTTTTTGTTGAGTTAAATCTTAAAAAGTTTTAAATTATTGTGAATTTGTTCAAGTGGATCGTCCCAATTGCCAATTGTAGGTTGACGAAATATTCTACATGATCCATACCAAGGACTATCGTTCCTATCAAGTAACCAACGCCAATCTTGTCCAAATTTATTGAGCGGTAACCAAAACGGTCTACCCATAGCACCCGCTAAATGACCTACTGAAGTATCTACAGCTATTACAACGTCAAGATGTTGCATTAATCCTGCGGTATCATCCCAATTGCCAATACTAGCTGGATATGCTTTAACTCCCGCTGCGACTAATTCGGCTTCTTCTTCAGCACTACATTCAGCCTGAAGATTAAGCCATTCATAATCAGGATTTCGTTGTATTAAGCCTAACATTTTCTCAAAGGGTACTGCTTTGTGTTGATTAATCCAACTATCCTTACGCCCACTCCAGCAAAATCCAACACGAAGTCGTTTTTTTAAACCTAATCGTTTGGCCCAGGTTTGTACTGTGGCAGAACTGGGATTAAGATACTGTAGCTTGTACGGCAAATTTTTATATGTGATACCTAAAAATCCAGGTATACTCATGATAGGAGTCCAGTAATCAAACTCAGGGAGTAGATCGTCTGGTGCTAGTATAGTAACTGCATTTAAAAATGATGCTAAAAATAGTGGACGTAGATTATTGTCTACACTTACGTACACTCGGGCACCCGCGTGAACTAGTTGTTCTGCAAAACGACAGAATTGTATATTATCGCCGTGTCCTTGTTCACCAGTTACAAGTATAGTTTTTCCATTTAAGTCTTGGCCTTCCCACCGTGGTTTTTGAAATTGTGGCAATTTACCATCTAAATGTTCAAAACTCCAACGTTTTTCATATTGTTTCCACCCACGCTCAAGATCTCCCGATAACAAATATGCCACAGCAAGATTAAATTGAGCAACAGTATCTTTTTCATCAATAGCAATTGCGTTGAGTAAGAATCCAATTGCTTGTTCAGGATGTCCCATTTCTCGGACTACATTGCCATAATTGTTGTATGCTGCACCCATTTTGGGATTTTTTATAAATGCTTGGGCGTAACAAGCTAGAGCTTTTTCTGGTTCAGTTAATGAACGAAAATTATTGCCGTGTGCTAGGTATTCTTCAGGAGTCATGGTGATATTTACTGTCATTTAGTGTGTTGTTTAAAAAATTTAATAATCAATAAATATTAGTACAAGCACGATGCTTTATGGGGTCTTATCCCCCCGTAGAAGGCTAGAACCTTCAGCTCAAAACAAAGGAGATTTCCATGGGCCGTCCATTAAAGATTAAAAAATCCACAACCAAGGATATTGGTTTCAATAGTTTTTCAAGTTTAGATTCAGGCACAGCCGTAATTCCGGTTGGAATGACTTCTAGTGAATTTTTAGGTGTTGTTGGTGGTGCTAATACTAGTATTGCAACAAGCGCATATCCTGTTGTTGCCATCACAGCAAATATCAATGGACAGCAAGGTTCTGCTTATATCATAACACAAAAAGGTCAGACAAAATATCTAGTATCAGGTGAAAATTCAGTTACTGCTGGTTCATTTACTGCTGGTTTTTCTTACCAAATTCTTTCATTAGGCAATACAAATTGGACAGCAATTGGTGCTGGTGTTAATCCACAAGTTGGCGCTGTTTTTACAGCAACTGGTGCAGGTGCAGGAACAGGCACAGCAAGTGATTGTGGACAGGCTACATTAGTTGCTGATATTTCAGCTAATTTAGTTGCTGGACAAATGAACATGGCATTTAACACAAATGGCAATACAGTTTTTGCAAGTCGTTTAACTAACAAATATATTTGGGATAGTTCAAATACTCGTTATGCTGTTAACTTCTTTGTTGCTGGTGAAACAACTCCTGTTACTCTTGGCACAGTTGCTGTTGCTAATACTGCTGGTTGGTTTACTGCTAATGCTACTAGTATCACTATAAATCAAGTTGTTACTGTATCTGGAACATTAACAGGAAATGCCACAATTACTGGATATACAAATCCAACTAATTATTATGTAGTTGATACTAACGGTACAACAACTTTACAATTAGCTGCCACTCAAGGTGCTGCTAATATTGTTACTATCGCTGGTAATACTCGTGGTCTTACATTTAATTTAGCGGCATCAACAACAGTTAAATCAGGTGCTGATCCTGTGACATGGACTAACGCCACTGGTAATTTAACATTGGCGCAAGTTGCTAATTACACATCGTAATTATAACAGCTGAGTCCAACGTAGATACAGCATTTTTCTTAAACTATGTTTAAGTTTAATCCCCTCATAAAACAGGGGATTTTTTGTAATTGAGCATTTGTATTTCGACATAAATAACAGAAAGGATTAAGACTAATGGCTTCGGTTAAAAATATCAATACTGACTATACATTGAATGTGGGTACTCCAGCTGGAGATGGCATTTTTACAGTCAATGCTCAAACAGTTTTTACTGGAAATGTAACTTATAATGTTCCTTCTGTTTCAGTTAGCCCTTTTATAACAGTAGCAGCAAATAACACTGGCTCTCTTACCGATATGGGATTGTTAGGACAAACAGGTCCTAATACGTTTGCTGGATTACGATTTGATACAATTGTAAACGCATGGCAAACTAGTAATAGTGTTTATTCAAATGGAGTACCGATAACTGCTTATGCTAATGTTAATACTCCACCTGGTGGGCCGAACACAGCTATACAGTTTAATTCTAATGGTGCATTTGGTGGTAATGCTAATTTAACATTTAATTCAAATACTAATTTAATGACGTTAGGTGGAAATCTTAGTGTTTCTGGTAACATTACATCACAAAACATTAATGCTAACATAAATATTACTTCAGCCAGTGCTAACATCATATATGTAGCAAAAAACGGCAATGATATGAATACAGGTGGATTAACATCTCCTGTATTGACTATTGAAAATGCTATGGGTCGTGCGACAGCATTAGGTGGTAATGTATCAATTCACGTTGCACCCGGGACATATACTGAAAATATGCCAATTACTATCCCGCCAAATACAGCATTGATGGGTGACAACTTAAGAAACGTAATCATAATTCCACAAACAACAGCCAATGACATGTTTTATATGTCTGGCGGAACTTATGTATGGGGAGTAACAGTAAAGGGCTACACTGGAAAAGCATTTAGTTATGATCCAAATACAGTAACTACTGCTTATGTTAGCCCATATATTCAAAATATAACATCAAGCACTACTACAGGAACTGCTGTATATATTGATGGTGCAAAATGTAATGGAACTAAAGCAATGATTGTTGGTTTCTTTACTATTATTAATCAAAATGGATACGGAATACATATTCTAAATTCTGGATACAGTCAATTAGTTAACATTTATACAATAGCTTGTGATGTTGGAATTAAAGTTGAATCTGGCGCATTTTGCACTCTTAACGGGTCAGATTGTTCTATTGGTAATTATGGGTTATGGGCAGAAGGAACTGGTCCACTTCAAACTTCGGGAAATATTGTAAGTCAATATCAAGGAAGTTTTGTTATTAATAATTTATCTAATGGTCAGCCCCATGTAAATACTGTGGTTTTAATTAATGGGGATTCACAGTATTATACTATTGATACAATTATTCCGATTGATGCTACATCATGGAGAGTTAATGTACAGCAAACATACCTTGGTAATGCTGCGCCAGGTACAGGGATATCATTTTATACTCGTAGTAGTATTATTGCTTCGGCACATACATTTGAGTATGTAGGAGCTGGCACTAATCCACTTACAGCATTGCCACAATATGGAGGTATTCCGATTGAAGCTAATCAAGTGGTACAACTTAATGGTGGAGTTGTAACCTACACAAGTACTGATCAAAAAGGTAATTTTAAAGTTGGTGACGGATTCATTGTTAATCAAGCAACTGCAACTATTACAGGTGATGCTTTTTATAAAAGTTTATTTGCTCAAATGACACCGTACATTTTAGCTATATCAGGCGATTAACCAGCAAAAACAAGGAAAAATTATGTCAGGCGCATTAAATTTATTTAAAACAACTTTAGCAAATGTTACCACTACTACAACAACAGTATATACCCCTCCATTGGGGTACGCTACAGTAGTGTTATTGGCACAAGTTAGTAATACCGGGGGTAATACAGTTCAAGTTTCTGCTGGTGTAAGTAGAACTACTGGTAATGTAGCAGCTTCTACTTCGTTGATTAACAACTATAGCATTCCTGTAGACGATGCTGCTAGTATTCTTACTGGTAGATTAATTCTACAATACGGAGACGCATTGCAACTTTCAGCAAGCGCCAATACTAGCGCACAATTGGTTTTAAGTTACTTAGAAACATTAACAGCATAATATGTCAATAAATCACACAAAACTTCTTAGTGGTCGTTCTGCAGTAGTACCTTATGCTAATCTTACTGCTGATAGATATCAATTTTTATCATTAGGACAAGCTGAGCCTAATTTAGGACCTGGTGCCAATAATAGCATTTTAACAATATCAACAAATAATACAAGAGTTTGGTCAAATTCTATAACTTTATCTTCTATTTCAGTATCTGGAAATGTGGCCGGGGGCAATTTACTATCAAGTGGATTGATTTCTGTCACTGGTAATGCTATAAGTGGTAATGTTGTCACTGGTGGAATAGTTTCAGCAACTGGAAACGTCACAGGCAATTTTATACTCGGCAATGGAAGTCAATTAACGGGAATTATTACATCAGTTTCTAACGTGGTAAACGGTAATAGTAATTTAAACATTTCTACAGCTAATGCCAATGTAACGATATCAGTTAGTACCGTTGGAAACGTAGCCGTATTTACTCCAACTGGCGCTAGTATATTAGGTAATGTAACTGTATCCAATACAATTAGCGCAACTGGAAACATTTATACAGCTGGATATTTTGTTGGTAATTTTGTTGGTAATATTTCAGGTAATTTGACGGTACCAGGTTCAAACACTCAAGTATTGTACAATAATAGTGGTAACGCAGGAGCAAGTTCAGGATTTACATTCGATCAATCTTCCAATGTAATGTCAGTTTCTGGCAATATAATATCAGGAGGAAATATAACAGGAAATTACTTTTTAGGAAACGGTAGTCAATTAACCGGGGTTATTACTTCTGTGAATGCCAATTCTTTACTTGGAAATACATTATCTAGTAATGTTATTTTTAGTAGTTTAACAACATTAGGAACATTAGCCAATCTAAGTGTAAGCGGCAATGCTACTATTGGCAATATTACTATTGTTAATACTACTCTTAGTTCAATCGGCAATTTAATAGCATTTGCTGGAAATTCTGGCATAGTACTTCCTGTTGGAAATACCGCCCAACGTCCGGTTAGTCCTCCGACAGGAACAACACGATTTAATATTACAATAGATTCTGCTGAAACTTATGATGGAGTACAATGGGTCGCAGGGGGTAATGTTATTGCACCTGGGTCTATTTCTAATCAACAAATTACACCAGATGGCACTGGTAATACATTTACATTAAATCAAGAATCTACAACATCAAGCGTATTAGTTTCCATCAACGGCGTGTGGCAACAACCAACTGTGGCTTATTCTGTTACTGGCAATTCAATAACATTTACGCAAACACCATTTAATACAGATATAATAGATATTCGTTTTATTTCTTATTTGACACAAGTATCATACTTAACTAATAGTGCTGGAAATAGTGCTGTCAATGTATCTCCTTCTGGAAATATACTGTTTACTACAGCAAGTAATACATTTGCTACAATGACTGCTAGCTCTTTTGATATAAATTATTCTGTAAGTGCTGCAGGAAATGTTACTATCGGTGGATTATTGACATCTCCGCAACAGACAAAAGCAGCCAATGCAACTGGCTCAATAGGGCAAATATGTTGGGATACTAATTATATCTATGTGTGTACTGCTACAAATACATGGAAAAGAACTGCATTAACTGGTGGATATTAAATTTAACAATCTGGCATAAATATTCCTATAACTAGGGGATTTTATGAGCGGCAATTTAACCAGAATTAATAATAACCAAATAACTGATGCTATCAGTGGTAATGTATATTTTGGTATTAATGCAAATACCAAAGTTCAGCCGTATTCAATAACATCAACCTTACTTGCTAACAATTTAACATACGGGTCAGACTTAACAATTACTGGTAACTTGTCTGTGTCTGGTAATGTTACTGCAATTGACACAACAAATGTAACAATTGAAGATCCATTACTACTACTAGCCAGTAACCAAACAGGTTCCCCTACTTTAGATATTGGTTATATTGGTCAACGCGGCACATCAAATAACATAGCTTTCGTTTGGGACGAGAGTTTATCATCGTTTGTGACTGTTTATACAAATTCCGGAGCGGGCGATAATACAAATATTAATATTCTTAGTTATGCTAATCTTATTACAGGTAGTGCTAATGTAACTGGCAATTTAACAGCTGGTAACGTATCACTTATTGGCAATGTAACAACTCCATTAAATGTAACTGGTAACATTGCTGCAGGAAACATTTCAACAGTTGGCACAATTAGTGCTACTGGTAATATTGCCACTGCAAATTTCCTTATTGGTGATGGTGCATATATTAGTAATATTAACGCTGCCAACGTTTCGGCGACTAAGATCAGCAATGGTAATAGTTCAGCTAATATTGGCACTCCAGCTGGCAATTTAGTAGTTACTATTGGTAACACATTAGTTTCAACATTTTATAACAATGGTGTAAATTTTACTGGGAATATCAGCGTAACAGGAACAGCCACAGCTGGTAATGTTGTTGCTTTAGCTGATGTTTCGGCATTGGGTAACGTTGTTAGTAATAATGCACTTAATGGTAATAGTTTAAGTTTAAGTGGCAATGTAACAAGTGCGTTAAATGTAACAGGAACTGTTACTGCCAACAATGTCAATTCAGTAAACAATATAAGTGCTACTGGCAATGTATATGGTGCTAATTTTGCCACAACAGGTTCTGGTGGCAATATAACTGGTGCTAATGTAATTGCATCAACGACATTAACTGCTACTGGTAATGTATACGGTGCTAAAGTATTATCATCTGGTGATGTAAGCGCACTTGGTAATATTCAAACAGCAAATTATTTTATTGGTGATGGTAGTTACATCAGTAATATTAATGGTGCTAACGTATCAACAACTAAACTTAAAAATGGCAATTCTTATGCTAACATAGCATCTACTAACGGAAATCTTGTAGTTGCCATTGGTGCAAGTTCAAATACTGTAGCAACATTTTATGATACCGGCGTTAATTTTACCGGCCCAATTAACGTACAGGGTAACATTGTTGCGGCAAACATATTTGCCAATGCACAAATAAGTGCTGCTGGTAATGTTATAACAAATCAAACTTTTGTAGGTAATGCTCTTACCGGCAATACACTTATTGTTACCAGTACATATGCAGGATTGCAATTTAGTGTAACAGGAAATATTAATGCTGGTAATACTTGGATTACGAACGTTCCAGATCCAGTTAATCCAACTGATGTGGCTAATAAAGAATACGTTGACAGTATTGCCAACGGGCTACAGGTTAAAGCATCTAGTAATACGGCTACTACTGGCAACATTTTAACATCTACTGGTTTTGCTTATACATATAATAACGGCACAGCTGGTGTCGGCGCAACTATTACATTTAATACTGTGGGTAATGTCACTATTGATACCGTATTATTGACAACAGGTATGCGTGTGTTGATTAAGGATGAACCACAAGTTGCTCCGACTAACGGAACAACTCCTTCGGCAGCATATAACGGTATCTACTCGGTTACTACAGCAGGTAGTCCTGGATCTGCTTTGGTGCTGACACGTACAACTGATGACGATACTCCTGCACTGATGTATAGTGCTTATACATTTATTACTGACGGTTCGGTTAATAAATTGACTGGTTGGTCAAGTACAAATACTCCAACAAGTCCGGGTGATCCAATTGTTGTGGGGACAACTTTCTATATTTGGACACAATTCTCACAAGCTGGTTCATATACAGCTGGTAACGCATTATCATTAACTGGTACGACATTCAATGTTTTATATGATGGCAGCACAATCGGTGTAAATGGCAGTAATCAACTTTATATTCCAGCTAATGCTCCTTTAGTAACTCCAAATATTGGCGATGCAACCGGCAATAGTTTGAGTGTTACAGGATCCGTAACAGGATTAAGTTTATTGGGGTCTGTTATTTCTGCCAGCGGTGCAATTACAGGAGATACCAGTGTAGTTGGCGGTATATTCTTAGCTGCCGAAGGCGGTACTGGCAACACTGGATATAGTTTCCAAAATGATGGCGGTTACGATACTGGTATGTTTAGTACTGCCAATGGCGTGGTTCAGCTCTACGCAAACAATGAAGAAGTAGCTAATTTCGGTACAGGCGGATGGCAATTTAACAAGGATGTTGATATGAATGCTTATTCTATCAACAATGTTGCCAATGTTAATGCTACCGGAGATGTAAGTACTAGTGGAAATGTAATTGCTGCTAACTTTACAACTACCGGACCACAGGGTAATATTACTGGTGCTAATGTTATTTCTGCTGTGACAATTACTGCAACTGGTAATGTCGGCGCTGGGCAATATCTGTTTGGTGATGGCGCATATATCAGTAACATTAACGCTGCCAACGTTTCATCAACTAAAATTAGTAATGGTGGAAGCTATGCCAATATCGCTAGTCCAGATGGTAATTTAGTAATTGCTGTTGGTGCAGGATCAAACGTAGCTGCTACATTCTATGATAACGGTGTAAACTTTGGTGGTGATATTAGCACAGTTGGTAATGTTAGTGTTGGATCTGGTAATATTATTGATTCTGCCAACGTTGGAATTCAGTTATATTCGCAGAATGAAGATGCACAAATAAATTATAATAATCAAAGTTATGTTTGGGTCAACAGTAGCGGCGCACATCTTGAGTCAGTGGGCGGGACAGCTACACTAGGAAATGATGGTAATCTATTACTTCCGGTCAATTTGGTTGGGCAAGCTGGTAACTATGTACAACCTAACTTTATTACGCCTAATTCAACTGATACAAATTGGGCATTTGGTATAGCAGGTGATGGTGCCACACAATTCTGGATGCAGACGCAGTTTTTTGGAGCAAGTAGCTCTACACATGGTTTCCGTGTTTACGATACTAATACAAGTACATATCCACTAACTGTAGACGGTACTGGAAATGTAACAGCAACTACACAATTGGTTACCCCATCTGTCACAAGTTCAAGTGGTTTATTGAATATTGGCACAACCGGTACTACATCTGTGGCTATTAATGGTGGTGTAGCTAATTTAGTTTATGTTGATGGCACGACTAGTGCTGTTTCTATTGGTAGTAATTTAATTGTTACGGGTGCTACGTTAGCGATTAATGCTACTGATTCAATTCTATTGCCAGTTGGTAATATAGCACAACGTCCAGTAAGCCCAACTGCTGGTATGTTCCGTTGGAACACAACACTGAGTTATCTTGAAGTTTGGAATGGCGTTGCATGGACTGAAGTTGGTGCTCCTGCGTTTACTGTTATACAAAATGAACAGTTTAATGGCGATGGATCTACTACTACATTTACTTTAGCCTCAAGTCAAACTACTGATAGTTGTATTGTTACTATTAATGGTATTGTACAAATTCCGACTACAGCATATTCAGTAAGCGGAGTATTTCCGACTTGTGTATTAACATTTACAGAAGCACCGGTTGTTGGTGACGTTATTGATGTACGTGAAATTACAACTACTACTTCGGTAATGAGTATCAGTAATAGCAGCGGAAATGCTGTTATAGATGTAACTGATGCAAACGCCAATGTTAATATTATCGGCAACTTAGTAGTTAACTCAGGAACAGGATACATTTACGGGGACGGTACGTATCTTACTAACGTAGGCGGTGGCAATATTGTAGCAACAAGAATTCAAAGTGGAAATAGTCAAGTTAATATTGCTGCTCCGGGCGGTAATATTTACATGGCGGTTGGCAATGCCAATGCTATTAGTATTAGTTCTGCGCAGACGACAATATATGGTAATTTAAATCCTAATAGTAATGCTACCCAAAGTTTAGGTAACAGCACTAATCAGTGGAGCAATTTGTGGATTAGTGGCAACACAATCTATATCGGTGGATCTAACATTACTGCCAATGCCACTACATTAAGTTTTGGTGGCGCACCAATTGTAACACAAAATGCCAATGGTAATATATCAGGTGGTAATGTTACAGCAACAACAGTAAGTGCAAGTGGTAATATTATTGGAAACTATTTAATAGGTAATGGCGCAACATTATCAAGCATAGCAGGCGGTAATGTAACTGGCACAGTGGCTAACGCAACTTACGCAACTTCGGCAGGATCAGCTACTACTGCTGCTACTGTAACTGGTAATGCTCAAGCTAATATCACTTCTGTTGGTATATTAAGTAGTTTAGCTGTAACAGCTAATATTACAGGTGGTAATATCCTAACAGCTGGATTAATTAGCTCAACTGGTACAATAACAGGATCAAGTCATTTAGGCGCTGTTGTTTCTGTTACGGGTAATGTAACTGGTGGTAATATAAGTGCTGCTGGCAATATTATCGGTGTGCTTGTAAGTGCCAATAATTTTATAACAGCTCTTTCTACTATTACCAGCAGCGCATCTAATGTTACATTAACAGCAGTTTCTCCCGCTGTGCAATATGTATCTGGGTCAGCAAGTCAAAACATCATACTACCAAATGCTACTACATTATCGGTTGGTACCATATACACAATTAATGCTAATAATTCACAACCAGTATACATTTATTACAATGATGGTACTACCTTATTTGCTACAATACCATCAGGTGGCCAAACTGAAGTTATATTGCTAACTAACGGAACTACAAATGGCACTTGGGATCGTCATTCGTTTATACCAAGTTATGCATCATGGGGTAATAGCACTCTGGCAATGGGAGGTGCTAATATTACCAGTACTGCTAGCGCAAGTTTTACTGGTAATGTAACCGGTGGTAATATTTTAACCGTTGGATTAATTTCAGCTACTGGAAATATTACCGGTGGTAACTTATCAGTCGGGACTGGTACAATTATCGTAGGAAATATTGTTAATTCAAATGCCAATTCGGTAGGTAATATTGGTAGTTCAAGTAACTACTTCAATACAGTATTTGCTAAAGCAACATCGGCACTATACGCTGACTTAGCTGAATTATACTTGGCTGATGCAGAATATGCTTCGGGAACAGTAGTATCGTTTGGTGGCGATTTTGAAGTAACAGGAAGTACTGTTACTAGCGATGCTAGAGTAGCTGGTATTGTATCGACTAATCCAAGTTATTTAATGAACAGCGGATTAACCGGAGATAATGTCGTAGCTGTGGCCTTACAAGGGCGTGTTCCATGTAGCGTAACCGGCGCCGTGCGTAAGGGAGATATGTTGGTGAGTAATGGTGACGGCACAGCTCGTGCTGAAGCAAATCCAGCAGTTGGTACAGTAATTGGCAAAGCTGTTGCTGATTTTACCGGTGAAATTGGTATTATAGAGGTGGTAGTTGGTATTAGATAATCTATAACCCAACTTAATACAAAAACATTGGGACCTATGGTCCCTTTGTTTTAACTAAATAATACTAATAACAGGAAAATAGATGGGCTTAACACGAATCCGTGCTGAACAGATATCAGACATTGATTATAAACAATCGGTTAGAGTTCTTACAACAACAAATGTAACACTTGGAGGAGGTGCTCCTAGTACAGTTGATGGAGTAAGCCTCGTTGCGGGTGATCGTATATTAGTTACAGGACAGCTTACATCAAGTCAAAATGGACTATATGATGTTACTACAGTTGGATCTGGTAGCAATGGAACTTGGGTACGAACATCCGATGCTAATCAAACCGGTGAAATTAATGCCGGCATGATTGTAATGGTTACAGAAGGCACTGAATGGGGTGATACTTCCTGGAAATTAGTAACTGATGATCCTATTGTAATAGGAATTACAGGATTAACTTTCTTACAAAATACAGGCAATTCATTTAGTATTATTAACGTAGTTGGCAGCGGAAATGTTGTTGCCAATGGTGTTAGTAGTATGGTATCTTTTGGCAGCGATAATAATATTTCAATTACTGGTAATGCTGCTGCTGATATTATTACTTTTAGTTTATCAAACAATCAAAGCGTTACTGGAAATATAACAGGTAATAACGTTTTTGCTAATAATATTATCAGCGCAACCGGCAATATTTTTGGCGGCGGTATACGATCAACTTCTGGACCAACTGCTCCGACTAATCCAAGTGTTGGTGATTTTTGGTACAATACTACTACAAATGCTCAATATCGTTTTACATTTGACGGAACTGATTATTTTTGGTTAGATGATTACGGTTCGTCAATTGGAATCAACGGGTCATTTAGCACTCTTGTAAATGGAACTAGTAATATTACAATTGCCAATACAAGTTCAAATGCTGCGGTTAGCATTAACGGCACAAGCAATGTTGCAGTTTTTGCTAATACGGGATTTTATCCTACCGCACTTTATACCCCGTCATTAAACATAACAACAAGTAATACTCCTGCAAGTAGTTCAGCTGCCGGAGTTGCAGGACAAATAGAATGGGATGCCGATTACATATACGTTTGTATAGCTACAAACACATGGAAGCGTTGTCCTATGGGCACATGGTAATCATTGTACGATACTATAAATAAGAGTAGCAAGTTAACTAAAGGATAACAAATGGCATTTCCAACCTCACCAACCGACGGACAAACCGCAGTAGTCAATAATATAACATACGTTTATTCCTCTGCTTCAAACGCATGGACAAGAACTGCCACAGGATTCGTAAATCTTTCGGCTTCAGCTAACGTTTCAGCAGGTGGAAACGTCATAGGCGGCAATATTCTCACAAGTGGGATTGTTAGCGCATTGGGAAACATTACTGGTAACTATTTCTTTGGTAATGGTAGTCAATTAACAGGTATTACCGCTAATAGTATTGTGGGTTCGTATAGCAATAGTAACGTACTTGCTTACTTGAGCACAGGTTTTAATGGTAACATTATTCCATCAGCCAATGCTACATACAGTTTAGGTAATCTAACCAACCAATGGCAACATTTATATGTAAGCAACACATCAATTTATATCGGCGGCGTTCAGTTAACTGGAAATGCTAGCACGTTGACATATGCTGGAAATGCGTTAGTATCTCAAAATTCAAATGGCAATATTTCCCTTGGTAATGTATTGTCAAGCGGTATTGTATCTGCTACCGGTAATGTATATTCCGGTAATATCCTTAATGCTGGATTTATTAGCTCAACTGGTAATAGTACTGCTGCCAACATATTAACTGGCGGATTAATTTCAGCTACAGGAACTGTAACGGGATCAAGTATCTTGGGTACTGTAGTTTCTGCTAGCGGTAATGTAATTGGCGGAAATATTACAACAGCTGGACTAGTTTCAGCAACTGGTAACGTAACTGGTAACTATATTTTAGGTAACGGTAGTCAATTAACTGGCGTTATTACATCAGTATCAAACGTAACGAATGGTAACAGTAATGTCAATATTGCCGCTGCTGCCGCTAACGTAACTGTTTCAGTAAGTGGTGTGGGTAACGTGGTAGTATTTTCACCTGCTGGTGAATATATTACTGGTTTATTAAGTGCTAGCGGTAACGTAACTGGTGGTAACTTGCTAACAGCTGGATTGATTTCAGCAACTTCAACAATTACATCAGCAGCAAATATTGCTGGTGGTAATTTACTAACAGCCGGATTGATTTCATCAACTGGTACTATTACATCAGCAGCAAACGTAACAGGTGGAAATATCACCACTGCTGGACTAGTGACTGCTACTGGTAATATTACAGGCGGTAACGTATTAACTGCTGGTTTAGTAAGTGCTGGTGGTAATTTACTAACAAACGCTAATTTAAGTGTTTCTGGTAATGCTACTATTGTTGGTAGCCTGAATGTACAAGGTAACGTAACCTTTATCGGTAGTAATGTAATTACTACTAACGACCTATACATTGAATTAGCTAATAACCAAACAACTTATGCCAACATTAATAATGCTGGATTGGCTGTAGGTCCAGTTGGCAACGTATTAACTTATTGGCAATATCAAAACTCATCAAATGCATGGAGCACAAACGTAGGCGTTAGTGTTACTGCTAACGTAACTAGTGGAAACTTAGTTACTGCTGGCCTAATAACTGCTACGGGTAACGTTACCGGTGGTAACATATTAACTGCTGGGTTAATTTCGGCAACAAGTACAATTACTTCAGCAGCAAATATTACCGGTGGTAATATATTGACAGCTGGGCTAGTTAGCTCAACTGGAAATGCAATACACGGAAACATCCTAACAGCTGGCATAGTATCAGCGACTGGCAATATTACTACCTCAGGGTTTTTCGTTGGTACATTTGCGGGCAGTATCAGTGGCAACGTAACTGCTGCCGGTGCCAACACACAAGTACAGTTTAATAACAGTGGTAACTTAGCAGCTACCGCGGGTTTAACATTCAACACAGTTGGTAACATATTAAGTGTAACTGGTAACATAGCTGGTGCTAACTTATTAACTGTCGGATTGATATCAGCTACTTCAACAATTACTTCAGCAGCAAACGTAGTTGGCGGTAATATTACAACTGCTGGTCTTGTAACTGCTACTGGTAACGTAACAGGTGGTAATATCCTAACAGCTGGATTAATAACTGCCACTGGTAATATTGCCACGGCTAATTATTTCTTAGGTAACGGTGCATTACTAAGCGGCATTAACGTAGCAGCTTCATCAAGTAAAATTAGTAATGGCGGATCTTACGCTAATATTCCAGCAGGCAATTCAAACGTAGTTATTGGTGTTGGTGTATCGTCTAATATAGTTGCTACATTTTATGATTCTGGTGTAAATTTCACTGGTCCAGTTAGCGTTTCTGGTAACGTAATTGGTTCTAACTTATTAACAGCTGGTTTAATTTCAGCTACCAGTAACGTAACTGGTGGTAACTTATTAACGACCGGATTAATTTCAGCAACAAGTACAATTACTAGTGCTGCGAACGTAATTGGCGGAAATATTACAACAGCTGGGTTAGTTAGCGCAACTGGTACGGTAACTGGATCAAGTATACTTGGATCGGTTGTATCAGCAAGTGGCAATGTTATCGGTGGTAACTTATTAACGGCCGGTTTAATTTCAGCTACAAGTACTAT